TGATGACCCCCTCGATCGCCGCAGGAACGACGACGTCGCAGGCGACGGCGAACAGGTATCGTGTCATTCCGTTCTGGGGTGGAGGTTGCTGATGAGATCCGTGAGGCTCTTCTGGGCATTGCCAGAGTCTGTGAGATTGAGCCAGGACTCTGGAAGGCGTACTGCGGCTCTACAGGGTACGTGAAGGACATTGCCGACGAGATTCTGTCCAAGCACGGTCTTGCAATGAGCAAGAAGGTTCAGGCTCGTAGACGTGAGATGGTGGACTTCACTGACGAGTTCAAGGAAGGTCTGGTCCTCTTCTACAAACGTTTTGGAAAGAGTCTCATCAAACGCAGCATGGACACCATCAAGATCTTCCTTCCAGATGACGAGGACAGGAACTCACAGGTTCTTCTATGGGTGATTCAGGCCATTGAGAAGTTTGACGAGTCCAAGGCCGTTCCGTTCTCAGGATACCTTGACGACGTTCTTCGCCGCTGGCCTTACGACCTGCCACAGGCTCATCTTGGTAAGGAACTCAGCACGTTCCAACGAGGCCGCTCCAAGGCCATCAAGAGACTGAAGAAGCGCTTCAAAGACCGGACCACATTCGCTGGAGACGAGATCGCAACCGAGATGGGTATTAGCCCCATGAGTTTCGCGGATCTGGAGGACAAGCACCGTATCTGGATGAAGACTCAGGCAGCAACAACACTGACCTGGGACGAGAAGTCTGATGAGAAACTGGTAGACACCAGCGTCACATCAGGTGTTATGGGTGGTCTTGGAGTTGTGTCTAATGATATAGACATGGCACATAAACTTTCCTTGGCGGTTATTGATGCTGCTGTCAGTACAAACAACTTTGATGATGCATATACTCTGATAGATCAGATGGATGCCTCAGAGATCAACACGAAGAAGATAGATGCACTGTCTGCTGATTTTGTGAGGGCTCTTGGAGAGAGACTATAGAAGTAACTAACAGGGAATTCAGGTAATAGCAAGAATACACCAGCACAGAAAAGAATGACATAAATAGAAGGCTTTTCTGGTGGTTATTGAGGTGGTTGAAAGATGGCAGGACGAAGACTATCTGAGTCAGAGGCTTCATTCATACAGAACAGTCTTCACAAGAAGAATGTTGACAAGACAGAGAAAACTGACAGAATTCTTGATGTACAAGAAACCAGAAAGAAGTCTGACAAACCAGTACGGTTCTGGAGAAACCCAACATTCTGGTCATCTATAGTCATGTTCTTCCCTGTTGTCACAACTCTTGTCATGGCGTGGATGGACTACAGAGCAAAAGCGTTCCTGGGTGACTCCATTGTCTGGCTCAACAAGCAAGGTCTGACAGCCGAGTTTGTGCAGATGGTCAAGAGCGCTGGAATGAGTTGGCTTCCTAAGTTCATAGAACTCTATCCGTACAGATGGTATGCTGTAGGTGCTGTATGGATCATAGCGATGCTGGTTATTGGCGTCATTATGTACATTGACTACAGGAAGTACCAGTCATCCAAGAGCACTGAGACAGATGTTGAAGATGACAAGGACGAAAGCGATGTGGAGAGCCAGTGAGTAGAAGCAAGTCGCCATCAAGCAAGACAAGGACAAAGCCTGAAAAGAGTTCTTCTGGAGGTGTCTCCGCTAAGAAGACTTCTACAAGAAAGGCTGTTATCCACCCTAACAAATTTGTTGCATATACAAGAACAAAACAGGGTATTGTAACAGTGCTGATGTCTCTTGTGATAGTCTGTCTGGCGGCTGCTCTTGCTGTTGTCAGCATCTCCAAGAACGAGTCAGGCGGTTCGGGTTCAGGCCAGCAGGTTCAGAAGGTATCCAGATCGGTGTCTGGAGCATCGTCTGACAAGGACAAGGCGTCTGCTATGGCTGCGGCTGCTACTCTTCTTACTGCTGCGAACAAGCACTCAGCGAACCTGTCAGCAGATGATCGAGTCAAGGCTTTCGAGGACTCATCAGCAGACAGAAACACTCTTGCTGACATGTCCACCATTGACTCACTGACCAGGTTCACCAACGACTTTGACAACGATCTGAGAAAGACCACCTATCAGTCTCTTGTCAAGGTCTCCTCCTTACTTGATGGCAACAATGACGGAAAGATTGAGGCCAGGTCCAGCGACCTTTACAAGTACGTCTATCTCGACTCTGAGACTGGAACAGCCTATGTGCCGTTACAGGTCTTCTCCAACAATGCTCCAGCATTCTCTCTGGAGATGGTCTATGTTGACGGACAGTGGAAGTTTGCTCCGTACACTCTTCTGGATGCTATCAGGCTGTCATCATCAATGAGTGGTGTTCACCCGCAGCAGACTGGAAGCGATGCAAGTCAGAAGTAGTTGATTGTACTTCTGAATATACTCTGAATCGGCAGTCATGGTTGTTGTATCTCGCAACCATGACTGCTTTCTGTCTACCCTAAAGCACTATCAAGGTCAATCTATTTGGCGCACTATTCTGTGTGGTTAAGATTAGCAAGAGTATGTTGTTGCACATAGGGAGAGTTCAGTGAGTATCAGTCTTAGGTCAGTCAGCCTTTCAAACATTCGTCATCACGAGAACTTCCTGTTTGAGCCTGCTTCTGAAGGCGTGACGGCTATTCGTGGTGCTACTGGTGCCGGGAAGTCAAGTATCGTTGACTCTGTTGCCTGGGTGCTTTTCGGTGTCAAGCCGCGTGGTGTGTCTAAGAACTCAGCAATCATGAGGGATCAGGCCAAGTGGGGTGAGGACAAGTTCTTCGCCTCGGTGGTTCTGAACGTGGATGATACGGTCATGAAGGTTGAACGTCGTATCATCTCAAAGTCTGGATCGGCTGAGTGTGACGTGTGGGAAGCACCTGAGACTGAGGATGGTTCTGATCCTGTTTTTAGTGATGACACTCACAAGGCAGGGTCGTCTGTCACAAGTGCTGAGATCTACATCAGGCAGCGCCTCAAGATGGACAGTAAGGGGTTTCTGGCTGCTGTTCTTGTTCAGCAGAAGCAGGTTGACTCACTGGTGACAGCAAGTCCGTCAGAGCGCGCCCAGGTTATTGAGAAACTGACTGGTATCTCATCCGCCACAGCAGCACTTAAGAAGGCCAGAGAGGAGAGCACAAGTATCAAGAAGTCTCTTGCATCAACATCTGTTGACGAGGATGAGGCGACAAGACTGCACAAGGAGATTGAAGAACTGTCATCCAAGATTGACAGCAATGAAGAGAAACTGATTGCCCTGAGAGTCAGCGAGCAGGAGGCGCAGAGCAACAAGGACTCAGTTTCCTGTGAGTACAATAGTGCAAATGAGTCGTATGAGCAGCAGGAGTCTATCAGGCAGAAGACGTCTAACGCCAAGGCTCAACTGGAGTCGCTGAGATCAGATCTTGATGAGACTGTTACGAGAAAGAACGACCTGAAGAAGGAGATGAAGAGTCTTTCTGGTGGAGTTGTGTCATCGCTTGATGAGGCTCAGGAGGAGTTGTCTTCTGCTCGTTCTGCTCGTTCTGTTCTTCAAAGAGACTTGAAAGAAATTGACTCTCGTCTCTCAGATTCAAGAGAGAACCTGAGTGAGTTTGAGAGAATCCTAAGCATCTCCAGTGTCAAAGACCTGGATGCTGCCATAAAGGGAAGACAGAAGACTCTTGACAAGATTGATGAGGCGAAGTCAGTCATCTCTGAGAGTACTGCAAGTATCAGGATGCATGAGTCAGAGGAGAGAAAACTCTCTAAGGCAGTGGACGCTCTTACAGGAGGCGAGGGCACTTGTCCGACATGTCTGCAGAAGGTTGACAGCATCAGTGTGGTTCTTGACAAGTTGAACAAGGAGATCGAGGAGTGCCAGAACTCTGTTGGTGAGTTAAAGAAGAAGGTCACTGGTGCTAAAAGGTCGGTTCCAAGGCTACAGGAGACTGTGGGTAAGTATGACTCTCTAATTGAGGCTATCGAGAACAGAGAGAAGACTGCTGAGAGCATCAAGTCTGACGAGGATGAGAGAGTTAAGGTGCTTGCACAGATCAAGGTTGCTGAGACAGAGGTGAAGTCAGCGACCAAGATTCTCGTGAAGGCTAAGGAGCAGGATGAGACCAGGAGGAAGTATGAGTCTCTTCTGGATAGGGCTAGTGAGATTTCTGACAGGATTGAGCAGCAGAACGCTGAGATTGACAGACTGAGCAATCAGAGCAAGAACACAGATGTTGTATCACTGAAGAAGGTCCAGTCGCTCAGAAGCAAGGTTGACAAGGCTGTGGAGGCTGCTCACAAGGCTGGTCTTGCAGTGGTAGAGGTTGAGTCAGAGCAGGACGTTCTCAGAGCCAGGCTGGAGTCGTCTCAGAAGACTGTTGAGCGCTTGGACAAGGAGATAGAGAAGTACAGGAACATGCTCAGGCAGGCCGAGGAGTCCGTGTCAACAACTGGACTCATTGAGAGGTTCAGGGAGGCCAGGATTGAGGACTCTGTTCCAGTTATTGAGGAGTACGCTTCTGATCTCATCAGCAGGTTCACGTCAGGAAAGTTCGTCCGGCTTGAGATTGACAAGAAGTTCAATGCATCAGTTGTTCTTGCTGATGGACGTAAGCGACCTGTTGGAATGCTTTCAGGCGGTGAGATGTCTGCTGCTGCTATCGCCTTGCGCATCGCCATCTCAATGCTTCTGAATGGAGGAACATCAAGGAACCTGATTATTCTTGATGAGGTTCTTGTCTCACAGGATTACTCTCGTGCTGAGGCGATTATTGAGACCATCAAGGAAGTGTGCAAGGGTCAGGTTGTTGTGATTGCTCACAATGACAGCATTGACGCCCACAGTGATAAGGTTGTCGAGATTACTGCCTAATTATCAAAAAGACGTGTATCCTTAACTCTGTTGAATAATTGTCTTTTTTTATGTGCTGCTTTGGTGTGCTTGATTTACGAGAAATTATTAAAACACCTGGATTCATTCATATTTATCTTAGGTGTTACCAATGCTTTACTACATGAGGCGATTTCGATATTCGCAAGGAGTAATCAGCAGACTTTTAAGGAGAGGCAACAGAAGATGGTTGCAGGACTTCCTCAACAGTGGAATAGTGTTCTTGAGGCTCTTTCAGATCCAGCAGTCTCAGAGGTAACCGCTAACGGTCCTGACTCCTTCTTTATGGCTCGTGGAGGTAAGAGGATCCCCATGAACATCGTCTTCAAGAACGAGGACGAGTACATGGAATCCATTGGCACACACTTGGCTCCTCTTGTCAGGTGCACAGACCCATGGGATCCTCATGGGAACCTTTTTGAAGGCTATCTGTCTGCAAGATTCAGGGGTACCAAAGTTGCTGGACGATGCACTATCGTGCTCCCACCGGCATGTATGACAGCGCAGATTACTATTACCAACAGAGTTGCCTCATTGACAACTTTAGAGCAGATTGCCTCCACTGGATCTATGAGTACAGAGATGTTTCATTTTATGGAGGCGGCTGTAAAAAGTGGCCTTACTATGGCCTTTTCTGGCTCGACCGGAGCAGGCAAGTCAACGGTAATGGAAGCCTGCACAAAACTGTTTTCTGATGATGTGAGAATCGGTGTCGCTGAGGATACTCCTGAGTTGCACCTCATTCAGCCGAATGTCTCATACCTGAACTCTGTTCTGTGGAAGCCAGGTAAGGAGGAGAAGGACATCGCTTCTCTGTCGTGGGTTGTTCAACAGTTCCAGAGAATGAGAATTGACAAGGTGATTGTTGGTGAGGTCCGAGGAAAAGAGTTCGCAGACTTCCTTGTTGCCGCTAACTCTGGTCTTGGTGGCTCAATGATCACTATGCACGCTGAGGATCCACAGAACTGTTTGACAAAGATGACCGAGTTTGCTATGAGTGGTGCTCCAGGTCGTCCAGTTAGAGCCATCAACTCCAGCATCGGTAACACGATTGATCTGATTGTTCAACTCGTCAAGACCTCTGATGGTCGTCGTCGTGTGTCCCATATTCAGGAAGTGACTGCAACAATCGGCAACACCGAGGATGCCAAGATCAGTTCGTCTCCACTCTATCTGTGGGATGAGAAGACTGACAAGTTCTATCGTCCTGGAAGCATGTCTGACGCGATGAGAAAGAAGATGATGGATCAGGGCATTGACGTGACTGAGTTCATCACCTCTCCTCTTGAGACCAGGTTTGGTGCACACGGATCAGTAACAGGGGCAAGTATTAGCAGCGAGATTAATCCCCTGCACCCAACTCAGAGGCCACTATCTAGCGGATCTCAGGCAGTTTCTTCTGGAACGGGTGTGTCAAGGTCTGCTGTACGTAGATCCATTCCTAGAAGTTTGTGACAGGTAGGATACTGTATGACCGTACCTCAGAAGATGGACTATCCTCGTCTGACCACTGACGCCTTACGTTACTATGTTCCTTACTTCCACGAGGGGAGCCGGGCTGAGAGGATTCTTGTTGAGCACGGAGGCGAGTTATTTCCACATGAACGTAGCGCTCTTGAGGTCAGAGCCAGATGGAAGAAACTTGCCAGTGAGAGCATCGCTGAGTTGTGCAAGCCTCTGACTATCAGTGAGATTCAGAAGATGATCACAACCTCACACATGCGCAACTCTCGTCATGACCTGAAAGACATTCTCTATGCTGCCGCAATGAACGGTCTGGTGAAAGGTCTTGCTCACTTTGATCCTGAGAAGATCAACAAGTCAGCGACGAACTATCTGTTCCAGTGGATCATTACCTACACCAAGAAGGAACTTGCTGCGTTAGAGGCGCCGTTCGGGGTTCCACCATCAAGGTTTCAGAAGATTAAGAAGGTGGCTGCCGTCAGGAAGAAGTTGTCTGACGAATTGGGTAGATACGCCACCAATGAGGAGGTTCTGGAGTTCTTTCACTCTGGACGTGCTGACAGGAAAGGTCTGGTCAGTCGTAAGGACGCCCCTGAGTCTGGTTTTGCCTCGAACGCCAACATGACAATGCAGATGGTTGAGGAGCAGGAGATTATCGAGAAGTCCTTCCTGTACACGGAACTTATGGATCCTCTTGAAGACTATCTGACAGATCTCAGAACTGCTCTCAAGTCTGACAAGCCGTTTGGTGAGACGGTGTTTGGGATCTTCGTGGAGTCATACAACCTAAATGACAGAGCAAGAGCAGTATTGAAGAATGAGATGGGCGCTCTGCTCAGTATGACACAGACAGAGAAGGAGATTGCTGACTCTCTGCCTAAGAAGGAGTACCAGAAGACCTTCAACAGGCTTAAGGAGATGATGAACGATCCTCTTGGTCCGTTCGTGGAGTTTGTGAAGGAGAATCGTGGTGTTATCAGTAATGCTGATCAGATTCTTTCTTCTGCTGACGGAAGTGTGCTTAACTATCAGCCTAACTACAATCGTTATGTCAAGGCTCTGTTTGAAGGCAGGAAGGTTGTCAGGGTTGTCTGATCTGCTCTGAAACCGCCCGCAAGAACAGAGTAGAAGAATGCAAGTGTTTGAAGGAATGAGTACTTATGATTGACTACACGACTCGGGGTTACATTGCTTATGGAGTTGTTGTTATTGTTGGAGTTGTTGTTCTGGGTATGATTGCTTACCTGGTGGCAAGCGTTATTGAGCAGCGTAAGATGGAGAACATCTCTCTGCCGACTCTTGAGGATCCGGAGGAGAAGGCGGCTCGTGAGGCTGAGGAGGCGAAGCAGCGTGCACGTGAGGGTCTTGCTCCTGCTTTTGTGATTGATAACAGCACTGATGATGACAACCCGATTCTTGCAGAGGCCCGACACACTAGGGCTTCAATGAAGATTGAATGATTGAAAATGACTGAAGCGATGATTAAAAACGCTTGATGCTGCGGACAAACTGATATTTCACCTTGAATTTTCTGTGAATCTCATTAAAATGGAGTTGCTTATGACTGCCCCAATGAATCGCCCTGAGGTTATTGACACTATTGCCAGCGCCACAGGAGAGAAGAAGGCTGCTGTGGAACGTGTGCTGAGCGCCTTAGAGAGCACGGTTACTGACTCTCTTAATGAAGGACGAGAGGTGAAGATTAGCGGCTTCATGGCCTTCTCAACAGTGACTCTTTCTGCTCGGACAACCAAGAATCCTCGCACAGGCGATGACATCAGTGTTCCAGAGAGGCAGGCTGTACGCATTCGCCCATTGTCACGGTTCAAGAACTCGCTGATTCAGAACACTGAAGAGTAGCAGAGCATTTATTCACCAATACATCTAAAACAACTAGAGTGGATTCTCAAATGACGTGGAATCACTCTAGTTGTTTTTGTTGTTAGAATCACATGTGCGCCATCCTTAAACTTTGGATCGCTCTATAGTTATGTGTATCTAGTCTTCATGAAGAGGTTAACGTGTCTCCAGCATCACCAGTATATGAGAACCTTGTCACAATTCATATTGACCTTGGAAAGGACTTCAAGCACCTGGTGGATCAGGAGATGGAGAACGAGTTGGCTGTCGCTCAGCAGAAGTGGGGCGTGAGCCTGAACGGAGAGGACTCAGACAGGGTTCTCTATCATGCCAAGAAGCAACTGCTCAGAGGTGTGTCAGACAACGCTAGAAGTGAGTGGGACGGCGGACGAATCGTCAATGTGGTTGCTGGTGCTCCCAGAGACGGAGACATTTTTCTTCCTGATGAGAACCTCAAGTCAAAGACGGACAGGTTGCTGAGGAAGCGTGTTGAGTGGGTTGTTGACGAGGATGGTGTTGACGGATCCATCCCGATTTACGAGTTCTATGAGGCATACAAGCAGATCATTGTAAAGATGGCAAGAACCGCTGTCTTCTATGGTGTAGGATCCTACTCTTCTGTCATGTCGTCAGAGTATGGTGCTGAGTGATGTTGTTTCACTTGTAGGTAATCTCCTACCTGATGATCTCGATATTTCTTCCAGTTTGAACATACCTTCTCTCACACGTGTCAGTGTGGACAAACAAGATAAGGAAACTGGGAGATGACAGATCAGAGTACCACACCAAGACTGACTTACTCCTCTCTACCACGAGAGATTAAACACATAGCGAATGAGTCTCTTGGTGTTGGTGTTCTTAGATCCCTGTTCTCATACGCCAAGACCTATCACCTCATCATCAAGATTAGTGATGGAGTGTTTGTCGGTTTTGCTCTTTATCACTACCACCATCAGAAGATGAAGGACGGATCAGACTACATCACTGGTGTGATCGACTGTGTATGTGTGTCAACAGCGTATCGTAAAGAAGGTTTTGGAACTCTGCTGACCTTTGGTGTTCTCAGAAAGATGTCTGCTTATGGTGCTGACAGGATTGAGATCATGCTGAAGACTCCCGGAACTCCTAATCGTGATACTGAACCAGGTGTTCCTCTGATAGGAAACGAGGATCTGCTGCTTGCTCTTGGGTTCAGGAAGGTGAAGACTTTCAAGGACAACTACCTGAAAATCTCTAAGAGATACGGTTACGACTGTCTTATATGTGGAAGCAGGCCGGATACATGCAAAGCAGTTCTTTATGCCATTGATAGTGACTAGATAGTTCAACCACATTCTTGTTCAGTACTGGTGTTCTTTAAAACTCTGAGAGCACCAGTACTTTTTGTTCTGATCCGTCAGTTCATCACCTCGATATTTTCCACTAATTCGATGTCAACAGGGAAATGGCTGTAATGTTAGGATTTCAAAGCATTCTTAGTGGCCGTTCAGGCACCAGCAACGGGTCTGTGTACATGAGTGCAACAGATGACTCTGTTTCATACACCAGTAACAGACGCCGTTCTTTTACTGCTGTAGTAATGTCTCTGATGGCAGTACTCATGATTCTGGGTATTGGTCTACAGGCTGTTGACACAACACACTCAGGAACAGGCAGTAGTACTGGCTCTCTGGTTCGTGCTGACAGTGAGGATGACTACAAGAAGGAAGTCTCTGGCTTAGCGAACTCGTATGTACAGAAAGATGATGACGGCAAGACATCCCTTTTCAAGACGATTGATAAAGCAGATGGAGAGAACGATCCTAACAACTTTGGCTATGTCGTCAGGCGTCTGTTCAGTACAGGATACATTAACCAGGCTGCTGACGCTACCAATGACGGAAAAGAGTTCAACTGTGGTACTGGCTCCATAGGTGCAGGAACACCTTACTACCACAACTGTGATGTTCCTAACTTCTATACTGAGGCCATGCAGGGATTCCTGGACCCGTTCATCAGCACTGGTCCGCAGAATGCAGAGGTAGCCAACGCAAAGGGCGGTCTTCTGTGGGTGTTTGATGGTGTTCCAGACGCTGAGACTCTTCCTGAGGGTGGTGCACCAGTCAAGGAGCCTGAAAGGGCCTCGAAGTACACTGGTCTGGAACTGTTCGGTTACAACCTCAGGTACACTAACTATCTTGGTGAGTGGGACAACATCAAGGTCATGAGTTCAGCCCGTTCTCTGTCCAACTTCGGGTTTATGGACAGTCTGAAACTGGGGGCGACAGCCGTTGTCAAGGGTGTTGTCAATGGTATTCAGACAGCAACGAGCAACGCGATCAACAGACTGAGCACAGGAAACATCCTGGGCGCTATCGGTAACTTCTGGACAGACTTTGCTGGAGGTGCCTCAGCAGCAGCCGTCAAGGTCATCATGGACACGTCTGACCAGAACGTCTTCAACAACTGGGCGTGGTACCGTGTTGGATATGGCGCTACACTCTACAATGCCCGAGAACTGACTGCTGAGGAAGTCGCAGCCAAGGCCAAGCAATCGCTGTACAACCTGATTCTTGGTTCTGAGCCTGACAAGGCGAATGCCCCCGATGAACTCAAGAACCTCAAGAAACCAGATCCACCAACGGACGAGAAGTCAAAGTGTCTGGTTCGTTCAAACGGCGAGAACAAGGAGCAGAAGAACGCCAACGAGACAGGTATCACAGAGGGTGAGTGCAAGTTGCAGGCCAACACCCTGTCTTCTGACGGTAAGGGCTCGCAGGTCAAGAGTGAGAAGGAACTGAAGAAGGACGGTGACTTCTACTGGCAGAAGAGCGGTAACTCCAAGAAGCAGACCTTAAAGGAATGGGTTGCTGCCAACAAGGCCACCTTTGACACCGCCAAGAAGTATGGCATGGAGTTCACCACAGAGGGTGACGAGTCTCAGCGTGACAACATTGTCAACACCATTTTGTCTGAGTGGGACACAAAGTACAACACGGCTCTGTCCAACGCTACCGGTAAGGAGCAGGAGAAGAACAACTCCGAGTGGATCAAGAATCTGTTCACAACTGGTGCTCTAGCGAAATTATTTGGTGCTGACCCTAGTCAGAACTACAACGCTCCATGGAATCGTTTCGTGTGCACCAACTCAGACGGAACAGACATGAGAGACGAGAACAGTTCTCTTATCTACGCCTTCGACCACAAGGGTAACCACAACCCAAAGTGCGGTTACCTCAGACCACCAATTCAGGACGGTCTTTTTGGTAACGGATACCCGAAGGATGACACGACTGTTCATCCAGACACCAGAAGAACAAGACTGAACACAGACGTGTTGTCAAACATCTTCCCACCAAACGTTCTATTTGACAACATCTCATCATTCTGGCTCGGTGTTGCGACATCATCCACCATGGTCAGCAACGAGGTCATGTCATGGTCCTTCTCACCACTGCTGTCTCAACTGGGACTGACAGACATTGTTGTCAACACCATCAAATACATGCGTGACTCCATCTTCTTCCCCTTGATTGTGCTGATGGTGATGTTGACCGCTATCTCAGCAATCTGGTCAGCAGCAGTCAAGAAGGACTTCAGGCAGCAGTTCATCAACCTTGCTATGACAGTTGTTGTTATCTGCTCAGGTACTTTGCTGATGACTGTACCAGCGCGTGTTGTCAAGGCAGTGGACACTATTCCAGCGCAGGTTGAGCAGACGATTGTTGGAACAATCTTCTCTGCTGGTAACAACGCCACGGATGAGTTGTGTACTGCTACAGGAACGAACACAACAGATCCTGGAACAGATCTGAATGACAATCCTTTGACGTTCAACGCTGCTGAGGGTACTCGCTCACTGATGTGTGAGAACTGGAGATCGTTTGCCTTCAATCCTTGGTTGTTTGGTCAGTTCGGTACTAACTACAACAACCTGTACGCCAAGGAAAGTGGTAAGGAGCACGCCTGGGACAACAGCAACGACGAGATTGTCGGTGATGCTGGGGTGAACATGGGTGGAAGCATCACTGAGCAGAACTGGGGTCTTTACCAGGTTAAGACAATGACCTCAGGTACAGCGTACTTCAACGACAACAGCAAGCCAACAGGATCGGTGTCCAGAGACTTCTATCGTGTTGTTGACGCTCAGGCGGGACCGGGTAACGGAAGCAACTCGTACACCCGTTTCTTTGACAACTGGTCTGGTGTCAACTACGCCTCCAGAGCAGGAACAGCATTCCTTGGTGGACTGATGGGTATTCTTGGTGCATGGACAGTCATAGCGTTCAGCGCCGCCAAGGTACAACTCACGTTCATCAGCACTATGATGCTTCTCATCATGCCGTTCATGTTCCTTGTCGGAATCCTGAGTTTTGGTAGAAGAATGCTGAAGGGATACATCGGCACAATCACTGGTCTTATGGTTCAGAGAGTGGCGCTGGTTACTATGCTGGCTGTGATGTTCAGGGTTCTCGCTAGTGTTGGAACAGCAAGTAGTTCCTACATCTCCTGCGCCATGTTCAGTGCTGCCGTCTGTGTGCTGTTCCTGATGTTCAGGAAGCAGGTCGAGGAGATGATCTTCACCAGCACAGCAGGAGCCTTCAACGCACCAACTGTTGCAGACAGGTTCAGGAAGGATCCAGGCGGGTTCGTCAGAAGCGGTGTTCCTGGAATGAGCAATGGTTCATTCATCAAGAACCATGTTGACATGGTTCGTCGTGGTGCTGTCAGTGCAGCAGCCGGAGGTATCGCTGGTGGCCTTACTGGAACCAACCCGTTCAGGTCTGCTCATGAAGCAAGCAGAATTGAACGACAGAAACTCAGCAACCAGCAGAGAAGGCGTGGATTCAAGGGTCTTGACACGTTCAACAGAGGTATGGGTGCTGGCCAGGTCGTTGGCTCCAAGCAACTTGACAACGATGAGTATGCATCTGCACTGAGAGACGACATCCTTACTCAGAGCAAGTTGTACAAGGACTATGAGAAGGCTGAGGAGTACTACAACTCACTACCTGAGCGTGAGGACTTCAACGAGCAAGGTGTTAAGGAGGTGTTCAGGTACAATCCTGCGACAGGTCAGAAGGTTGAACGTCCTGTTGAACCAACGTTCCAGGAGGTTGAGCGTGAGATGCACATTAACCTTCCAGGTAAGAAGATCAAGAGGCTTTCAAAGCAGATGCGTACAGAAGACACCAACATGATTGGAACACACTTCGCTGATGAGCCAAAGATCAGGAACAAGGCCAGAAATGTTCAGGAACTTGTGGACCGTGAGACAAAGGAAGAGAAGGACAAGAACAAGAAGTCACCTCTTGAGCGTTCTAAGGACAAAGAAATCAAGAAGATGGTCAAGAAGATCGATAAGACCTACAAGTCCAGCAAGGAGGACTGGGTTGTCGATCAGAAGCAGGCTCTGGGAAAACTGAGAGCGGCTGCCATTTTCAATGAATCTGACTTTGAGGTCGAGGATCCGTTTAGGTCAACGATTGAACTCGAACCGGACATTAATGGTGATGAAGTTTGGGATCTTAATACAGATGATCGATACAGAGATGAAGAAGAAGATCCAGAAGATTTGAGATAATACCATAGCAATCAACAAGAAAGAGAATGGTGGATTAATGTCTCACTATTCTCTTTCTTGTTTTCTGTGTGGAATAGTTTATGCTGTCATTTACCAGTAGAGATATTCCATGAGTTAAGACAGAAGTAAGAAGAGATACCGGAGGAAAGTCTTAATGGTCCTCAGAAAAGAATCTCCTGGAGCAGTGTATGCTGACACCTCTGGTAAGTCTTCTGTGCTGGTGTCAACATCACGTCAGAACAGAGGAGTTCTCTCTGGTCTGATGACTTTTATGGCCGTTTTCTTTGTCGTTGTGGCATCTGTTGCTGGAGGTCTGTCAGCAGAGTACAGGAGACAGCAGGTTGAGGCTATCGACTGGACGCAGTGGCTCATGTGTGAGGTTCTTCCCGAGTCAGCGAAAGAGGTCTACCAGTACGCCAACTCAAAGGATCTGCAGTTCAACCTTCGTTCAAAAAGTGCCGTCACTTCCGGTATTGATGATGTGGATCAGGGTCTGAACTGGCTGCTTGAAGGAACAGGATCAGATTTCAAGACGGTCAATGAGGCTATTCTTGGCTACAGTCTCTATCCTCAGGCAGCGGCCACACCTGAAGAGCAGAAGAAAAAGGAGGAGAAGGACAAGCAGAACCAGCAACAAGGACAGCAGCAGGACAGTGGAACCAAGGGTGTTCCAAATGGCGGTAACTATGTCAACCCTTACGACCGTTTTGGTGTTGCTGGACTGAACTTCTCTGGTTATCAAGGCGAATGGAAATACTTCGTCATTGACGCCTGTAAAAAGGATGGTGAGCCAAGCGACCCTAAGGCCGGTCTGTTCTATCAGACACGACTTGAGCCAAGGAGTGGATGGGAGGACATTGGTAACTCCAAGGACGTAAGAACAAAGCAGTTCTCAGCGAATCCAACCTATCCTATTGTTGCTGCGTCTTTTAACACGATAGCCAACATGATCTTCAGCATCACCAAGATTATTGTGACGCTGACGATTGCCTTCATTAACTTCTCTCTGACAGATGTTGTCACAACTCTTGGTCTTGATAGCGTCATTGGTGGAAAGAGTGGCGTCTTCACGTCACTTTTCAACGGAGTTTTTACACCGCTAGTCGCTCTCGCGTTTATTGCGACTGCCTGCTGGATCTTCTGGATTGGTGTTATCAAGAAGCAGTACAGAGAGTCAGTCACAGGTGTTGCCAGATCGATTGCCATGTTCTGTCTGGCAATTGTCATCAGTCTCAACCCTCTACAGTACATCACCATCCCCAACAATGCTGCTGTCATTCTTGAGGCTGCTATCCTTTCCTCAATGAACTCCAACCTTCTTGGTGGTTCAGACATGTGTGCAACTGATGTTGGGCAGGTGAACTCTAACCTGCTTGTCTCGAAGGGTAAGGATGAGCAGGGGCAACTTGACGAGGCGGCTCAGAACATCAAGAGCGTCATTGGCTGTAAGTTGTGGCAGAACCTTCTCTTCAAACCCTGGACGGAAGGGCAGTTTGGTACAGACTACAACAACCTGTGGGCCAATGGAAAGAAGGCCGACTGGGCTCCAGAAGGTGCACAGGAACTTGGTAACGCCAACGATGAGATGGTTGGTCGCGCCGATGTTCCACTAGGCGCCAACAAGACCATCAACAACTGGGGTGTCTACCAGGTGTCTGCTCAGACAAGCGCTCATGCTGTCACTGATGGTGACGGTAAGAAAATGGTTCCAGTTAATGGTGTAGCGCCAGACTGGTACCGTATTGTTGATGCTCTGTCCAACTATGATGAGGAGGAGGTCAGTGAGGATACACAGGTCAACAAGTCTGGAGCAACTGAGGCTGTCAAGTACAAGGCGCCCAAGGAAGCGAACAAGCCTCTCGCCTACTGGGACACATGGGTGGGTAACTCCATCGGAAGCCGTTACACCTCGTCTCTGTCATCAATTCTTATTGCTCTGATTGCCTGTGCCAGCCTGATTCTTCTAGGTGGATTGACAGCCGTCTACACCTTAGGAATGACGATAGCAATGGCTTTTGCGCCCATATTCTTGCTGCTGGGCTGCTGGGCAGGTATTGGATGGAACATCTTCAAAGGATACGCTGGAATGGTGTGGCAGACCTTCTCGTCACGAGTCATGTCCACACTCTTGCTGATTTTCAATGTCATTCTTGTATCCAACATCCTTGACATGGCAAGCACCATCTCCTGGGGAAAGATGGTAACTCTGCTGATGATTCTGACTGTTGCCATCTTCAAGGGAAGAAACAAGATTATTAACGCATTCTCTACTGTCAACTTTGGCGGCGCTGACTTGAGCACTACTGCTAAGGCTGCTTTCAGGAAGACAGCAGACATCACTATGGCGCCACTGAAGACCAGCGGAAGGTTCGCCTCGTCTGCTCTTGGTGGAGGTTTTGGTGCCAGAAAGGCTGGAGGAACCTTCACACGAGGTATAGGTGCTGGTATAGGTCAGGAAATCAGCAATCTGGCTTATCGCTCCAAGGGCTTGCGTCATCTAAAGACCACATATGATGAGCAGGCAACAGCACTTGGTAAGAACAACCCTCTTGCTGGTGAGAAGTACTGTGCCAAGTGTGGTAAGAAACTGGACTACGAGATGGACGAACGTGGTACAGAGATGTTCATTGGTGGTCGAGACGGGAATGGTAACCTTATCTGCCGACAGTGCCTGGAAGACATCAATGATCCAGACGTGGATGAGGTCAAGTTCCCTCGTCCGACAGAGCGCAAGATAAAGGACATGAAGCGTGAGAAGGACAAGCAGCGCATGAGGATTGCTGACGCCTACCGCAAGCGCTTTTCGTACAAGTCAGCATATGGTGAAGAGTTTGCTTATACAACGGATGCTGTACTTCAGAACGCAAAGGAAGGCAGAAGACAACAGGGAGAAGCAGAACTCAGGAGAATGATGGCTGTTGTCAAGAATGACATTAACGAGCATGAGAATGCTGTTCTGGCTAAGAATTATGCTGAGTTTGACAACCCTAACAGAAAGAAGCCGGATAAGATTGAGAACGCCAGGACAACCATCACTGCTGAGATTCCAAAAGAAATTGAAAGATATGTTGACAAGAACGCTCTGCAGGCTGCTTGGGCGTCACAGAACTATGACTACGTGCTGATGACATATGTTGCTGCCTGGGTTGTCTGGTATCAGGAGAACACTGGACAGAAGTACTCGGCTGATCTTGATGAGACGTTCAAGGCGGTCAAGGAGAGTAAACTCGATTCCTTTGATAGGGCTGAGTTGAAGCGTTTTGCTGAGATGAAATCAAAAGAGAACGATGAGAGCAGTAGTGACTTGGACAAGAGGAAGAGTGATGACGAGTGAGTATGTCTGATGTCTATGTCATGAACAAGATGAACGCACTGAATGAGTGCATACGTATTCATCATGACGTCAAGAACTCTGAACTTGGTATTGATCCACCCTCATTCATTCCTGACGAGTTGATCTATCTTGTTGACGATGAGGAGATTGATCGTCTCTGGTACTTTCAGAACTATGATGAGGTTCGGCGCATCTTTGGAAAGTTCTGGATACAGATTACTGAGAGTAATACCTGTACACCTGTTGAAATGAGCCTACAGGAAATTATTGATAAATCAAAGCAATCATTAAAACAATGATATTTCGCCATAAAGTTGGCATACTATCGATAACTTCAGCAAAGGAAAAACACTTATGGGTCTTCTTGACAACGCAAAAAAGAGACTGCAACGATTCGGCGAGGAGACCATCTCAGAGACGGACAAGGACCTTCCTGAGCCAGATGAGAAGAACAGTCACTCTGGTATCATGGGTGGACTGAAGTCAAAGATACCCAACCTTGGCAAGTCGTTCCATATAGACCCTGATGACACTGCTGACAAGGTTATCAGTAAGCACGAGGAGGAGTATCACAAGATGATGCCTTCCTCTGGAGAACCTGTTCCTTCAGTGCAGGAGGGTCGTATACAGGACGTGCTGGAACTTCTTGACATTCCTCCGACGTTTGAAGTCAGTAACGTTGTGCTTCTTCCTGAGGACTTCGATGGGATCGACTTCCAGATCCAGATTCCTGAAGGATACGAGCCCAGCGAGGTTGAGGCTTTCAAGGATCGTGCAAGAAAGAGCACAAAGGAACTAGTCGATCTTCTTAAACTCAGGAACAAGCATGTTGCACAACTGGCCTCAACGATTGACAGGTTACAGGTTGATGCCAACAACTTGAAGTTCGATGCTGAGGTTGCCAACGGTATCAACATCATGCCAACAGACTCCATCGCAGATCTTGAGAACGAGTTGATGGAACTCAGACTGCTCACAAGACAGTTGCAGGACGAGAACAACCGACTCTCAAAGGGCGGATCTGCTGAAGGATATGAGCAGGTTGTTGACAGTCAGATGAGTGATCAGGTCTCGTTGCTGACTCGTGAGAACGATGAGTTGAGAGAAGAGATCTACACCCTGAAGAACCAGTTGGCCGTGTACATGGATGATGACAACAGTATTCCGTCACAGCCATCACACAGGGTCGTCTCTACTCCCATGGGCTCAATCAGCAGACCAGATGATAACGGCTATGCACCAGGTCAGTTGTCTTCTGGTTCTGTGTTCCACTCTGACGAGGATGAGAGCCTTGATGAGTTTCTGGAGAGCAACAAGAGTTTCTATGAGTCACAGAACATGAGTGATGATGACGATGACGAGTTGGACAGAATCTTTAACGGAGGATGAGGATCTTCCGGTTCTCTGAAACTCTCGTCAGCCGATTAAACTAAACTCCTCATTTCTCTTTACTTTTAGCAGAAAGACTATACTCAATCATGTCAGTTCTTACTACCATTCTATCATCTCCTGTGCTCTCATTTGATTTTCCGTTCATTGTCGTCGTGCTGCTTTTGGCGCGGTTTACCAAGATTGATCCTCTTAGGTACAGCGGCATACTAGTTATTCTTGCAGCAGCAAAGATGGTGATAGCACATCTTTCGGGGAATGACTTTCTTCTGGTTCCAGTACTTGTGTCGTCTTTGGTGTCAATGCTGGTTATAGTCCTTGTTGCTGGTATGCTTGGAACCAGGATGGGAACAGACAACTACAAGTCACTACTTGGTGGAAGTGTCATGTTCCCCTGGTACCTTGGTATGGACTACTCTCTTGTCTACATCTTCGTGTCTCTTGCTGTGTTGTCTGTTGTCTCTCTGTGGAAGACATACAGTGGTTTCTGGTCCAACGGACACAGGATGATGAAAAAAGACAGAGCGAAGAAAGAATTGTCTGAAGATGAGTACAACAATGTTATAAAGAAAGCGAGCACTATTTTCGCTTTACCTCTCATCGTGTCATCTTTCCTTGTGATAGCAATACTTTCGTTATAGTCTATTATTCCTGAGTCACTATTAGATAAAACCTGTGCCAGATAAAACAAAGGCACAGGTTTTGATATTTGAACATATTTCAAAAGTATTTCTTCAAGCATGAGGTTGCCAATGAGAAGCAAGGAAAAGAGCGCGTTCGCTAGTGATGACTCACTCACGGCTGACGAGATGCTGTCAGAGACCCTGAGTGAGACTAGTGATAGCAGTCCGTCCTCAAAAGACGTTGTTGTCGAGGATGAGATTGACAAGGAGAACAAACGCAAGAAGCGCAAGATTATCCTGTTCTCATCTCTTGGTGCTGCCCTGACAGTAGGTATTGTCACAGGAACAGTATTTCTGGGCTCGTCACTGCATCATTTTGGTCACGCCAAGCCCGGTGCCAGTTCCTCAGCAACAGCCGAGGTGACTTCTGCTGGTCAGGTTGCAGTCCCGACAGACGATCCTAATGCTTCTCAGAACTTCGCCAGAGAGAATCCCATTCCTTTTGAGCATGAGAAGTGGCAGGCGGCACCGTATACAGCACAGGTCACTGGTAAGGACAAGTCAAGCCAGGTTCCAAATGATGATCTGAGATCAAACATCTTGTCCTCTGTGGCTAAAGGTTCTCTTGATGGTGGTGGTCTGGCATCAGCCGCAAGCACTCTTCCGTCAGAGGCTGCAGGGTTCACTTCTGACCTTGACAAGCAGACGATGGAGGATGGTACACCCAACCCCATGTTCTCCTACTGGACTGAGGAGCAGTTCAGTGCTGAGGTTGGAATCATGACAGAGAGGCTGCTCAATCCTGTCTTCGGTGGGTGGGAGAACTACCAGTACCCTGAGTACAAGGCCAACACTGAGTTTGACACAGCACTGTTGTCAGACCTGTTCACAAGCAACTGGTCTGAGTCCAACTCTGCTAAGCCTCACAGTGATTACGTGCCGGTCCTGGCCGACTGGAACTCTGACAACTATGGCGGTAAGTACAATTTGACAGATGTTGCCAGGTGGTTTGGCAAGGTGACATCAAGCAGCACAACCTTCACATATGATGAGTCCAAGTTGAACTACACCGCAACCTATGAGGCCAAGGTCAAGTTCACAGCATGGACCAAGGATCAGAAGAAGGTTGAGAGGACAGGAACACTGACTCTTAACCTTGTTCCGGCAGTAACACAAGAATATGGAAACAACACGAGCAACAGGGTACTGATTGACTCAGGATCCCTAAGGATGGATGACTGAAACATGAGAAAGGGAAGATTCTTCGGAAAGGCTGGCGCCATCGGTCTTCTGGTCGCCGCCTTAGGTCTGGGTCTGTCAGCACCCACAGCGGCCGCGTCTGACAACTCTGGTGGTCTCGGTGGTGGGGCCGGTGGCGGAACCGTCAACAGTGCCTACTGGGTGAGCGCAACCGGCTCAAACGCATACAACGTCTTCAAGGCCAAGAGTGGTCAGGGCAACACGTTTGAGAGCAAGTTGCAGAGGTCTGGTGCTGACATCAACATCTGTAAGCGCTCAAATGTCATCTGGTGGGTCCAGTCCTCAAGCGGGTTCTGGGTTCACAACTGGACTGGAGCGACGCACGGTCCAAGAATGTCTATTGGTGCCAGTATTGAGGGTCCTTACTCGGTATCTGGGCGTCCACCAACAGGTAGCGAGGTGACACAGTTCCTTTCCTGGGATCGTTGGAGCAACGGGCACAGGGTTGACTCTCAGCCAGGATACACAGTTATCTGCGGTGGAGCGTTCCTTCGTGCTGACGAGTGGCGTAACTATGTTCAGCAGAGGCAGACCAGTGACACAGACACATATGACGTGACAAACACATACGCCATCACATCAACTGTCACTCCAAGAAAGGTTGATGGTCAGTACCCTGGCAACGGAGAGTTTGAGGCTCAGAGCAAGGTCACCAAGACCAACTTTGGAAAACTCTATGACTCTCTGGTGACAGGCGCTAAGATGTCACCCAACGAGGTTCGTCAAAAGGTTGCTGAGGCTGTCAACAAGGACAAGACTGGCACCTTTGACTCGTCTGTGGATTTGAGTGACAAGAACCAGAAGGCTTTTGCCAAGGGCGGAATTCTGGATGTCTCTCAGTACCAGACGAGAGCGACCTTGAAGGTGGCTCGAAACGTTATTCATTACCAGCAGCGTGAGTGTAAGGACAAGAGGACTTGGAACTCGTACTGGGGAACATGGAATGCCTGGCAGAACTCTTCCTGTACTAACTGGCACACAGTCAAGGACAGTGTTGGGGCGCTAGGAGTCACCAAGAACGCTCAGACGCCACAGAAGAAGTCTTTCTTCCAGATGCTCTCTGTCCACTGTAACAAGGACGCTTTTGATGCTCTGGTTGCTGCTACAAACGCTGAGGTTGTCAGTGTGGGTGACTCTGAGCGCGGTCTTTCAGCAGTTGCCAAGTCTCAGGTGAGAAGCAGCCAGCCTGTTCACACTGATTTCGGTGACCCGAGCAACCCTGACGGAAATGCTGCTGCATCAGGCCACATCTCATTCTTTGACAAGGAGTGCCCGTTCGACTGCACAGCCAGTTCAGCCAAGAACGCTGGAGCCTCTGACAAGAATGACGCCATCAGCAACCAGGGAACTCCAGGAGCATCTGGTAACGGTGGTCTGAACGGTGCTCAGTCCGAGGGTCTGTCAACGAACTCCTTTGAGATGTTCCGTGACAACAAGATGCGTGAGATCAGGCTGGACACATGGTACCCGAAGAGCACCGACATTGTTCACTACAACGGTGCTGCGCCAAGGACCACAACAGTGTCTCGCTGGTCCGAGGGAACACCTGACACCACAGGTAAGAACGGTGGTAAGTTCACCATGGAGGCTGTAGGATCCAGTGGCAAGGGTGTCAACGTCTTTGGAACAGGTCAGACACCTGCTGCGAACCAGAGGAACTGGGACAAGGGACTGTTCTCCAACAGTACCGCCAGTGTGATGGATGGGTTCTACAACAAGTTCAAGGTTGGTGCATCCTGGGCTTCAGAAGAGGGTAAGCCTCAGATTCTCAACGTCAAGTGGGAGTATGCTCCAGATGTCAGCACAACATTCCCGTCAAAGATCGGGTTCGAGACCAGTGGTGACGGAAGCAGGTTCAATGCGGTCACTCGCAACAACGTTGAGCAGACAGCACCTATCGAGGGTAAGTGCTACTCGACGTTTGGTACGGACACAAGTGGTAGCACCAAGGACCTGTTCAGAGACAACACCGGTACTGGAACAACCAACAACATTGATGGTAGGATTATTGGAGGAACCGATAACCCAAGCACTGTGTCAACAAATGTTGTCATCAACTTTGTCAGATCTACAACAGAATGACACATGATATGTTATGACAATCCTAGATGATATGATTGTTTAGGATTGTTGCCTGGTGGGGCTGAGCAATGGCGTCAGATCGTTACTCAGCCCCACCAGTTTGTCAACCACAAGGAATCAGACAAGACGCTAGTACCTGTTCCTGAGTAACAGGTATGTACTTGCTGGAGGTGAGAGGTTAAATAGTCATGAGAAGGATAAGGAATTTCTTTGGAAGCCTAGATCTCAGTGTGTTCAAGATTGCCGGAGCAGCACTGGCAGCAATCACTGTTGCCTTGTTGTCCTCATACCTTACTGGTTACGTGTCCAGTCTGATTCTTGCTGGAATGGCGTCTGTTGTTACTGCTATTGCGTCAGAGTTCTATCGTGCCGTGCTTTCTGTTACTTCCAGGAACGCTGTCGCAGCCGCTAAGAGAACCGTGTCATCGTCATCTTTGCTCTCAACTGGTAGTACACAGGATGGTGATACAGAGGAGATTCCAGTAGTTGGAAACGAGGTGAGTACAGATAACGGATCCAGTGTGTTAGCAGATAGCCATGTAAGCAATTCTGAGGGCATAGAAATTGACAAGAGTACCCTGATGGGCAAAATCGTCTCCATCCTTCCTGAGTGGTTTACAAGCGCCGATCCAAGGAAGGTCAAGAGGATACTGAGGCACACCAGTATGTTCATGGCAACCATGTTCATAACCATTGGAGCAACATGTTTGATTGTCAGTGCTATCAAGGGCGAGCCTGTCTACAAGACTATTGTGACAACAAACAGTGCTGATGTGGACGCCCTTAAAGAGAGGATTGCCAACCTGGAGGCAGAGCATCAGAAGAACAGCAGCTCATCTTCACCTACAGAGACGTCAAGCACTGAGAAGTCAGCGTCTTCCCAGCCATCCACAGCATCCTCTACAAGCAAGCAGTCATCTCATGACAGTACATCTGATGGCAGTGACTCAGAAGGTCAGTCTGGATCAGACAAGGACAGCAGCAGCCAGCACAACCAGAACTCTGAAAGCAAGCCAGACAACAGTTCTGGATACAAGTCAAATCCCGGCTCTGGCAACAAGACTCAGGTCGGTGGATCGTCCCAGCACAAGCAGAGCGGGCAACAGAACTCACAACAAGGTCAACCTGACTCAGAGCAGAACAAGGCAGGTGTCTCTCAGGACTCGTCTGAGCAGAACCAGAACACGGAGAACAGCGGTGGCAACAAACCTGAGTCTGGTCAAGATGTCAACAGCCAGAACGACAAGGCAGCCCCTGATTCAGAGATTCCAGCATCAGAAAACAAACAACCATAGATAAAACTCATCTCGACTAGCAGAAGGATCTCTGGTCACGTTGTTAGAATGTCAGGTAGTGCATATTCTGCTCGCACTACCTGACATTTTTTTGGTTGCAGGGATATTTTCGAGCAGTACTGGTGATAGATGTAAGGAGTTGCAGGTGTCTGCAAGTAAGAAGGTTGCAAGGAGAATGAAGTTCTCTGACTACCGAGACGATCCAGAGATCAAGTTTCCTGCTGTCAGGTGGATTCTTGACAAGAAGATCTTCTATGCCATTGCTGCGCTGATTGCTGTTGCTCTGGTAGTCTATATGGCTAGTCAGGGTCAGACCTCCTACAAGAAGATTGTGTCAGCACCAAAGACGACATCACCCTATCAGAACGTGGCTGCATCAGACTCTCCTGGTACTCAGTGGGCCAAGGCACTGCTTGCCGAAAATCCGGCATCTGTTCCTCAGTGGGAGTTAGTGTCTGGTGGTAAGCCTCAGCACCCTGTTCCAAATGATGTCTGCAAGCAGGAGCAGGTGCCTGACTCTGTTGCTGGATCTGTCTCTGCCAAGGGTTCTGGTGTCGCAGTGACTGTTCAGGTGTATGGTGCTGGTCAGGCTGCTGCACAGTTTGACAACTACATCAAGAGGTGGTCGAAGTGCTTGAAGGACTTTGAGCAGAAGCCTGGAGTCTCAGATGCGACTGTCTACACGTTCAGTAATGGATTTGTCATGGTCTCTGGTGACGCGATTCTTGGAGCAACCGCATCAGACTCAGGTATGAGGAACAAACTTCTCTCCTACTACCAGACCAAGGTTCCTGAGACGTTGAGGGCTACTCAGTGCCTGAGTCTGACATCAGCATCTGCTGACAGCCTGCGAAACCTCTTCTACCACCCCAACGACTACACTGGGCTCAAGAAGAGCGAGAGCATCAAGACTCAGGTTGACACCAGCAACCAAGCCACCCCGTTACCGCAAGGTCTACAGAGTGTCAGCAATCCTGACGCTGAGGAGCCTGAAGCCCCACTACCTGATGGATTCCCCTCCTTGCCTGGTGAGGTCGCCAAGCCGACACGTCCAGAAGGCGTTTCTGATAACTCTGACTTCAGTGAGACAGCCACCTACCAGATTGAGGACGTGAACGGTCCTGGATGCGGATGGGCATGGTCTGGTCAGAAGATGCCTGTCTACAATGCTGGTGAACTTGCCAGCGCTCAGAAGAAGTCTATTGGTAAGGCTCAGGATGACGCCAACCACAAGGCTGTTGGATACATGCAGGCTCGTCACAACTGGTCAGGATCGATGCTCAACTACGTCTCACAGGTTGACTCGTGGAACAGGTATGTGTCACAGGTGAATGCTGTGCATGACAAGTGGTCTTGGCTCAACAATGAGCGTTCTCTTATTGAGGGCTCGTGGAGGCAGTATGTCACAGACCATAACGACTGGTTCACCTTTGACGACAGAAAGAAGGCTGCTAAGTTGAAGTTTGATCAAGAGACTCTTGCCTGCAACACCGCTAACGAGAACCTTGCCAAGTGGGAGCAGCAGTACGGAGAGGCATGGAAGAAGGAGCAGGAGAGGGCCGCTAGAGAGAACGGTGGAAAGACACCAGCCCCAACACCGTCTCCAAGCGCTACTGCACCACCAACTGCACTGAGGTTCCCAAACTCCAACCCAACTCCTACACCTACTGCTGACAGTGGTAGCAACCCGAAGATTCCAGACAAGCCAATAGGTTGCACAAACCCGCCTGTGAAGGATGAGATCCTGGATCAGGAGAAGCCAGCAGAGCCTCAGCCTCCTGTCATTCCTAACGGAGTCACTATCCCGAACTCATGGCCTCAACCGAACAAGTGAGTTTGTTGTCAAAAATCACATAATTATCACAGATCTCCCAAGATGATGAGACTCAGATCACTATCTTGGGAGATTTGTAGTTAAGATGTACCTAGACGAGGGCTCTGAACAGCAACCAGCGGCCTTTGTTGGATGCTCAAGCCATGACTGTGCATGAGTAGGCAAGTATAAGATACAGACATTTAGGGGATTGAAACATGGCTTTTCCAATGGAGTTGTTTTTTGGAACAGTTGGTCAGGTTCGAGAGAAGCGAGTTGTAGGGAAGGATGATCGTAGCGTTATCAACTTCTCTGTTGCTTACACACCACGCGCCAAGAACTCATCTGGTGAGTGGGTTGACAAGCAGACTATCTGGCGTGAGTGCACTGTATGGGGCAAGCAGGCTGACTACGTTGAGGCGTCATTCCGCAAGGGTGACCGTGTGTTTGTCTATGGTCAGTTGAATGTTGGTGACCCGTACACTGACAAGAACGGTGATGAGCACCCTGGACGTGAATTCATCCTGGTTGAGGAGACTGGTCTGTCGGTTCTCTTCAGTCCTGCACACTCTGACCGTGAGGCCAGGAACTCTTCTGGATCCAGTGCCTCTCCTAAGCGTCGTTCATCTGGCAGCAGTGCTCCTGCTAAGAGGAAGTCTGCCCCCAAGGCCAAGGATGATGACTTCGGTTCAGACGACTGGAGTGACGGTGACGACTGGGCTGACTCTGTTGACGAGGACGACCCGCCGTTCTGACAGGCATTTTAGCCAGTGATTGCATAAGTCGATCATACTAAGGGTGGTGGTTGATTGCTGGTGTAGTCATGATGCAAAACCGGTGTAGCAGATGAGCCATGATTTCTGAGAGATGAAGTCATGGTTCATCTGCTTTTCTGAGATGATTGTTCGTTAACATAGAAGGTAGAGATATACCTGTTCTGTCATAGCCATTCACGAGCAGATGGCATATGAGACAGAGATTTTATTTGAAAAGGAATGGTTCTATGAGCATCAGAGGAACAGACGGAAACACTGTTGGCAGGCGACCAGTAGTGGCTTCAAGAATGGGTGGCGATACGGTATCAACTCCTCCGCCACCTACAAGGGAGGATGTTGAGTCAGCACGTCAGCAGCAGTTCGCAGTTCCTGAGTACACTGACACTGTGTCTGACTATGTTGCTGTTCCGTTTGACGAGAACGTTATAGGTCATCCACATTCATTCTCAGAGAGTACCGATTCCTCTCAGATGTCGAATCAGAATCAAGAATCTTTTCAGGAAGACAACAGATCGCTGTCTGTCAAGGCTCCTAAGAATCCTGTCTTCAAGGACGTGTTCAGTAACGGAGAGGCGTCCTCTGGGGATCTTCCTAGTGCCAGCAAATTCACAGACTTTCTGTCCAAGGACATTGCAAGAGCAAAACTGGTCAAGATTCTTGCTGGAACTGTTTTTATCGTTGGTATTGTCGTGATAGTTGCACTTGGTTACATGGCTTCCAGGCCAAGTGCTCCCAAGTCTGGTGCTACTCCTACAGCAACAACCAACCAGCAGGCAAGTCCTGGAGCAGTTCTTGGTAGTGGTGTTGTTGGTGGTTTTGAGAATCCTGTTGCATCAAAGTTAAAAGACCTTCCTACTCCAAGTGCCTCCCAGATTAAGGCTGATGTCTCTGAGTCGTCTATCACGTTGTCGTCAGGATATGTCGTCTCCTTCAAGGGTTTCAAGAACACTCCAGCACAGTCCTCTTGCACAGTGGACCAGCCAACAGACTTCTGCTTCTCTGGCACAGTCTCCAAGGATGACGTCAATGGAAAAATCTACGCTCTTCGTGATGCTGTTCACAGTCGTCTACTGGATGGAGGACTGGACTATAAGGAGTCAGGTAAGCCGAACACTATTGCTGCTGGTACGCTAACAATCACCACTGACGCCTCTGGAAGCAGGACGCCAGCAGTCGTTATCGCAACAGGTGATGGGGCTGGTGTCATGGTGACTACAGGAAGCCAGAAAGAGGCTGAGGCGCTGATGAAGTCTGTTGAGATCACCAAGCACTGACAGAGTTAGATCCTAAACGCTGAGTAGATATGTTAACTCTAGGGTCAGTTTTTATGAGGAAGGTCTAACTGATACATGTTGACACAAGCAGGTATACTTGCAGCATTATATGTCATTGTCATGCCTATAGTTCTTCGTCTTGTTGCAGTGGTTCACAAGAAGATGGTGACAGACCGACTGATTGAGAAGGCTGGTAAAAATGCTGCTGCGTTGGACAAGATCAAGCCGCCTATCTGGAACCAGTGGAAGGAACGTCTGAGTTACCTTATCAAGGAAGACAAGCGCCTAGCCTCATTTGGATCCAAGAAGAAGGAGGATAAGGAAGAGCCACCTGAGAGCGGTATCACTAACAAGCAGGTCTTCTTCCTGATTCTGCTCATTGGGCTAGGATGCTTTGTCTCTCCATCGTTTGGAACCTCGTGGTGGATGCTTGCTGCTGGATCGCTCTTGTTCTTCGTTGGTGTCTCTGTCGGAATGAGCATGGCGAAACCAGTTGTCGAGGCCAGAAAGAGCACTTTGGACAGAATGTTTGAAATCGCTTCAAAGCGCCTTGGACAAAGCCTTGAGTTCAAGAAGAATCCTGGTGAGGTCATCAAGGTTCTCAAGTGGGAGAACGAGATTGACGCCGTAAGGATCCAGTTCAACGTTCCTGACAACTTTGACCACGAGATGGGTGGTGAGGGATTTCTCAGACAACTCAACCAGATCTTCGGTCAGGTGAGAACATTCGTTCCTGACGACAGCGATCCAGAGCATCCAGGATGGGACCGCAGCAAGGGTGTGCTGACAATCTACGCTGTTCCTCCGCTACCACAGATCGCTCACTGGTCAGCACACTACATCGACACTCCTGGTGTTGCTCCGTCATTCTTCCCTATCGGACTCACGGTTTCTCAAAAAGCCTCTCTGGCTATTCCGAATCCAGAGACAGGTGAGGTCGAGCATGTTGTTGGGTTTGACCTTGCAGGAGAGCAGAAGGACTACGCCAAGAAGCATGGTCTTGAGTTTGACGACAACATTGCATCAGCAAGCCCCATGGTTCTGATTGCCGGAAGTACTGGTGGTGGCAAGGCCATGGCTTCTGACACCCTTGTTATTGTCAGAGTCAGAAGGAAGAAGTGATATGTCACGTTTTCTTGGGTACAGCAAGTTTGACACGGCGAATGGACCTGGGGTCAGGGTATCCATCTTCTTCTCTGGATGTTCTTTCAGGTGTAAGGGGTGCTGGTCTGCGACGGCTCAGAATCCTCGTATGGGTGAAGAGTTTACTGAAAGCACTGTTGACATGGTTCTGAGTGACTGTGACCATCCTTCTGTTGCTGGTCTCTCTGTTCTAGGTGGAGAGCCTTTTGAGAACATGGAAGCAGTAGAGAGTCTATTGAAAGCATTCAGAGACAGGTTTGGTGACACCAAGACCGTCTGGATGTGGACAGGATTCTACTGGGACGAGATCATGCAGGATCCAGAAAAGACTCGACTGCTTCAATATATTGATGTATTAGTTGACGGAAGATTTGAGATTTCTTTAAGAGAAACCAGACTGCGTTTTAGAGGCTCATCAAATCAGTCTGTTATTGATGTCAAGAAGTCTAGCAAGGCAGATGAGGTCGTTTGGTGGAATGGAATAACATTAGGGGAATAAGATAAAATATTGTAAAAATAATACACCTTATTATTTTAAATAAGGTGTATTATTTTTTGTTGTTATTTCAACGAAAAACTAGGCACTTGTATGGAAGGAGCGGTTTATGATGTCAATTTTTTGTTCGTCGGTAAGTTTAACGAAGTTAACAGCGTATCCGCTTACTCTTACAGTTAAATTGGGATAATTTTCTGGATTTTTCATTGCGTCAATTAATGTTTCTCTGTCTAATACGTTAATGTTAGCATTATAAAGACCCTTAACCCCTCCATTTGATTCTCTTTGAGACTTCATTGAATTAAGACGTTCTTCAAATGTAGGCATTATATAGACGCTCCTATCTAGAGGATTGATGGAGGATAAGCCCCTAGAGATATATCTACACTAAGAGATAGTGCAACATAGATACTTATACATAAGACCATACATACAATATGAGTAGAGGTTGATGTCATGTCCGACTGTAAGCACAGAAGTCCTGAGGACGGGGTATGGAGAAAGTGTGAGGGTGTTGAGAAGTGTTCTTACAGGAAACGTGGCATCCAACTCGAGCACGCTTCTAGTCAACAGGAGATTGATCAGATTGAAGCCCGTCTTGCTGGCGTCAGTGATGATGGTTTGGGTGGGTCTTCTGTCGTATCTGAACCACCTCTTCCTGAAGATGCTCTCAGGTATGACTCAGAGAAGATTGATCTCGCTAAAAGTACTTATGAGAGATACATGAGCGAGGGCAAGATTCAATCCGCTTCTGTTGATGGATTCAAGCAGGTCTTTGACTTCGACATACCGAAGACAGGCATGATTGTCCGTGACACCAAGGACTTGAGCAAGATGTACTACACTTACAACAATCCTTATGGTGGTGTAGAGTACTTCAATACTGAGACTGGAGAAAAACGTCAAGGATGCAGTGCTAGTGGATCTGACTTCAGGTACACTATAGAAGGTTTTCCTGTTGACAAGAAAGATGGCGCTCGATTCAGTGACGCCAACTTCTGGAGCGCAACTATGCACAGCAAGTCAGCGTTTCATTTGGCAAGTAATCAAACCGATGCGTTAGGTAGTCAGATTCAGAGAAAACTCAACTCACATGGTCTTCGTCTGACTTCTGTGTCTGTTTCTGACAGTAGACCGAATCACTTCAAGTATGATGGTTTTGTTGATGTATGTGCTGCTGACAAGGATGGTAGAAAATACTATGCTCGTGTCAATCTGGAGACAGGAGATGTTGTCAGCCGGAACGACAGCACCAAAGATGACAATACGAAGGCTCTTGAAGAAGCCATTAAGACTACAGACAAAGCGTTTAGAATGAGCGCTCACAGATGTTACCTAAAGAAGGTTGATGCTGACAGAAGGCGTGACAGAATTGCTGATGAGTACTACTATGGGTGAGTTAAATCAGATTGAGCAAATCTTATAACAGATAGTTATAGGTTGATCGATCCCTCTGCTCTCACCTCTGGTTAAGATGATCCTAGTTTACTCTTGCGGCTATCTTTCAGAGGTGAGTTTTTATGTATATTGATGACAGAAACATTACTGCACTAGAACCAGAACAGGACATCACCACACAGTATCCTGTCAAAGCCTCTGTGGCAGCAGAAGACATCAAGGACGTAGTTGTGGTTGGCTCTGGTCCAGCAGGGCTTTCAGCAGCCTTGTACACGTCTCGTGCAGGTCTGTCTACATCTGTTGTCAAAGGACTGACTGCTGGTGGGCTTGTGACCTCTACTGAGGAGATCGACAACTACCTTGGTATGCCTGGTGTCTCTGGTATAGACATGTCTGAGAAGTTCTTGGGGCACTTTCAGATGTTTGGTGCTCAGATGATTGACGGGGTTGTGGACAGGATTGTCAAGCGTGATGACGGCGTTTTTGAGACTCATCTGTCCGACACAGATGAAGCCTTGCTGTCCAGGTCCGTAGTGTTTGCTGCTGGTAGTGAACCTCGGAAACTAAGCGTTTCAGGTAGCGAACTCAGTGGAGTCTCATACTGTGCAACATGTGATGGCATGTTCTTTGCTGATGAGAGTGTGGCTGTTGTCGGTGGTGCTGAGAGTGCTGTTGAGGAGGCTTCATACCTTGCCAACCTGTGCAGTCGTGTTGACGTGTTCGTGAGGTCTTCATGGCGTGCCTCAAAGCCTGCTGTTGAGAGACTGAAGGCTCTTGCCAATGTCTTTGTTCATAAGGGCGTCAATGTCGCCGAGATCAAGGACAGTGGTAGTGGTGAGGTATCAGGAGTAGTTGGAACCGATGGAGTGACATACCCTGTATCTGGTGTGTTTGTAGCAGTAGGACAGATCCCTAACTCTCGTGCCGCTGATGGAAATGTTGAACTGTACAGCGATGGTTTCATTCACAAGTCCACTACTGAAGGCTTCTTTATTGCTGGGGATGTGTCAGATCCTGATTTCAGGCAGGTTGCTGTGGCTGTTGGTAGTGGAGCAAAGGCTGGTATCTCAGCTACCAGATTTGTCCTTTCAGATAAGTGAATAACAAACATAGAGAAGATGTTATAGGTATTGAACACAAAATAAGGAAGTGTTTTCAGTGACTGAAATGAATGACCTTCTGTCTGAACTTGGAAGCAAGACAGCGAAACTAGTGAACGATTTGTTTACCTTGTCATCAAATGAGGACGTGCAAGAATCTCTTGGAGTTTTTAGGAATAATCTTATTCAATCTACAGAGTTTGAGTGTAGAAACATTGAGAAGTTTGCCCTGCTTGCTGATGCTGGCAACCTGTTCGAGTCGATTCGTTCTCTTGTAGCAGATTCTGGACACATTCTTGGTGAGTGCTTCACTGACAGAGGTGACTCACGTGTTGGAGCTATTCGATCAAGAACGTTTGATGTGGTTGTTCTTAAGAGCCGAATTGAAGACATGATAGGTGTGGATACTCTTGGCCCTGACAACAAGAACTACCACAAGATTGACAACAATCTTCTGAGTTTCTTTGATGCATACAAGAGTGCTCTCAGTGGGGACACAGACAGGCAAGTATCTTCTCTCTGAATTGTAATGCCTTGCTGATTGCACTCAGAGGAATCTTTCTATAGATAAACACCTTAGATAGTGAAAGTCGTTTCATGATTTTTCTAGATGAGGTGTTTATCTATGTCTGCTAAGAAGTACCATGCCACACCAACAGGACAGATCAGGGAGTGCAAGGCTACTAAGAGGGCCTGTCGCTATGGACCTGCTCTTCATGGTAACACAAAAGATGAGGTCAAGCAGATCATAATTAATGATCTTGAGTCGAAGCACGGTGCTTTTGCTGAGATCTATCGTCCACGTAAGAACGCTATGACGAAGCATCCTACAAAGAAGGGCAATGTGGTTCGTCGTGGTGTTGAGATGAGCAAGATTGATGCTGCTCTTAAAGACAACCTGATTCGTAGTGCTAATGAGGTTATCAGTCGTCGAGCACACTCTGGTGACATTCTTCTGGCAAAGGCTAATCCTTCTGCCGCCGAGAGAAGACTGAAGAAGGCTGTTGACTTTGCTGATCAGCAGAACAACGGTCACCTTATGAAGACCCTGCAGAACTCAAAGGTACTGCCATCATCAAGGTTCAAGTCGAGTGACGGAACTGTTGTAGACACAGACACCTATCTTGATCGTGATGAGCAAATGTCTCGTGTTGACGATGAGAGAAAGAGGCTTGACAAGGTTGTGAAGGATTTTGTCTCCTCATCCAACCTAAAGAAACCCAGGTATGAGTTGGATGGTGAAATTGCTAAGGTGGTTATCAACGTCAAAGAGAACCAGCTGGACGAGGACTACCTGAAAACTCTTCCAGAATCATTGAAGAGAAAGATTCAGACTAGAAAACCAAAGGTTAGTCTGGATCTTGTCAGGCTGCATCTTGACAAGGAGACACAGGACAAGATTCTGACAAATTCACAGACAACAAATGTGGTTCTAGGATCTCGTCACGATGTTGGAAAGTATGTCGTTAATGCTGATACCAGTCTTCCTGGAAAGACAGATGAGGATAAGATGGATGCAGCATTGAATAACTATCAGCAGTTGTATGCTGATGCTCAGATCTCGTTTGGCATGAAGTACAGAGATCTAAAGAAGACAACAGGCTCTATGAACAATGTTATGAAGACTGCTGCCATACTAAACAATCCTGATGGAAGCACATACATTCCTGCTAGGGCGCTGAACAGGGGTGTGGTTATCAACAACAGACAGCAGGTCAACCAGACTAATGCGCGTAAGAACTTGACACCTGAGCAGTTGGCTCTTGTCAGTAACTATGAGTACAAGGTTGATGAGGATCTTGCTCGTCAGCATCTTTCTAAGGAGCAGTTCGATAAACTGTTTAGTGCACGTACTGCTTCTGTTAGAGTTACAGAGAAGTAGTTGGTGATATGAGAAGGCGTATACATTCTTTTTCTTGATGATGTGGAAGGTGACAGTGTATGGCAACATTTGTTGAGTCGCTTATTGATGGATATGAGGATCAGGGTTTTGGTCGTAAGATTGATGAGACCACTATCGCCTCCTACAGTAATGACACTGAGGTCTCTTTTGATGCTGAGTATGATGGTGATGACGTCTCAACTCTTGATGTCTACTCCAATGGAACTCACTTAGAGACGTTTGATGTCAGGGATGATAATTTTGTGGATCGTCTCAGTACACTGATGTCATCAGAACTTGACTTCTAAATCTATCGTTACTTTTGAATGAGTGAGTGCTAGGTGTTTGCATGATTGTGCACCTAGCACTCACTTTTTAGATAGGTAATTCTCTTCCTTTGTTCTTGGTAAGATTGTGTCAGAGTACTCTTAGGTAGTGAATGGAGTAGTGTATGTCTTTTCGTCCAGTAGAGAAACTGGTCAGTAGGTTCTTCAAGCCAAGTCAGGTTACTGTCCCTGATGACGTGACTCCTGGACAGGTTGTTGCCTCTGATGACGAGTTTGAGTATGTTGTCAAGAGGTTTGGGGATCTGGAGGTTGGTGACGAGATTCCTGATGACAATGATGATTGGGAGACTGTGGTTGAGGTGTATGACGAGCACCTTCCAGAGTCGATGTATGAAGTGACGACAGATGAGGGACAGGTTGTTGAGGTCTCTGGTAACCATCTGTGGTATGTTGAGACCTCTCTGGATCGTTCACTGCACGCCCATAGGCTCAAGAACTCAGCCAAGGTTTTACAGAGGTGCCTGTCTGAGGAGGTTGTTGAGGCGTTTGAGATGATTGCCACAGATGATGACAATGAGTACTTGATTGAGACCATGCTTAAAGACATGATCGAGTTGCCTGAGTCACGAGATCCTGAGTTGCTGGGAGTGTTCTCACGTATCGCTGAGAGTGTTGGGCACGTCTCTGAGAACAATGTGGTTGTACAGGATCTTGAAACTGGTGAGCAGGAGGTGTCACGGATTGTTCGAGGTTATGATGCCAGAATCTTTGCTCAGCAGGTTCTTGCTCTGACTGGCATCAGGAAGTACAGGAGCCAGTGGCCTGTGATCGTTGGACGGATTGTGACCACTGAGGAGATTATTGGTACAGAGGACAGACCTGGGCTGATGGAGTTCTTTGAGGTCTTCATTCCCTCAGCGAAGCAATCATATGTCACCCAAAAGTGATATATGAGATCAGTAGCACACATAAGTGTTATTGACATCTTGTAGTGTGATGTCGTATGCTTCAAAGCAAGATTCATCAACATCTTATGAGGAGAGATCGAATTTGAGTATCTACAACCCTGTACAGACCGCTGAGAGTGGTTTTGCTGTCACTCATCGTCGTGTCATGAACTGGCTTCTGGCTCAGTTCGCTATCATGGCTGTGGCGATGATGGTCATTGGTCCTCTTATCCCGCCTGCAACAGTCAAGATGGTTGCTCTGATAACAATTGGTGTGCTGATTGCATCATCTTTCATTAAGATGACTCCGACGCTCGCCAAGGGTTTCGCCATTGGTATCCCTGCTGTTATCGGTGTGCTGATGTACAGTACCGTCAGTGCTTTCATTAGTGCTGGTGCAGGTAACCTGGTTGTCATGGCTGCTGGTGGAACTGCTGTCATCTTTGGTGTGATGTCTGTTCTTGGCTACACCAGTGAAAAGAGCCTGGAGCACTGGTCCAGCAAGTTGGCGGCTATTGTCCTTGGAGCCATTGTCCTGTCACTGGCGAACGTATTCTTCCTGCACCTGCCTATTCTGTCGCTCATCATCTCTATTGCGATGCTGATTGTCTTCTCGCTTTACGTGTTCATTGACATTCAGCGTATTCGTGACACCCCGAATGCCGATCAGATGACGGCTGCGATGCTTGCTCTCAACATCTTCATGGACATCATCAACCTGTTCCAGAGCCTGCTGAACATTCTCTCATACTTCAACGAGTGAGGTCTTTGTCAAGATAGCGATCTGATTTACTAATGGCTGGTGTCAAAGAACAGGCACCAGCCATTAGTGTTTAACATATAGATAAGCAATAGGAACATTGTTTGAGAGAGTTGTCAAAATACTCAATAGGCAAAACAATATACTGACTACTCACTGATTGACAAAACAAGGACACAAGATTCACAATGACTAGAAAGCACTATGACTCAGATACAAGACGATGGCTGGAGTGCTCTGCTGACATAAGAGAATGCCCGTATATTCACGCCAGCAGCCAGAAGGAGCAGGACGAGATTATGACGATGCTCTATGGCAGTAACGTCATGAGTGGAGCGTCTAGGTCTTCTGTGCCTGACACCAGTAATGACGACTACATTGGTGGAGAACTGGGTAGGTATGTGGATGTTGACCTTCTGAACAGGATGATTCAGGAGGGTTATGTCTCACAGCAGAAGCATCCTGACGACGACACACTGAGAGTCCTGTGCTACACCAAGGCTACTCAGTACTCTGCTAAGTGGAATGATGCCACCAAGACAGCACGTGGTCTCATTGTCCAGTCTTCTGACGAGAATCTTAGTGATGCTCGTGTTGTCCAGTTGCCTTGGAAGAAGTTCTACACCTTGTCTCAGATGGTCGGATCTGACGGCAAGCCTGGCTGGGCGTTTGGCGATGAGGAGAACATGGCTGGCGCTGAGGAGTCGATCAAGTTACTGAACTTTGATGCTCCAGCAGAGGTTACTGACAAGCGTGATGGCTCCATGCTGATCGCCTACCGTCATCCAGTAACAGGTGAGCCATGTGTTGCCACAAAGGGTAGTTTCGCCTCGGATCAGGCTATTGACTACACCAACATGATTCGCAGGGACGACTCTCTTGGTGAGACGATGGATACACTGCTGAGCAGACATCCTGGAACCACCTTCGTGTTCGAGGGTACTGGTCCTGGGCCACACCAGATTATCCTGAAGTATGACGAGGATGACATTGGCATGATTGGCGCCATTGACAAGCATACTGGTCGTTATCAGAGCACACAGAAGTACAGGAACATCTGGGGCGACAGGACGGTTGCAGAGAGCATGTCAGCCAGCACCTTGCGTGAGGCTCTTGCTCTACCACCACGTGAAGGCAAGGAAGGTGTTGTGGTCAGGATCTTCAACCGCGACCCAGACAAGCAGATGCAGGTGAAGATCAAGCAGGATGACTACCTGGCTCTGCATCGTGCTTTCGCTGGTATGAGCAAGAGCGCAATCTTCGATCTAGTCTCTACTGGAAAGTATGAGTCCAGTGTCAGTAAGATTGGAGACCTTGGTAGACGCAAGTTCGATCCAGTCGCCAGGACATTCCAGAACGAGCACGACAGGATTATACGTGAGGCCCGTGAGCAGTATGAGTCACTGGACAAGAGCGGAACTAGGAAGGAGATTGCTGCAAGAGTCTCCAAGATGAGTCAGTCTGGTTTTGTGTTCAGTCTGCTTGACGGTCGTAATCCAGAAGAGCCAGGGTTCGAGAAGAAGGTCTGGAAGACAGTGAGGAAGAACCTGAAGGGCTCGCGTATCTGGGACGAGGAAGAGGAGTAGTTTTCTCAAAACACCAGCAATCATTCTTAGTGCTCCACCTAATCCGCTTTAGTAGTGGTGGTTATCACACGAAATTCAGAGCAGAATACCTGGGTTCATGTTGACAGAATGAGGCTTTGTGGTATGATTGCTGGTACAACGACCATATTGAGGTAAATCACCGGTTGCCAAAAGTGCTGGTGTTTTGCCGATAATAGAGACGTTGAGCGTCCTTTGGAAAGACCTTCCTGAGGGCGTTCTCTCATGAAAAAGTCAACACCTGGAGAGGTATGTAGTAGGAGATTACAATGACAACAGTAGCGGAGAGTATCGCTCAGTTGGAGCAGATGGTTGGCAAGGGCCAGAGTGTTCTTGTCAACTCAGCAATGGAGGTCATGGATGTTGTTGCATGGTCTCGTGCTGTGACTTTGGTTGTTGCTAATGGTGCAGCGACACTTGTTCCACGTTCAGACGGGTCCTTGGTGAGAAGCCAGCACCTGTCAATTCCTCGTCCACTGGTTGTCAGCCTGAACCGTTACGTCTCCAAGCACAAGGGTGGTAGGAAATTTGACCCTGACGCCAAGATCGCTAACTCTCTTGTGCATATCCGTGATAACTACACGTGTCAGTACTGCGGCAAGAGTGTTCCAAAGTCTCTGGCGACAGTTGATCACATTCTTCCAAGGTCTCGGGGCGGTCGTTCATCCTGGAGCAATCTGTGCACAGCGTGCCAGAAGTGCAACAACAAGAAGGGTGACATGACTCCTCAGGAGGCTGGGATGGCTGTTCCGGTGATTCCTTCCTGGGAGAGTGTCAACAGGACAAAGAGACTTCAGGATGTTGTCTACGCTGTCCTGACTGAAGGATGGTAGAAGTCCTTGTAGTCTTGTCAAGTAGCAACTGAGATTCCTTCTAAGCGCCGGGTGTGATTGTATTGTTCACACCCGGCGCTTCTGTATCTGCTTTACTTTGATGAACCTGCTTCATCCTTTTGCAGGTTTGTGTTGATATGACGCCGAAAGGTAGTTGACGTGACGACATTCATATGCTAAACTCGTCACAGATGAATGATTTTAAGTCATTTTTTGAGGAGAAACAAGGTATGGCAGTGCCCACTAAGAACAAGCCTGTGATGTCTGACACCAGGCGTAATCGTGTGCTTTCACGACTACAGTACGCAACTGACGAGAAGGACATTGAGGCTGTCTACCGCGATCTGCTGCTGGATGCTGTCAAGAATGTTGAGTCACCAGACAATGGTAGTGTTGGTAACGGTTTTGTGTCTACTCTGAACGGTGTTAAGACTGATGGCCTGCTTTTTGTGAGTTTTGCCTCAGATGGGTTGTTTGACACTCGTGAGGACTACAGCGTTCTTCTTGAGGTCAAGCAGGATCGTGTCTTCTCTGGTGAGGCAGGTCTGGAGCAGCGCGCTCGTGTTCTGGTTCAGTGCACCTACTACATTCACAATCTTGTCTCTGGATCAGATCCTGTTGAGGCTCCAAGAATCATTGTCGTGGCTGATGAGGATGAGATCTTTGTCATTCCAGGAGACGTCTTGAAGGATCTTGCTGACAGGACCTGGAGTGATGACCCTGAGTGGAGTCTTGCACCGTCAAGCGCCTGGGAGAGTAACCATGGACTGCTCGACGCGATCAAGAGCCTGCCGATTGTTGGAAACGTGCCTGTTCACTCAGTATATGACGAGAACGACAAGATTTCTCTTGATGTCAATAACCTGGCTTATGGTATCAGGAGTGTTGCGTCTGGTAAGTCAACCGAGTTGCTGAAGAGCCGTATCAGTGCTGACAGTCTTGAGTCTGCGTTCATCAAGTTTCACATGAGCATCTTTGGTGGTTTTGTAGGTAAGGACGCCTCCAAGAAGCAGATGGCTGTCTTTGTCAAGACTATCTTGAATGATTTGACTGCATATGTCCACCCTCGTATCCATAACACCTTCGTCATGGAGGACAAGGGTCGTCAGACCGTTGTGAACGCTGTTGATGGATTCAGCGCTCATGAGTTCGAGGTGTGGCGCAACATGTATCGTTTCGGTGGTTACTCCTTGAGAGAGAAGCAGGAGATCACCTCTATCTGTGACCGTCTGCTAGAGGAGAACGAGCGTCGATGGACTGGTGAGTTCTGGACTCCTTCTCTTTGGGCGGACGAGATGCACAGGATGCTTGAACAGGATCTTGGGAGTGACTGGCGTGAGAAGTATGTTGTCTGGGATCCTGCATGTGGATCGAAGAACCTGACGAAAGACTACTCGTTTGGTCTAAATGGTGACAACAGCAACCTCTTCCTGTCAACTCTTCACACTGAGGAGATGATGATTGCTGAGGGTATCAACTCTGGTGCTCATGAGTTCCAGATGGACTTCCTGAATGATGACATGGGTATTCATGACACCTATCTTGGTCTTGCCAAGGAGCAGGTTAAGGCCGAAAGGGATGCTGTCAACCTTGCAAACAGGAAGAACCGTGCACAGGCCAGGAAGTATCTGAAGAACAACGAGATTGAAGTCACAGAGGAGAGTATCACCAAGGTTATCTCTGAGCGTCTGATTGATGTTGTTGAGCCAAAGGTGGATGACTCTTTTACCAAGAAGATGACTCCTGATTATCTGGCTGATTCTGTTCCGTCTGACCGATGGGGTATTCCTGAGGAACTGGTGAAGGCGCTCAAAGAGAACAAGCCGATTGTCATTCTTGGTAACCCTCCTTATGGAACATCTGGCGGCAGCACTCGGACTGAGAACAAGTCTGGTATCACAGCCACCAAGGTCAATAAGGAGATGGTTGCCCTTGGTTGTGGTGGTCATGCCGCTCAGGATCTCTGCACTCAGTTCTACTGGCGTGTTGCGTTACTGGCTAGGACCTTTGGGTACACTCAGGACTTCCATGTAGTCTTCTTCAGTAAGTCGTTCCTGACCTCTCCTGCGTTTAGTGGTATGGTTGACGACTTTACTAAGGACTTCAGACTGGAGTCGGGTTTTGTCATGGATGCCAGTGAGTTCAATGGAACAGCAGGACGTTGGCCTATCCTCTGCTCTCACTGGGTCATTGACACCTCTGAGAACCATGAGCCACAGATACAGTTCAGGTATTCCGTCAAGCGCAGAAATGTTGACAAGAACCTGAAACAGGTGTTTGTCACTGATGATGGTTCATGTCTGCTGAAGCGAGTCGATGACAGCAATCGTTTGTCAAGGATGATTCCCGCCCCAACAGGTGAGCACATTGACGACTATCCTGTCACGATTAATGGGTTCACTGACAAACTGGGCAACAATCTTCGCGGTCGGGCAACTGAGGGATCTTTCGGGTTCCTGCAGAAGCGAGACACTTTCAAGGGTGCCGACCTGAAGACCAGTATGTTTACTATCACAAACCGTTCTGGCGACGGGGTTCCTGTTGACTCTGGTAACTTCGCTGAAGCATGTACTGTGTTTGCGGTCATCAAGAACTGCTACAAGGCCATCAAGTCAGAAGGAACCGACTGGATTCATGACAGAGACGTCTTTGTTAGGATGACTGATGAGTTCACCAGTTCTGATTCTTACAAGGAGTTTGAGGCAGACTGCGTGACTCTGGCGCTGTTCAGTTCTGGTAGCCGTCAGACATCACTGAGTGGTTACAGTTCCAGATGTAGGACCTGGGATGTTGACAACGAGTTCTTTCCTGTGTTCAACAGGTTCATGGAGGATGTGGCTCTAGACAATCTGGATCAGGGTGGTTCTCAGATGCTCTCAGAGATTCAGAGATCTGGTGAGCGTTTTGCCTCAACGTGGCTTGAAGATGCTGCAAGGTCTGGCAACCTGTCTGATAATGCTAGAAGTCTTTTGAGGACATGGGGTGAGATTCTTAAAGTCTCGTTCAAGTACCGTCATGAGTATGTCAATACTCCTGGTCGAACAGAGTATGGTCTTGATCGTTGGGACGCTGGTTTCATTCAGGTGTACAACATGTGTTTCAGTACTGACCGATACCTTCCAGCAGCAAAGAAGGACAAGACCTTGCAGGACTTGTGGACAAGGTTCTGTGAGCAGCGACAGGCTCTTAGTGACTCTGTTGTTTCACAGTATAGAGAAGACACTGGTTTCTGATACTGAATCAGTTAGTAGATAGATGAAGGAGAACAACTTGGCAGAGAGCAAGACAAAGGAAGAGCGTCGCCAGGAAAGGCGTCAACGTGCAGCCGAGATGCGCAAGCAGGCAAAGAAGAAGGCCCGCCGGGACAAGATTGTCAGAGTATCGGCTCTTGTGTCTGTGATTGCCGTTCTGATTGGACTGACAGGATACATAGCGGTCACTGCTCACAACAAGAAGGACTCTGATGGCTGGACTCAGGCTGCCACGCAACTGACACCTAAGAACTTTGATGAGCATGGTGCTTTTCAAGTGAAGTCAGATAACTTGAAGAGTAACGCTACCAGAGTTGATGACTTCTTCGACCCTCTGTGTCCTGGGTGTGGTGCTGTGCATCGTGCTTCTGGTGACAGAATGAAGGAACTGGTGAAGTCTGGTTACATTGACCTGCGTCTGTCTCCTGTATCGTTCCTGGATGAGGCGTCAACAGACAAGTACTCAACTCGTGCTATCAACTCCTTCGTGACTGTTGCTGAGAACAGCCCAGAGCACGCATTGGAGTTTCTGTCAGCACTGTATCGTAAGGATTTCCAGCCTCAGGAGGGCACTCAGAACTATGGTCAGAAGCCAGTGACGGATCAGGCTCTTGTGGAGGCTGCTGTGGGTGCAGGAGTGCCAGCAGATGTTGCCAAGACTATTCCTGAGCATCGTTATGCTGACTGGATCAAGAAGACGTCTGAGAAGCAGGTGAAGAGATCTGACCTGTTCCCTGGTGGTTTCTCCACTCCAGCCATCTTCACTGGTGTCAAGTACAGTTCTGATGGCAAGGCTTCTGGAACGAAGATTGATTTCAAGAACAAGGACATCCTGAAGGCGTTCAACGAGGCGGTTGGTGTGAAGTAGCGCTTACACGCTATAGAGTCATGCATGATAGGTTGTGATCTGTGCAAGAGGGTTGATGTTGCACAGATCACAACTTTTCTGTTTGACATAGCAGGTGATAGCAGAGTAGTATGTACTCATCTGGAGATCATGACTGATTCTCTGGATTGGTACCTCAACATAACACTAACTACTTGTGCTGCATATGCCTCTGATAGAGCACTTTATGTAGCACCCGAACCAAGGAGAAGTACATGCGTCATCTGGTATCAGTCCAGACCATCACTGACATCACCCCTATCAAGAATGCTGATCGTATTGTCAACGCTCGTGTTCTTGGCTGGAACGTCATTGTCAAGAAGGATCAGTTCTCGACTGGCGACAAGATTGCCTACTTCGAGATTGACTCTCTTCTGCCTGAGACGGATTCTCGCTATGCTGCTTTCATGTCTCGTGGGGTTCGTAAGTACACCGATGAGGATGGTAACACCTCGTCTGGTCACGTCCTTCGGACTATGAAGATGCGAGGAGTGTACTCACAGGGTCTTATCATGGGTCTTGACGAGATCGGTTTTACTCAGGAGCAGATTGACTCTCTTCCTGTTGGTGCTGACATCACCAAGGAGGCTGGAGTCATCAAGTATGAGGAGCCGCTTCCTGCTCAGGCTGGTGTTATTGGTAAGTTCAACGAGGCTATGGCTCCCAAGTCGGATGCTGAGCGTGTGCAGTCGCTTGCTGAGCACTGGGACGAGATTCTTGGGCTGAAGTGGATTCCGACAGTCAAGGTTGACGGAATGTCGCAGACGTTTGCCAACATTGATGGTACGATTCACGCCTACTCTCGTAACTGGGAGATTCCTACTGAGAACACTCTTGGTTACCAGATTGCTGAGAGGGTTGGTATTACTGATGTGCTTCGTGAGCATCCTGGTATGTCTGTTCAGGCCGAGTTGCTTGGTCCTGGGATCCAGAAGAACCGACTAAAGTTTGATACCGCTACCTTGAAGGTGTTCGCAGTGTATCAGGACGGCGAGAAGGTGGATCGTGAGGACTGGGACGAGCGGCTGCTGAAGGTTGCTGTTCCTGCTCTGGGTGACGACTGGATGCCTCGTGGTACGATTGATGAGATGATCGAGAAGGTCGCTGATCTTCGTGACAACGTGACTAAGGGCTGCCGTGATGAGGGTATTGTGTTCCATCTGGCTGCTGGTCAGGAGGTTCCGATCTGGATGGACAGGAACCGGAACTTCAAGATCATTTCTAACAAGTACCTGACCAAGCACAACATCTGACACAAGCAACAAGAGAACCAAGCGTGAGAAGAACTTTTGAATCTTCTCACGCTTGGTTTACTGTTTGTCATAATTCTGTTTACTCTGCTTTGAGCATCTTCTATTGGTGGTTGACTTTTCTCACCTGAGAGTGTAGAATGTCACACGTCCTGATGTAGGAGAGATTACAGGGCATGGAGGAGAAGATATGAGACGTATTACAAACCAGGAGGCTGCTAAGTCACTGGGAACTGATGTTGAGTCACTGAAGAAGCAACTTCAGGGCAAGAAGAAGCGCAATGAGGCTTCTGTTAAGGCTCTTCCTGAAATCAATAACGATGAGGTTATCAAGCGTCGTATTCGTGATCTGACAACACCTAATGGATGGATCCGGAAACTCACTCAGGAGGAACTGGGTATCTTCACAGAGACCGTTCTCACGGCTGTGAATCGTACTCCTGTGTTCCGTGAGGGTTTTGCTCTGCTCTCTCCGTTTGTTGACGCTACTGCCGAGACGTGCTACACAGACAAGCACGCTCGTGTTGGTCTGTCGTACCGGTTCCTGTACGCTCTGGACCCAAGTACTCGTGCAACCTGGTTGACTCACGAGGTCATGCACCTTCTGAACAACCACTTCACTCGTTTTGCAACGGCTGGTGTTCGTGCTGCACGTGCTAACATTGTTGGTGACCTTGAGATTAACACGTGTCTTCACGCCAACCGCACCATGACAACAAGTCACATGCTTCTTCCACAGGACTACGACCTAAAGAAGTTCAAGACCATGGAGTGGTACAACGCCAACTGGAATGCTCAACTTGACCAAATCCTTAGTCGTGATGAGTCCAGGATGCAGCAGAGTGATGCTTCCTCAAGTCCCAGTTCTCCATCACAGGACAGTAGTTCAGGCGATCAGAGTTCGTCTGCTGAGGATGATGGAAGTCTGCCGGATCAGATGAGCGGTGGTGGCGGATCTGGTGACAGTGATTCTGACAACCAGGAGCAGCAGCCTCAGGACAACTCTGGCGGCAGTGGCTCTGGATCAAGTAGCAGTAGCCAGCAGTCTAGTGAGTCATCTCAGGGTTCAGGTGGTTCATCACAGTCTCAGCCTGACGAGTGGAGCGATCCCAGTGATAGCGATGGTTCTGGTCAGTCTCAGTCTGGATCTAGTAGCAGTCAGTCACAAGGATCTGGTAGTTCTGGATCTGGTAGCCAGTCTGATGACAGTGACTCAGGAGATGGTTCCCAACAAGGAGACAGTGGGTCCTCTAGTTCCTCTCAGAACGGGAACAACAACAGTAGTGACACTGACCCAAGTTCCTCTCAGAGCGGAAATAACAGTAATGATGCCAATTCTGGTTCTTCTCAGGGTGATGCTTCCGATCAGTCTCAGAATGGTTCAGGAAGTGGTGGTCAGCAGGAAGATGATGGTGACGACAATGAGCAGAGTGGTAACTCTGGTGGTGGTTCCTCGTCTAAGAAGAAGCGTCGTGGTAGTAGGATCCAACTAGGCTCTGGCACTGATTTCTCGTCTCTTGGTCCTCAGTCTGGTGGATCTAACGGCCAGCAGCCCAATTCCAATGACAGTGGCTCAGGTGGTGGCAGTGGCGACCAGCAGGGCGATCCCAGTGGTGACGGAGGCGGTTCTGCTGGTGATGGTCAACAGAGCGACGGAGGACAGTCAGGAAATGGTTCTGGTTCTTCTGGTCAGAACCAAGGGCAGGATTCTGACTCTGAGGGCGATAGCGGAGACGGTCAGAACCAGCAGTCTGACAAGATCAGTGAGAGCAATGACCGTCTTGCTGAGGACATGAAGAGCAAGAACACAACTGGTCCTAGCGAGAAGAGCATGACATGCGACACTTCGAATGACCTTCGTGAGCAGGCTGCTGATGCTGCTGGTATCGAAAGAAAGTCCAGTGCCACACAGGCTGCTGCTCGTGACAGCGTAAGGACCAGGATTGTCCAGGATCAAAACTCCCGCAACCAGTCCTCTGATGGCTCTGGCGATGAGTTCCTGATGCTTGCCCTGAAACTGATGGGTACTCCTAAGGTCAAGTGGCAGACCATTCTCCGTCAGAGTATTGCTAAGGCTTATGGCGAGATTATGGCTGGTAAGACGATTCGTACCTATCGTCGTCCAAATCGTCGTTTCGGTGGTGGTAAGAACCAGCCTATCTTCAGGGGATCGTCTGCTATCAAGCCTACTGTAATGATTGGTATTGACTCGTCCGGGTCTATGTCCAACCCTGACTTCTCAGCAGCCATTACTGAGGTCGTGTCCATCATCAAGGGCGCCAGCAAGACCAAGGGCGGCGTTGAGATGTTCTGCATCGACACAGATGTCAAGAGCATTGAGGTTGTCAATAACGTCAATAAGTTGAATCTTTCTGGTGGTGGAGGAACATGGATGCACTCTGGGTTTGAGTTCATCAAGTCTCTGCCCAACAAGAAGCAGCCTGACATCTTCATTCTGGCGACAGACGGATACCTTGCTGATGAGGACTGGGAGCAGATCTATCATACAGTCACAGATCCTTCAACGAAGTTCAAGACAGTCATCCTTATCACTCAGAAGGAGAGTTACAAGAACTGTCCGATGAAGTTGAAGCAGGCCACAACAGTCATTGACATTCACACCGAGAAGTACAATGACTGAGACAATCTGACAAACAGGTCAGCAACTACTGGAAGGTCACCTCTAGCACACTCCACTTGTTCACTCAAGAACAGAATGTGCATACAGAGGTGACCTTCCTCATACTTTCGTTAAGATTGACTATGACAGAGAAATCTTAGTGAAAGTGGTTGAAAATGCCTGTAAATGAGCGTGTTGCACAACTTGAGAAGATCTTCAAGGAGATGAACAAGGACAGTCTGTTCTCTGATCAGTACTCTGATGATGAACTGATTGTCAAACTGGGTAATCGCCCAAGTAAGCGCGTACCGACCATCTCCTCTGGAAGTGTTGTACTTGACGCAAAACTCGGAGGAGGGTTCGGTCGTGGACGTGTTGTGGAGATCTATGGTCCTGAGTCGTCTGGTAAGACAACTTTCGCTCTGACTGCTGTAGGTAACGTGCAGTCCGAGGGCGGTACGGCACTGTTCATTGACGCTGAGAACGCTCTGGATCCTGTGTACGCGAAGAAACTGGGTGTTGACATTGACAACCTGTTCGTTGCCCAGCCTTCTGCTGCTGAGACTGCTCTGGATCTGATTGTCAAGGCTGCTGAGTCCAGGGGTGTTGACATCATTGTTCTTGACTCGGTTGCTGCTCTGATTCCTCGTAAGGAGTTGGAGGGTGTCGCTGATGATCAGACTATCGGTGTTCTTGCCAGGCTGATGTCCAAGATGCTGAAGAGGATTGTTCAGGTTGCTGCCAACACAGGAACAACTGTGATCTTCATCAACCAGACTCGTGAGAAGATTGGGGTCATGTATGGTAACCCTGAGACCACGACTGGTGGAAACGCCTTGAAGTTCTACTGTACTCAGCGTATCCGTATGTCTCGTGGTAAGCCGATCATGGAGGGTAAGAACACCATTGGTCTAACACTGAAGTTCAAGATTGTCAAGAACAAGATTGCTCCGCCGTTCGCTGAGGGTGAGACAGTTCTTTCCTACGGTCATGGTATCAACCTGGCTGCTGAGATTGTTCTGGTTGGTCCTGACTACGGAATCATCACCAAGAATGGCAACACCTTGTACGAGACCGAGACTGGTGAGAAGTTGGGTGTTGGTCGTGCTAAGGCCACTGCCACTATTGAGAGTGACCCATCCATCCTGGTTCGTCTCAGGAAGGCTCTGAAGAAGAGCATCGAGGAGGCCGATGAGGATCCCGTCTCGTCTCAGGATGATGAGGATGATGCTCCAGAGGCAGTAGATGATGAACTGGCTCAGGATGAGCAGTACATTGAGGATGCTGACGAGGAGTGAGATACATCACTGACCAGAAATACCAGTTGACCTGAGGAGTTCTCTCGGGAACTGATGTTTTTGCTGGTCAGAGCATATTTGAAGAAGTCCTGTGTGCAATCTTCTGTGAGGGGTTGCACACAGGACTTCTTTGTGATAGTGTTCACTCACAAGTTGATAAGAGATTTTCGTCACTAGGGAAGAGGAGAGCCAGAATGACGAACAACACAGATCAGAACCAGAAGTCTTTCAAGAACTACGGCGCCTACACCATGGCTGAGGGCATCCTTCGAGCAAACATGGATGCACTCAGGGCCGTCATGATGGTCTCTGACCCTGGTATGACTAAGACTGCTACTGTTCGGTCTATTGCTCAGGAGATTGGATACGATCTGGTTACGATTATCGGGTCCCGTATGCAGCCTGAGGACGTGAGCGGATTCCCGACTCGTGGTGAGATCGTCATTGAGGACCTGCATCTTGGAACCAAGGAGATTGACTCATTCGTCAGTTCAATCAATCCTCACACCATCAAGAAGGAGAGGCGTGGGGATCAGGATGTTCGAGTGATTCCTGTCACTGAGTACGCTCCCCAGTCGTGGCAGGTGTTCATCCAGGAGCGTCGTAAGGTCATCTTGTTCTTTGATGAGTTCTCCAACACGTCGCCAGCAACTCGTGCATCACTTCTGTCGCTGGTTCAGGACCGACAGTTCCCTAACGGTGACTTCTTCCCGGATGAGGTCATTATCGTTGGAGCAATGAACCCGACTGAATCCGCCGCTGATGGCTATGAGATGGACATGGCGACAGCCAACCGTTTCGCGTGGCTTCGATGGATCCCTGACAACTTCAAGTGGCTGGAGGGAATGAAGACAGCCTGGGGCAGGGTTGCTGAGGACTCCAACGAGGGTAAGTGGCGCTCATTCATTGTTCGGTTCCTTGAGGAGAACCCTGGTCTTATTCACAAGATGCCAGACATCAATGAGACCGGTACAGACGGAGCTAAGGCAGTCTACGAGAAGGACCTGACTGACCCGTCCACACGTACTGCCGCTATCAACGCATGGCCGTCATACAGGACATGGGATGAACTTGCTCGCGTTCTGGACATGATTGACGCTGACAAGGATCGAGCTAACTTCGTTATTGACGGACTCGCAGAGTCGAATGTCGGTCTTGAAGGATCTGTGAAATTCCGTGAGTTCCTGACACGTAACGGTGCTTTGAATGTCGTGGAGATTATCAAGAACCCGAAGTCTCTGTCTGATGCTGAGTGGCGTCGTCTGTCACAGAACGACTTCCAGACTATTCTGAACGCTGCTGTGAATCCTGAGATTATCAACAAGGATCTCTACGCCAACTCTATTGAGATCTTCAATACGCTGATCAGGATTGAACGAGAGTCTTTCGGTGCCTCTCAGTTGCAGGCTTTCCTTGGAATGCAGAACTCGTTTAAGGGTCTGACCAAGAAGGAGAAGGAGTTCTTCAAGAAGGAGACAATGAAGATCGCAGCAGCGTTCTCGAACCTGACAGCAGAGCGTCAGATTCGCATGGCTAAGTAGGACACTACAATCCTCATCCTCTTTGGTGGTGCTGGTTTATCGGCCAACAGAGGAACGACAATGGGGTCAGCCATTCCAGCACTGACGCTGGCTCCAGAAGATCTCGAGAGTAGTACAGTTCTCTCCTCCTAGTACTGCTCTTGAGGTCTTCTTTTGTTGACACAGATTGTCAGTGCGTGTTCTTTGCGTATGGGATTCTTTAGGTAGTTATGAGCAAGCAGGAGAGATGACTTGTTAAGATGGATTAGCAGATATGTTGTTCGTTCTGCATGGAGACATATTGTAGTTTGATGTTAATTTGTTTGCTTTGAGGGGTGGAAATGAGCCAGGAGGACTTCTACGACAGTGACTCTGTTCCACCAGGCTTCTCTCTGGATGATGACGAGTTGCTGTCTCTTCCTGGAGTAGATCAGGAGAACTATCCTTATGACGCTTCTCACTACTCACAGTACAGCAACGAAGAAAGCAACCAGGACGATGACTCTGAGTTGGATGCAGCAGTAGAGAAGAATGATCAGGTTAGGGATAGTGTCTCTAGCGAGAACGTAGACACTGATACTGAATCTGAAGGTCACCCAAACAGTCATCAGTCAGAGCAAGACTCATCTGATTCAAACAACTCCAGCAGGAACAGCACATCGTCTCAGTCAGACGAAAGTCATGAGCCCTCCTCCAAGAGCAACAAGTCTGCATCACGATCTACTAAGTCTCGCTCTTCAAGCAGTAGTTCTAGCAGAAGTGACTATGACCCGTATGAGATTGCTCAGAAAGGTCTTGTCGCCAGTCTTCTGTATGATGACATTGATGCTGACCGTGTTCTAGAGATCATTGATGAGGATGACTTCAGTGTCGCCTCGTATCGTGAGATCATGGCGTCAATTGCTCGTCTGATACGCTCTGACGAAGCAGTTTCTGTGACAACTGTAGGCGCAGACTTAGAGCAGCATGGAAGACTGAAGAATGTTGGTGGTCTTCGTGAACTCTTCTCTCTCAGGGTCAAAGGAGAGGCCGCCAGGCTTGAAGCAACGCCTGTTACATACGCTAGAATCATTCGAGAGTACTCGTCCAAGGAGACCATCAGACAGGCTCTCAAAGAGGCTCAGAAGACCCTTGTAGGCGATTCTGGGGTATCTGCCAGCCAAAGCATCTCAGAGATTCAGGATACTCTGAACCAGGAACTTCTGAAACTGTCTGATGACTCCAAGACTGTCAGTGTAGCGAACTTCGTTGAGGACTATGATCTCATTCTTGATGAGCGTAAGAGGCTCAGCGAGGAGAACAAGGAACTGGGAATCGAAGGACTACAAGGTATACCTACTCTGGTACCATCATTGAACAGGTTTACTGGTGGATTCATGCCAGGTCAGTTCATCACTGTGGCCGCTAGAACTGGTGTTGGTAAGTCTGTCTTCGCTGTCATGCAGGCTATCGCTGCTGCTGAGGCCGGGTACAGTGTCATGTTCTTCTCTCTCGAGATGAGCCATGAGGAGATCGTCAACCGTATCGTCGCAAACATGAGCGGAGTTCCACTGAACAAACTCAAGAGCGGTCTTCTGTCTGATGAGGATCGTAAGAAGGTCTTTGAGACTACCAAGCGTCTGAGAGAACTGAAGATTCATATTGACACCGATGACAAGATCTCGATTGACACCATCCGTTCAAAGGCTCAGAAACAGGCCACAAGCCCTGACGGCTTGGACATGATTATTGTTGACTACCTTCAGTTGGTTTCTTCTCCAAGAAGGTACACGAACCGTCAGGAGGAGGTCGCCTCGATCTCCAAGGACATGAAGCGTATGGCTCGCGCTCTTGGTATTCCTGTCATGTCTCTGGCTCAGTTGAACAGGAAGCAGGGTGGAGACGATGACGGCGAGGATGTCATGCCAACCCTTGACAACATCCGTGAGTCTCACGCTATCGCTCAGGACTCCGATGTCATTATCCTGCTTCACCGTGACACGAAGACTGACAATACTGTTGGTATTACCAAGATTATTCTTGCCAAGCAGCGTGATGGTGTATCAAACAAAATCATCAATTGCCACTCCAATCTCGCTAACTCCATGTTCCGTGAGATTAAGAAGGAGAAGGATGTTTCTCATTCTGACTTCTCAGATGACGACCTGGAATCAGAGAGCGACTATGTTGGCGGAGATGACGGATTTGACGACGATCTGGATGATTTTGACGAGTTTGACTCAGATGATGACGAGTTTGGAGACATCGATCCAGACTTCTAAGGTGTGACATTGACATCATCGTGTGCTATAATTGTGAGGCACAACTCAGTGATAGATACATCAGTGAGAGGTATCTCATACACCAGAGATTTTCTTGCAAAATTGGTAGTTTTTCTGAAAGACAGGAAGGGATGGGTTTATGACAGGTCGTGGTTATGTACTGAACAGGCATGTGCCATCCAGGAGAAACCCTGAGCACCAAGGCCAGCCTTCCCTGTTTGATGGGGTGGACGATGAAATTGAACACAACAACCTCACAGATGACTCCAAGGCAACAAACTTCCTAAGCCGTTTTCATGAGTTCATTGATCCTGTGAGCAAGTACTCGTCATATTTTGAGACGTCTGCTATGGGAATGGACCATATCTTTAGAGAAGTTAAAAGATTCTACATCAAACTGGTTCTCGAGAATGGTTGGAGCGAGCGAAAGTACGTCTACGCTGTAGAGTCTGTGTTCTACAGCAAGCAAACTATCACAGCAATTTCTCTTGACATTGCTGGTAGACGATACGACCGAGAGTACCCACAGAACTAAGGGAGATGATTGTGACTGCTTCTGACTTCTCTTTAGCCGTGAGTAGCCTTCCTGAGGTTACTGAGGGTGTTATTCGCCATAACAGACCAGACTATGGTAAGTTTGGTGATGCTATCAGGCGTTATGACAGTCTGTATGAAGGCGTGGAGAAGAAGCAGCAGTTCCGTCTCAGGAAGAAGGGTCTGAGGATCTGGGATGATGTGGTTTCAGAAAGGTTCCCTAACGACTCAGATAGACCAGTAACACTGAGTTCTATTAGGTCTGATGCCTCTGTCTCTGTCAAGAAACTGGTTGACAGCAGAAAGGTTCCTTACTTGTGGATTGCTGGAGGTAACGAGAAGGAGAAGATGCTTCTTGCTTATGCTGCAGTCAGACGTATGGTAGGTAAAGGCGTGGTTTCTCCATCTAACGTGAAGACTCTCTCAGAAGAGCAGATTATCTCATTTGGGAGATCCGGTTTTGATGGTAACAGGAGACTTGAAGAGATTCTGTCGTCAAGAATGTCTGCTCTGATTGTTGAAGGGCTTGGTTCTAAGAATGGGCTTCATGGAACAATGGAGAAGCCCTCTGTTGAGCGTGTGATAGAGCACATTTACTCCAACCCTGTTCCAGTTGTTGTGACGTCTGTCAGTACACCCAAAGAGATGGACAGAAGTCTTAACAGTCCTGCCGGTAGCAAGATACTGAGCATGTTTGGTGACTCAGTAGTCTTTCTTGATGATTTTTGTGAGGATTCACGAAGAAAAAGAAGGTCAATTTATAGTGGTTCTCCATCACAACATCCAGGAGCCAGTGATGACTTTTTCTGAGAGGTAAATAGTACACTCTGAATGTTGCTGATTTGTCACTAAAGTATTTTTATCTCCTGACATCACGACAGATATGATACAATTCACATTAGTAAGTTGTAGAGTATGATGTGTGAGGGTTGGTTCTAGGTGGCTCTTCTGGATAACTACCACAGGATGAAGAACGCTGTAGACGTAGGTGTTGACGACTTTTTTGCTGACTCACCGATTACAGTGGGTCGAGACAAGAAGGTCTCCAGAACAAAGGGCGGGCACCTTTCCTATGTGATGAGAAACATAGGTGTATTTGTTCTGGTTTCCTGTCTTGCTGGTGCTCTCATGTCAGTGTGGCCTGTGATGGCTCTTTCTGGGACTGCACAGGTAGTTGAACCAGCAGCAGAGTACTGGAAGAGCCTGCCTGAGAACCTGGACGACATTGAGATCGGACAGAGGAACACTCTCTATGACATCAATGGGAACAAGTTTGCTGAGGTGTGGTCAGAGAACAGGACGACACTGACGGATCTCAACCAGATCAGCGACTATGCCAAGAAGGGTCTGATTGCTACTGAGGACAAGGATTTCTTCAAGCACAAGGGTTTCTCTCTGAGAGGTACTGCTCGTGCTGCTCTGTCCTCTTCTGGTGGTGGTTCAGGTATCACTCAGCAGTTGGTGAAGAACCTTCAGTTCTACAACCTTGCTGGACGAGAGAAGCAGGGCCAGGCGGTTGAGGCCACTGTTGGTCGCAAGGTTCGTGAACTCAAACTTGCCATGGGTTATGAGAAGAATCACTCAAAGAACGAGATTCTGCTCACATACTTCAACACTGTAGCGTTTGGCTCTCCAACGACCTACTCGATTGAGACGGCCAGTCAGTACTTTTTTGGTAAGAGTGCTAAGGATCTGGATCTTGCTGAGTCTGCTGTTCTGGTTGGTAGCGTGCAGAATCCAGCCAGGTTCAACCTCGATGACCCTGACACCTTCAAGGACAAGTACAAGGCTCGTCAGAAGGATGTCCTTAGCAGGATGGTGTCAGAAGGGTACATCACACAGAAGGACGCTGACGCTGCTTATGGCGAGGATCTGAAACTCGTCTACTCCAAGTCATCTAACGGTAATTGTACGTCTAGTGCCTACCCTTACTACTGTGAGTATGTGATGGACTTTCTGTCAAAGTCTCCTCGTCTTGGTGAGACTCAGGAGGAGAGAAACGTCATCCTTCAAAAGGGAGGGCTGCACATTCACACATACTTAGACCCGAACGCCATGTCTATCGTGAACGCTCAGTTGCAGCAGGACTATGGTAATGACAACCATCTTGCTGCTCCAACTGCTGTTGTTCAGCCTGGTACTGGAGGAGTTCTGGCTATGGGGGCCAACAGGGACTATGGAACAGGTGAAGGGCAGACGACTGTCAACCTTCCTCTGCACGCAACAGGCTCAGGATCTGTGTACAAGATGTTCACTCTTGCAACAGCGTTACGTGAAGGATTCACAGAGAACGATCTGGCATTCTCTTCTCGGTGCCCGCTGGTTGACCCTGACTATGACACTCCTGGGGGCGGTATCACCAACTCTGACTCCTGTGCTCTTCAGGGTGGTTTCATGGACTACCGCAGGGCTACAGCGCTGTCGTCAAACACCTGGTTCTCTGAGTTGGAGATCAAGGTCGGAGTTGAGAAGGTCAAGGAGTTCAGTGCATCGGTCGGTCTGTCAGCACCAGACACTATCTCGTCACGGTCTCTGGCTTACACGCTTGGTGTGACAGAGAACTCTACTGTTGACATGGCTGCTGCGTTTGCAACCTTCTCCAATGGTGGTGTGTTCTGTCCTGCGACCCCGGTGTCGTCATACACCTATGCTGATGGCAGTAGTCCAGTGGTTCCAGACACTTACGACCCTAAGTCTGACTCTTGCAGGCGTGTGCTGTCTGAGAAGGACGCTGGTACTGTTCTGAAAGCCATGAGAGCAAACGTCTCTGGTGAGATTCCTAACGCCTTTGGTAACAAGTTCAACACTCCTGGTTATGACACTGCTGCCAAGTCTGGTACGAACCAGTTGTACAACAGCACGTGGGCAGTTCTGTCTGGAAACTTCTCAGTGTTCTCCAACCTGTATGACCCGAATGACTTCACTGAGGGAATGGATCCAACAACCTACCGTGGAGGCACCTATCGCTGGTGGGATCATGTGATTGGGTACACAGGACGAGACATTATGACATCACTTCTCAGTACAGAAGGCTACAAGCCGTTGAAGTACAACAGTGACGACGACTCTATGACCGAGGTTCCGGTTGAGACTCGTGACTTTGTGACCATTCCGTCTGTCATTGGTATGCAGCCAGCACAAGCGCTGTCCACCTTGCAGGCCACTGGCTTCCCTGTGCACCTGAGCAAGGAGAAGAAGTCAGCACCAAGTCAGTACCCGTCCGGCGTCATCGTGGAGCAATCGGTCAAGGCTGGAACACAACTGCCTGTTGGTAGCAAGAAGGAAATCACTATCTACGAGTCCAAGTGATGAACAACAAACATGATGAGCCGGGTTTGGTTCACCTGTCTGTGGTGCCAACCTGGCTCATGTGTTGCGTCGTTAAGATGTGATCAGAGTTACAACAAATACGTTTTAGAAGGGGATGCTCAACCATGACAGCAACCGCAAACATTCTCAACGACTATGACAAGTACCTGAACTCGCTCATGCAGGCGCGTCAGAGTCTTGTTGACAGGCACCACCAGATTGATGAGGAGATTGCTGCTCTGAAGAAGGAGCAGGCTCAGATTGATGAGCACCTGGGGAAGGTATCGTTCCAGGAGTCTTTCGACCTGTCGTCTCTCAGTGTTGACAAGAAGGTGTATCGTAGCGAGAAGAAGATCTCTGAATCTGGGTCTGTTGCCACATCCAAGGATTCAGAGGTAAGCGAGCCCGTTGATGAGACACATGAAGCCAATGAGGAGGAAACTGTATCTGAGTCAGATAATGTTGGCAGTGTTTCTGATGACACAGATGACGAAGGGTCTGTTGTCCAGCAGGAGTTTGACCTGAGTGCTGCTATCAAGGAGTCTGAGAAGCCTGTTGAGGAACCTGAGTCAGACATTGATGATGACCTTGGTCTCAGTGAGGTTGAGTCAGACGACTGGAGTGATTTGTCTCAGGATGAGGGTGGCAAGGATGATGCATCTGATTCTGACAGCAACGAGTCAACAGATGTAGACACCAAGAAGATAGACATTAAGAACACCTCTGATGACAAGAAGAGTGACGAGGAAGACAAGCCTAAGAAGACCTCTGCTCGCCGCCGCCGCTCTGCATCCAGCCAGTCCCGCCCAAGCAGCCGTCGTAAGGCCAAGAAGGATGACTGGCAGTCAGATCCAGAGTTTGACACCTCTGAGGACATTGAGCACATTGACTTTGGTTTCTGATTATCTTTCTTAACAGAGCCAGTTACTCAGTTTAGGTATTTTGTAGGGAGAAACATTGAAACTCAAGGCTGATTCCAAGAGTCTTTCGGACGCTATCTCTTGGGCTACGAAGAACTATGACAAGCGTGACAGTGGGGCGCAGGTTCTGCTTGAAGTCAGGGCGGATGGAAACTGTACCCTGTCATGCTTTGGTGAGACGTTCCTCAGTTCACGGTTTGATGTGACCTCTGTTGATCTGAGCGGCGAGAGGAAGAATCAGGAGATTGTTTCCTATCCTCTTGACGGACAGTTCATTCAGCGTCTTTCTGCTACTCTGCCAAAGAAAGGTGAGGTTTTTATCTCATCATCCGCTTCGTCCTTGAACATTGCTACACCAAATGGCAGGTTTACTGCACCAGTGCTCAGCAACAGACCAAAGAAGACTCCAGAAATCCGCTACCTTGGTGAGGTTGATGACAATGTATTCTTTGCCTTGATGCAGCGTCTTGCAAGAGCCTGCTCTACTGAGGAGGGCAGTAATCCAGCCTTGAACTCTGTCGATCTTGGGTTTGAGAACAACGACACACTGCGGATGTTCTCAACTGACAAGTACGCCATGGTCGAGTCAAGGATAGACTTCTCTCCTGCTGATGACACCTCAAAGTCTGCTGTCATGTCTGAGGGCTACGCTCTTGTTCCTCATCGTCAGGCTTCCATGATTTCTCCAACTAAGGGAATTACTGCTCCGGTCAGTATCATTGAAGAGGTCGTCTCTCGTGGTTCAGGACGGTTCGGGTACGAGTTTGGTGATGGAAGGATGGTGCTGTTTCCACTGCTTGATGCTAAGAGGACTTCTCCTGCCACTATTGAGTCCATCAAGAGCACGAATGAGAAGACTGTCAAGTACTCTGTGACAGCGCCTCTGAAGGAACTTGTTTCTGCTGTCAGGACTGTTGCCAACCTCTCTTGGGAGGAGAACGACATCAAGTTGACTGGTAAAGGTGACAGCATCTATGTGTCTGACCTTGGTGAACGGAACAAGATTAAGGTTCAACTTGCGGACGGAGAGTTTGATGATGAGGAGTTCTACCAGAAGTCGTTCGTCATCACGGTTCTTCTGGGCGCTCTGACATCACTGACCTCTGAGTACGTCAGGATTGGGTGTGGGCCGAATGCCTACATCTTCAATCCTGTCAATGAAGATCAGGTTGATGAGAGTACCTGGTCCATGGCTGCTGCTCGTAGGTGAGTAGATGCTGCTGTCAACTGTGAGTCTTCTCTTGGCATCTGCTGCTCCGTCTTTGATTCTTCTGCTGGTCTCACTAATCAGAACACCTGAGTGGATCTCTGGTAGTGGTACATTGCAGACATGGAGACGGACATCTGTTCTGGCTGCTGCAACAGGTTTTGCAACTGCTGCTTTATTTGGAGTCCTTGTGCTGGTAACACACACGATGGCGATTCTCCCTGTTGCTGTACTGACATCTGTTTCCACAAGTTTGCTTGGGTTTGTCTCAGTGCAGTCAGGATGGACAGACTTCAGGTTCAGGAAGGCTGACAGATGGGTTCTTCGTGCTGCTCTACTTGTGTCTGCTCTGTCAAGTGGCATATACATGCTTGCCTACAGAAACGAGACCGATTTGTGGCTATGGCTTCTGATTGTTCTTATCTCACTGGTCGTGTTCCTGATTCCAGCAGTTGGCAAGTCTGATGCACGAGTAATTACTCTGGTCTGTCTGGCTGCTCTACCTGTTACTGGTCTGTGGGTGTTTCAGTTTGTATTCTTGTTGGTTGCAGCACTGTCCATCATTTATTCGATGTCTACTGCACCAAAGGGATCCAATATAAAGGACACTTTGACCAGAAAAGTAAGTGTGCCTATGGTTCCTCTGATTGCCGCACCTTTTGCTCTTTTGTGCATTGTGCCCGTTTTTATGTGATAGTTCCTACTATTTTAGGAATCATTGATATTCTTGTTTATTTCAACAGGCGTTTTGTCTTTTACCACTTCTGAAAAGGTGAGTTTATGAACGACATTCTGGATACACTGGACGATCTTGATGACGAGGAGTCTCAGGACTATACAGATGATGACTTTGGTCTGGGTGGTTTTTCAACAGACATGATGTCGCCTGAGAATGTTCTTGATACTGATCTTGCAGCAGGGATTGATGACATTCTGGCCTCTGAGGGGCAGATGGGTGAGACTGAGGCCAGAGAGATTACGGAGGCTATCAGAGCGGCTGCTACTGCCACATATGTTCTTCTGGCGCGCGCTCATGAGGGAAAGGCTTACTCTGCTCTTGGGTATGAGACATGGGCTGAGTATGTTCGCATGGAGTTTGAGATCTCGCCTCAGCGTTCATACCAGTTACTTGATCTGTCTAAGGCTGTCAAGATGATTGAGTCAGCCACACCTGACGGTACTGACATCAAACTCACAGAGGCTCAGGCCAGAGACATCAAGCGTGAACTTCCTCGTATTACTGAGCGTGTTCATGAGGAGACCAAGGATCTTCCTCCTGAAGAGGCTCGTGACAGGGTGAACGAGATTATCCGTGAGGAGCGCGAGCAGGCCAAGATCGAGGAAAAGGCCGTCAAGAAGCGTGAGGAGGAACTTGCTGAGGCTGAGGAGGAGGGCTATCGAGCGGGACTTGAGGCGGCTGCTGACGCCCTTCTGGAGGCTGATGCAGAGAGGCAGGCTGTCAACGATCCTGATGATGGTCTGGTTGACACAGAGGTTGCGGGTAATCCCCCTAGTCCAAATACCTCGAAGTTGATGCACGATTTCGTCAATGTTCTTCTCATGGTTCAGAGAATGCCTGACCCTCAGGAAGTGTGTGACCTCATCTCTGATGAGAGACTGGATGACTTTGCTGACAAGGTGAATGATGCTGCTGGATGGATGAATCGTCTTGGAAATCTTCTTGATCTGAGGTACTGATTCTTGTATCTGCTGAAAACAGAATATGGATTCTTTCTGTCGCTGATGGATTCTTTGGTTAAAGTGTCCTCAGCGATACTTTTTGTGCCTGACCTATTGAATGTCAGTCAGTCAAAACAACTAGGAGAATGTCAATGGCGCTACTGAGCAACAGGGAGATTGAGATCCTTGAAGAGGTCGGTTTTCAGGGGACCGAGGAAGAAGGACGTGCTGCTCTGGACGGTGCTGTTCAAGCCGCAGAGGATGAGTACGACCACAACAAGGTTATTGTTCCTCTGAATCGTGATGACAAGTGGTCCTGGACACACTATGAACTTCCTCGGAAGATCAAGGACACCATTGACAACATGGCTACGTCACTACTGGATCCCAAGAAGCGGAAGGTGGTTGTCTATGGTCATCCACTGACGGGCAAGACGTACCTTATCCATCAACTTGCTCAGCATGTGAACAACTACACCAGGCATCTTAAGAAGCATCCTGGCGAGATTCACTTCTACCGCGTGAGTTCACAGATTCTTGTCGCTGCCTCTGAGCAGGTGGGTGTTGAGAGCATTGAGGACTTCATTGACTTCATCTGTGCACATGAGTGCCTGTCAGAGGATCAGGTGTGTCTGGTCACAGAGGAGGTGGATCTGGCAACAGCGCTGATGCTGACTGAGACTAGTGCCAGGATTGTTGTTGAGATGTCCTATGGCGGTCTGCAGGCGGTTATGGACTCTGAGGGTAGTGGTAAGACCAAGGTCTGGATGTCTCTGGACTACTACGACACAGAAGAGTGCCTGTCACTGAGTGTTGAGGACATGTCATACGTTCTTGGAGAAGCAACCGCTCTTGACGCTGCTCTATTCTTCAAGAGCAAACTGGTTGACTCAGAGATGGAGTCGTTGGAACTGCCCAAGAAGATCATCAGCCGTGCTGTACTGAAGAACAAGGATCTGTTGACAAAGGACAAGAAGAACCGTGAGGTCCTGGTTGCACCATTTGGAGTGTGGTCAGAGGTCATCAGGTCAGTGTGCTCTCTTGCTAGTTTCTCACGCTCATCAGAGTTCAGGACCAAGAAGGGCAACTTCTCTATCGCTGCACTGACGGACAAGGTGATGGAGAACTGCGAGGAGATCTTCAGTCCATTCACAGAGGATGACAGTGACAACCACATCATTGTCTCTGGTAACGGAGACATGCCAGTGATGTTCAGGATTGCTACCTCAGCAGAGGAGGACGAAGAGCCGCAGCAGAAGGAGATCAAGCCTCTTTCCTACAACACTCCTCAGTCTGTCCTAAAGACCCTGAAACAGAACGTTATCGGTCAGGACTCCGCTATCGACGCTGTTGTCAGAGGTCTACTGGTTCCAATGGCTGGCATGAGCAGAGGTAATCGTCCACTCAGGTCGTACCTGTTCTGTGGTCCAACCGGCGTAGGTAAGACTGAGACTGCTTCTGTGCTCTCCAAGTGTCTTGCCAAGGAGGATGTGAACCTTGTCAGGATTGACATGTCTGAGTTCTCTGAGCATCACGAGGCGGCAAAACTGTTCGGCGCGCCTCCTGGATATGTCGGTTACGAGTCTGGTGGTATCCTGACCAGCGCTGTTATTGAGAATCCTCAGTCGATCATTCTTCTGGATGAGATTGAGAAGGCTCATCCTGACATCTGGGACGCTTTCTTACAGATTCTTGATGCTGGACGTATGACTGACGGTCAAGGTCGTGTTGCTGACTTCACTAACAGCATCATCATCATGACGTCCAACATCGGTGCCTCTGAGGCTGCTAAGACGGCATCAGGTTTCTCTGTCCTGTCTGACGCTGAGGCTTATCTGGACAGGAAGGCCCGTTCTCAGAGCACTGTCACCAAGGCCATCAAGAAGACCTTCAAGCCAGAGATGATCAACCGTATTGACGAGATTGTCTTCTTCAATGAGTTGGACAAGAGTACTATCAAGAAGATTGTTCTCAAGGAGATTAACGGCATTAGTTCACGTATGCCTAAAAAGCAGACTCTCGGTAGTATTCCTAGTGATATTGTCGAGGAAATCCTAAGCAGGTCGAACGTCACTGAGTATGGTGCTCGTGAGGTTCAGCGTGTGGTCAGAAAGTCAGTTGAGGATACTATTGCAGAAGCAATTATTCTGGGGAAAAAGGCACCTGGAACAGTCAAACTGGCTATGAGTGACGGACAAATCACTGCCTGCCTCAGCCCAGCAGCAAGACAACGAAAGAAGAAGTAATTCATATGGCATTCGATTTCAGAAACCTTGATGTTGAACCGTTGGACAAGCAGTTGGAGTCTGCCGCCATGGGTGAGGAGCACTTGCCTGGAGACAGTGATGCTGCTATGTTCTCTGGTTCTCCAGCACATGCTCCATCCGCTTACAGTGCAGCACCTCAGACCGCTCCGTCAGCCATGAGCGCTCCGTCTCCTGCTGCACAGCAGCCCATGCCACAAAATGACTATGTGACCACGGATGAGTCCTACAGTACAGACTCTTCTGGTGATAACAACGAATGGGATCAGCAGGATGTTGAAGTTCCTTCTGGATCACACTCATACCAGAACACAACTACTGATCAGCCAATTTCAGAGGAGGAGGCCAGCAGGATTCTCTATGAGGACACTGAGCCTGAGACTTATGGCAATCAACAGTACGTCAACTCTCCTGCTGAGCCAGAACAGTTTGCACAGCCGTTGGTTCCAGCTGGTAACGAGTCACCTACTGTAAACGAGTCCAGTAGTTCTGCAAGCAGTGTTAAACCTGGAATCCACTTTAAGCGTGAGTCTGACCAGATTGCTGACGCTGACCGGGTGATTCGAGTTCTTGACGCCTATCGTGCTCTGACGGCCATCGAGAAGTCTGTTGCAGCACAGTTCGTCCTCAACTCAACAGATGTTGACACCAGTAATGAGCCAGAGATTGTTGTCAAGGTTATCAACTCTGATGCCATGCTTGGTATCACTATGAAGAACATTCGTGAGATGGCCTCTGAGAAGGATCGTGTTGAGAGGGTATTCATGGTTCTCAGACTTCCTGATGACCAGTTGGACTCCCTTGGTGAGATCATCCAGTCCGTCAGTGACAGTAAGTTCGAGACGACTCTCAGGTCGGATCGTATTGGATTCGCCAAGGAGGTTGAGGCGGCTATTGACAGCCTGGAGAACGACATTGTCTCATACATCTCAGCAACAGAAGGTGTTCTTGCTGCTGCTAGTGACAACTAGTTAAATCCATAACTCTTACCTACCACTAGAGTTGGTCTGCTGAAATCGTGTTCTATCCACTTGCTGAGATGAGCAGGTACACTGGATAAGCACAACAGACCAATTCTATTCTTTTTGTTCTTCTTTGTCACACATAACACTCAAATTATTGTTGTTTATGTGACACGCTTCACCTGATTGTTGTTAAAATAAGGACTATGAAGATTGACTTTGACTTAGCAGACCTAGATGACAGCAGTACATCCAGGAACGAGTACAGTGTTCCTGAGATTCCTTATGGCTCCGACGAGATTCATGTTGAAGCCACTGATGGTGTCATTATGTTGTACTCTCGAACGGACCTGTCCAGCACTCCAGTAGGGGAGTACCTGACAGGTGTTAAAAGGGTGGCAACAACCAGAGGTGTCAACATCTACCGCTGCCGTCTGAGTTCTGTCAACGCCTGGTCTCTTCGTTACACGTTGCGAAAGTTCAAGCCTGTTGTTGACAGCGAGAGCGCCAAGGTACTGAAAGGTCTTGCTGATCAGGTTGAAGCGCCAGTAGTGGTTCTTGAGTCCAGAGGAACGCACATCAATGTGAAGGTTCCTAACCTGAAGGTGTTTAGAGAGATGATGCGTGCTCTGAGTGCCTACCCTAACTCCAATGGGTACAGGATGCCTATATCCAAGGTTCAGGATCTTGTCGCCATGAACAAGAACAGAGATGATCCTCTTCCTCGTCTCAAGTTCCATGATGATGTCAAGAAGTTAAACAGTGAGCCGATTCCTGGTTTTGATGGAACACTCGACTCTTTGCGCGACGTTCCAGTCAATGTCCTGAATGTTGTTGCTGCTGATGTGCAGACAGCAAAGATGAGAAAAGCCACCAAGAGCAAGAAACCAATGACTCTTGCTGAGAAGATGACGAAAATCGGTATCAAGTCCTTGTATGATCTCATTTTCTGGATTCCAAGACGATACATTGACAGAAACGAGACACAGGACATCAGAGGGCTGCTTGAAAACGAGACTATCACGATTCTTGGCAGGGTGGAGAGTGTCAAAGAACTTAATGGTAAGGTATCTGGAAGCCGGTTCGTTATCAGGATGGAGAACAGTTCATCCATCAGTTCAATTTCGTGCTCGTTCTTCAATCAGCAGTGGTTGATGGGCAAGTTCCATGTAGGTGACGAGGTTCTTGTTGTTGGTAAGTACAAGCCGTGGAATGGTCGCCCATCCATTAGTGGTATCTCTATGGACAGTGCTCGTGAGGCAGAGGTTCTTCCAGTCATTCCTGTCTACAACCAGTCTCCAAGCAATGGGCTGACATCCAAGGTTATTCTTAGTGCTGTTCGAGAGATGCTGTCAAGACTTGGTGATGCTCAACTGGCTCCATACATCGACCCGTTCAAGGTGTCAGAAGCGGTTGAGAAGGCTTTGAAAGAGCCTGATGAGAACGAGGACATAGACAGCATCGACTTCGGTTTTGATGATGACACAAAAGATGCTTCAAGTGGCACCCAAAATACTGCTACCAGTGATGACAGCGGTGAGCATGAGTCTCAGAAACAGGGCATGTCCTACTTTGAGGCCATCAGCAACATTCATCTTCCAGATAGGGTTGATGACTTCCGTGAGGCTCAGAACATTCTTGCCATGATTGAGATGATCTACATGCAGATCATGATTCTTCTGGCTAAAGAGTCTGACAATGGAAAGCAGGCTGTCAGTATCACAGAGGGTGATGGGAAGTTGCAGGCAAAGGCTATCAAGTCTCTGCCGTTTGAACTCACCAAGTCTCAGAAGAAGGCTCTTGTGGGCATGAACCGTAAGGTTGCTCAGAGTGCTCCGTCATCTACCCTGTTGAGCGCTGACGTGGGTGCTGGTAAGACGGTTGTTGCTCAGATGATGGCTCTCAGGGCTGTTGACTCAGGGTTCCAGGCTGCTCTGATAGCCCCGACAGACGTTCTTGCCAGGCAGTTGTACAACTCTACTGTCAAGGTCTCTCAGGCGCTTGAAGACAGGTTTGGTGACCATGTAGAGATTGCTCTGCTTTCCGGCTCCATGAGTGCTGCTGACAAGCGTGACACGAAGAAGGCCATTAAGGACGGTAGTGCTCAGATTGTTGTGGGTACACACGCTCTGATGGCTAAGAGCGTCAAGTTCGCAAATCTTGGTTTTGTTGCTGTGGATGAGCAGCAGAAGTTCGGTGTCGAGCAGAGGGAGGCGCTACTCAGATCCCGTAACGACGGGCTGATGCTTCATCTGCTGACGATGACTGCAACACCTATTCCTCGATCTACTGCTCAGGTGTTCTATGGTGATGTTGATCTGATTGAGTTGAAGGAGAAGCCGCCGGGCAGGTTGGAGATTATCACTGAGTGGATTCAGGAGGATCCGGTACTGTTCACTGAGCAGAGTGTCAACAAGGTCTGGAATGATGTCATCTCTGAGGCTAAGAAGGGCAACCAGACATTCATTGTGACACCTCTGGTCAACGAGTCTGCTCAGGTTGATGCTGCCAGTGTGGACGCTACTGTGGACTCGTTGTCAAAACTGGCGCTGACAAGTCTACGGGTTGCCAAGGTGCATGGAAAGATGAAGCCTGATGAGGCCAGGAAGGTTATGCAGGACTTCAGGGACAAGAAGTATGACGTGCTGGTTGCCTCCACAGTGGTTGAGGTCGGAGTTGACGTTCCTGATGCCACACGTGTAGTCATCCTGTCAGCAGACCGGCTGGGAAGTTCCTCGTTGCACCAGATTCGTGGTCGCGTTGGTCGATCCAGCAAGCAGTCGAAGTGCTATCTGGTATCGAACAAGGAGACAGAGCAGGTCAGATCCAGGCTCATGTCTCTGGTGGAATCAAACGACGGGTTCAAGATTGCTCAGCAGGACCTCAATGTACGGGGCGAAGGGAAAGTCTTTGGAAGCCAGCAGTCTGGAGCTGGATCCATGATGTTCGCCTCGGTGGTCAAGCACGTCTCCATGATTGAAGGCGCCAGAAGTATTGCTGAGGATATTCTCTCATCCAGGTATCGTGAGCAGGCTGTTGAGGACGCCAGACACTACCTGGGACTTGATGATGACAGGAAAGAGGCGGTCTTGTGACAACAGACAATGAACTGAAAAAGGTACTGGACATACCGCGCAAGGGGCTTATCTACCTAAGGAAGCAGTACAACACGAACCTGGTTAAGGCTGCTCTGGTGATTGTGTCTGCTGTCCTGGTGACTGTCTGTCTTGGTCTGGTTGCTGACGCCTTCCTTCCGCTCTCATCGTTCATGAACTGGGCGATAGTGGTCAAGACGTTCATCGCTGTTCCTGCCGCTGTGTCCATATTCTCCTTGGCCTATATGGTGTCACTATTCTTCCATAACTCCAAGGTGAACAGTGATCCTTCATGGGTTCCGTACAGAAGCAGGTACTCGCCCAAACAGCGCCTATATCTTGTAGGTATAGTAGGGGCTCTTGCGTTTGTGTTCAACTACGGCTGGAGGACTAGTACTCTTGCAGCCAGCCTTGTCATCGCTGTTCTCATTGCCTGTCTGGTGTTCCTGAGACTTGACAGGACAGAGCAGCAGAACTTTGACACAGGTGTTGTGGACATCAGAGACATTGAGGCTCAGAAGCGAATCAGGGAGAACCAGAAAGCGCGCGCAAGGAAGGCTCGTGACAAGGAGCGCAAGAAGCGTGAGCGCAGACAGAAGTGGTTCGGGCCAAGAGGATATGAAGATGAGGAGTGACCTGATTCCTGTTTTCTAGAAACTGGTTCCAGGACCAAGGACCCAGTATAGATATATAAACAAGAACTTCGGACCTGTAAGAGTGAACACATATTCTTGCAGGCCCGAAAAATTTCTCTCAAAAACCAGTGAAACAGCACCAAAAATGTTATTTTCTAAGAAAAATACAGTAAAACGAACAGTTTCTCATCGCAACAAGTTCAATCAGTGAAGCAAGGAGGGCCAGGACCTTGGAACCACCCTAGTTAAGATTGACACCAGCACCCCTGTCAGCAGACACAATACGCCTATGACTTGGGAACACATGACAATAGATTAGACCTAGACCTTTCACGAACAGAAGGAAAGACAGTCAGACATGACAGACAACCTCACATACGACCAGCAGCCACACGACCCGAGCCTGGACTACCACGCTCTCAACGCTATGCTCAACCTTGTTGGTAAGGACAGAAAACTCCAGTTGGATGCCGACAAGGAGGCAGTCAGGCAGTTCTTCCTCCAGCACGTCAACCAGAACACTGTCTACTTCTCAGACCTGGAGGAGAAGATTGAGTACCTGATTGACAACAACTACTACGAGGAAGACTTCATCGAGCAGTACAACTGGGAATTTGTCAAGAGCCTGTACAAGCGAGCATACGGCTACAAGTTCCGCTTCCGCACATTCATGGGAGCATTAAAGTACTACTCCTCCTACACCCTGAAGACTGTTGACGGAAAGCGCTACCTTGAACGCTATGAGGACAGGGTTGTCGCCAACGCCCTCTATCTGGCGCAGGGTAATGAGGAACTAGCCACAAGCATCCTTGATGAAATCATGCAGGGACGTTACCAGCCAGCCACACCAACCTTCCTGAACGCCGGAAAGGCACAGCGCGGAGAGCTAGTAAGTTGCTTTTTGTTACGAGTTGAAGACAATCTTGAGTCAATCTCTCGCTCTATCACGAACGCTCTGCAACTGTCCAAGCGTGGTGGTGGCGTCGCTCTGCTGTTGACCAACCTGCGTGAGACTGGAGCGCCAATCAAGAAGATCGAGAACCAGTCAAGTGGTGTGGTTCCTGTGATGAAGTTGCTGGAGGACTCCTTCTCTTACGCAAACCAGTTGGGGGCACGACAGGGAGCAGGAGCAGTCTACCTCCACGCCCACCACCCAGACATCATGACCTTCCTCGACACCAAGCGCGAGAACGCTGACGAGAAGATCCGTATTAAGACTCTCTCACTGGGTGTTGTCATCCCAGACATCACGTTTGAACTTGCTAAGAAGAATGATGACATGTACCTGTTCAGTCCTTACGACATTGAGCGGGTTTATGGGGTGCCGATGTCTGACATCTCTGTCACTGAGAAGTACTATGAGATGGTAGACAACCCAGAGATCAGGAAGAAGAAGATCTCTGCTCGTAAACTCTTCATGACTCTTGCTGAGATTACCGCTCAGTCTGGTTACCCGTACCTGCTGTTTGAGGACAATGCTAATCGTTCTCATGCATTGGATGGCAGGATTAACATGTCCAATCTTTGTTCGGAAATATTACAATTTAACGAACGGTCAATTTACAACACTGACGGTTCATACAAGCATGTGGGTAAGGACATCTCATGCAACCTTGGTAGCATGAACATTGCCAAGACGTTTGACAGCCCTGACTTCTCTAAGAGTATTGAGATTGCTATGCGTTCGCTCAGTGCTGTGTCTGACATGTCTAATATTGAGGCAGTTCCATCAGTTGAGAACGGAAACAAGTCTACACATGCTGTGGGTCTTGGGCAGATGAATCTACATGGGTTCCTAGCACGTGAGCACATCCACTACGACTCTCCAGAAGCAGTAGATTTTGCCAACCTGTATGCATATGCCGTCAACTATGAAAGCATTGTCGCCTCTAACAAGATTGCGATTGAGCGAGGCGAGGTGTTTGATGGATTTGAGAAGAGCAAGTACGCTGACGGCACCTATTTTGACAAGTATATTGAAAAGGACTGGTCTGTTCCAGAGACCTCAAAGGTGGCTGAACTTTTCAAGAAGTCAACAATTCATATCCCTACGCCGCAAGACTGGAAGAACTTGCGTGAAAAGGTGATGGAATATGGGCTTTATAATGGGTATAGACAAGCATACGCACCTAATGGGTCGATCGGTTATTTGTCTGACAGTACCGCATCTATTCACCCAATTGTGTCTCCTATCGAGATTAGAAAGGAAGGAAAACTGGGTAGAGTTTACTATCCGGCTCCATATCTTTCAGATGATACACTTCCATACTACAAGGACGCTTACAAATTGGGGTACAAGCCAATTATTGACGTATATGCTGCTATGACTCAGCATGTCGATCAAGGTTTATCTCTCACGCTGTTCTGGAATGATACTGTAACGACAAGAGATATGAATAAGGCTTACATCTATGCGTTCAGTAAAGGGATAAAGACTATTTACTACGGAAGAATTAAGCAGGAAAGCCTTTCGGGAACTCAGGTTGAGGGTACTGCTGCAGGATACTGCGAGTCCTGCATGATCTGATCGATCTAACAACAACAAAGAATCCTCGTGTTACTTGTTTCATAACACGAGGATTCTTTGTTATAATATATAATGTAGTTAACAGAAATGGAATGCACGATGGCAAAGTACGATAAGTGGTTATATAACGAGTGGAGTAGTAAAAATACAACCTCGCTAGATTCTGCTCCAAGAAAAAATGATCGTTATATATGGAATTGTCGTTTGGGTCATGATTTTATTTGCTCCATCCAAAACAGGCTAAGTGGAAGAAAGTGTCCTTATTGTCTAAATAAGAAAGTCCTCAAAGGGTTTAATGATTTAGCAACTACACATCCAGAAATAGCGTCTTTTTGGAACGATGAACTTAATGAAATCACCCCTGATTCTGTGACAGCAGGATCTGATAAAAAAGTTTGGTGGAAGTGTACAAATGGAGAGGACCACTCGTTCCAGGCAGAAGTTTTTAGGCTGAAGAGTGGAAGAGGTTGTAGTATATGTGCTGGAAAAGTAATAACAGAATTCAATAGCCTCGCATCTAGGTATCCAGAAGTAGCAAAATACTTTGACTCGGAAAAGAACGGTATCACTCCTGATAAGATCTCATACGGAAGTTCTAAAAAATACTTCTGGTTTGATGATTTAGGTCATTCATATAAGAACTCGCCAAAAGCAAGAGTTAAGGGAAGTGCCTGCCCTTATTGTGCTCGTGGTAACACAAAACTTCTCTCTGGTTTTAATGATCTTGCGACCGTATTCCCTGATGTTGCTAAAGACTGGGACTATACAAAGAACAAGACTACTCCAGACAAGGTTCTTTCAAAGTCAAGGAAGCGGGCTTGGTGGGTGTGCAGTAAAGGTCATTCTTGGTCGTGTTCAATTGACAACAGATCTAGATTAAATTCAAGTTGCCCTTATTGTGCGTCTAATGGTACCTCTAAACCAGAAAAAGAGATGATTGCTTTTGTAAAAAGTGTCATTCCAGATGAAGACATTATTGTCAGGGATCGTCAACTTCTCTTATCTATTCATCGTGAACTTGATGTGTATATTCCATCTTTGCGGGTTGCTGTGGAGTTTAATGGTCTTTACTGGCACTCCGAGCAGGCGGGTAAGGATAAAGACTACCATTATGATAAGTGGATTGCCTGTAAGAATAAAGGTGTTCGTCTGATTACTATATGGGAGGATGACTGGCGCGATAAACAAGATGCCGTCAAATCGTTTTTGTTGTCTGTTTTAAAGCCAGAGAGTAATACTGGTAAGAAAAACTCTATTGTGAATGTTGCCGAAAAAGATGCCAAATCCTTCATAAGGAACAACTGTCTGTCTTCTTGCATCACAAGCAAAAAGCAAGGCGATGTAAAATACATTGGCTCATGTGATAGTAATGGTGTTATTAAATCCTTGCTCTCATACAACATAGATGATAAAAAGTGCTACATACATTTATATGGCGATAGTTACAACTTCAAATCTCTTTTAGAACACGTTGTCAACATATGCCAAAACAGCGACGTATCAATTGTTACAACACACTCTGATAATGACATCAGCGATGAATCTGTTTATGTAGAGATCGGGTTCTCATTAAAAAATGACTGTGTGAGTAACAATTGGGTTGTTAATCCTTTTGATGACTGTTCTCGTCAAAACCTTTCAGACTACACCTTGTTTAGGTTTGAGAATGATCCTGATCTTTTGTTTGAAGAAGTCAAGAGCGTTGATGATCTTGTTGATTTAAACAAGATGTGGTTGATTCATGGTTCTGGTTTGAGCGAGTGGGTTCTTCACCTGTGAGCATGGTTCATACAACCTCAGCCATCAAACCAGAATTACCCCATCTCCTCTGTTGTTAAGATCTAGGACAGATAATCTACTCTTTGTCAACACATACTCGTTTGTTCTGTGAGGTGCTGAAAATGTCTTCCAGCGATGGTCTTGCTGCTGATGGCGATCTGTTTGTGTCTGGTAGCGCTGCTGATGATGTGACTGTGCCTGACTTCAAGGGGTGGAGCACCAAGAAGTTCTATGACTATGACAAGTATGTTGTTGACTATGAGGACATGGATAGTCTTGCTGAGGCACTAACGGCTGCTCGTCGTGCTCACTTGCGGCTGGTTGACAACATTAACGTGTGTGAGCGTGATGAGGCTAAGGCTAAAATGCTCTACAAGCGTTCCTGGAACCGTGCTTACATGGAGTCTACTGAGCGTACTGTTGAGGCGCGTAAGATTCGTGCTGACTTGAAGTGTGAACGACTTGAGGATGATGTAGAGGTTGCCAAGCAGAAAAAGAATGAACTCTTGCGTCAGGCTCAGGCTATTCGTGAGGAGTTGGAGGCTCTGCAGGCTCATGGTAACAACTTGCGTCAGCAGATGAAGATTCTGTAACTAGTGCTACTAATAGATGATTTATTGTCTTTTGTGCTTGTTCTGTTTGATTGTTTATGAGGTGTTGTTGTGAGGGTTCTTGATCGGGCGTCTCGTGGTGTTCTGGCTCGTCTGGCTGGTTCTGTGATTGCTGGATTGCTGGCAGTGGTTCTGATTGCTGCTGGTGTGATGTTTGGACTGCCTGCTCTGGGGTTCTCGGTATGGAGTGTGTCTGGTACTTCTATGGAGCCAACGTTTCGTGATGGAAGTATTTTGATGCTTAAGTCTTCTGGTGACAGCGTTGCTCGTGGTGATGTTGTGGTGATTGATCGTCCGTCTTCCTGGCACGTGGTTCAGGCATCTGTCACAGGTTCAAACAAGAATGATAGCACCGATAAGACCAGCAAGTCACTTGGTGTACGTCTCAGTCGTTCTGATCTGCTGAAACGTGCAGTTGCTGTTCCTGGAGACACCCTGTCTTTTAACGGCAAGGAGTTTCTAGTCAATGGAGATGTGGTTTACAGTACTGCTGACAACGACTACGAGTGCAGTGCTCTGCCTGCTGGATGGTCGCATCGTTTGTCTGCTGATGAGTTGTTTGTGATGGGAGATAATGCTAGAGTGTCTCTTGATTCTAGGAAGGTTATTTGCACTATTGGACCTGATTCTGAGGTGTCTTCATTTCTGTCAGTCTCAGGTGTTCATGCTCACGGAAGTAGTGTTTTCAACTGGTAAGCACTTGTTTTGTTAAGGTGTCAGTAGGAGCATTCAATCTGCTCTATCATCTATTCGATTTTGTGGAAAACAATACTGAGAGGTGTTTGCTGTGGCTGGTGATGAGTTGAGGCTGGTTCTGCTGCTTGACAAGTCGGAGCCGTGGTTAAACTACACCCGTAAACAGGTCCTCTCCTCATGGGAAGTTGACAGTGACGATGATGTCACTGTTGCTGAGAACCTGTCTGTTGTTGGCACTCCTGACCTGTTTGGTGAGACTCCTGTCTGTACTATGTCGCTGACTGAGGTGGAGCAGGTGAAGTCATTGGCGAGCGACTTGGAGACTCTTGTCAAGGATGGCTCTCTTGCTGACAGGATGTCTGCTGGTCTTGTCATCATGTGCTCTGTGAACCGTAACTCAACAAAGAAGTTAGAGTCACTGGTCTCTCGTAACGGTGGCAGAGTCATCACTACTAAAGAGACCTCAAAGGATCGTTCGCCTGCCGCCTTACGGATGCTGAAAAGCCTGAGTATTCCTTCTGATGTCAAGAGTTTTCTGGTTGACTACGCTGGTGATGACTACTCTCTCGTTATCCCATTGATTGAGGAACTAGCTTCTGTCTCTCCTCGTCAGCAACGGCTTGTGACTCTGGACAAGATTGAGTTGCGTCTTGCCAAGTCTGCTGGTTCTCTGACTCCCTGGCAGATTGAGAAACCTCTTCTAAAAGACAACGATCCAGATGAGACGATCAAGGTGTTTCGTCGTATTGTCAAGCACTCTCATCCTCTACTGGTTCTTCGTGTACTGAAGAACAAGATGCATCTGGCGTATCGTGTAAGCGCTCTTATGGATGCTGGCGTTACAGACCTGAGACAGATTGCTGACTGTCTTGGTGTTGCGAACAACTACCCACTGAGACTTGCTCATGACTTCGCTAAGAAGTTCGGTATGGCTCAGTGTCAGTGGTTTCTAGAGCAGATTTTAGATGCTGAGAGCAAGGCCATGGGTGCATCCAGCGCTGATCCTGTTGTCCATGCTGAAATGACACTTGCCAGAATGTGTTCCAGGATGAGATCAGTCAGAAGATCCAGGCGTAGTCGCTGACACCCTTACTCTTCCAGCAGCAGGCCATTCTTTTGGTACAGATCTTTCTGTTCTACTTTGACTCTGTATTGTCGCCTGCAGTGCTCGCTTACTTAAATGACTTGTGTTCTTTTAAACCATCAATCTGATTTTCTTGCTCCACCTGATGCATCTTGTCGTTAAGATCTGTTCTCAGAGATGTTTTGTCGATACCTTTCAGAGATCAGGGTGCTTCATAGATGGCTTTTGTTAACGCAGGATCAACCAGTAACGCAGTAAGCAAGCAGGCTCAGATCAGACGTGAGAACCTGTCCAGAATCACGAATGATCCTTACATGGGGTACTCCAGTATCGCAGAGGCCACAGATGACTGCAAGGGTTCGTCACAGGTTGAGGTCATGTGTCGTCTGCTGAATCGTGAGAACCTGTTCATCTCTGGTCCGGCTGGTTCTGGTAAGACGACTGTCATCAAGCGTTTTGTGGACATGATTGATGCTGTCTATGGTGGTGTGTTCAACATTGCTGTTACTGCCACAACTGGTCTTGCTGCAACCAACATTGGAGGCAAGACGATACACTCGTGGTCTGGTCTTGGGGTTATGGAGGAACCTATTGACATTCGTGCTATGTACAAGTCCAGCAGGAAGTTCTTTGCTCTGAAAGCAGCCCTTAGAAGGATTCGATACTGTGACGTGTTGGTGATTGACGAGATCTCCATGCTACACGCCTACTATCTGGACAACCTTGACAAGATTATGAAGCACGCTCGCAAGAATGATGAGCCTTTTGGTGGTGTTCAGGTTGTCCTGCTGGGTGACTTCATGCAACTTCCTCCTGTTCCGTCCCAGAATCCTGTTGAGGGTTTGAACTATGGTTTCGCTATCCAGGCAGACTCGTGGAAGCAGGCTGGAATCAATCACTGCTATCTTGACAAGGTGCATCGTGCTGAGGACGAGAACTTGAAGCACCTGCTGCTGTGTATTGAGCGCTCCAAGATGGACAGCAAGGCCAGAGCGGTTATTGAGAAGTGCAAGTCCAACAGCAAGGATAAGTCAAAGCAGTACACGACTCTGTTCACCACGAACATTAATGTTGACAGATACAATCAGAAGAAACTTGACGAAAATCCCAACATCTCGCAGAAGTTCTTCCTGAGGAAGGTGTCTGGCTCTGAGAAGGATCTTGAGAAACTCATCAAATCGAACAATCTTCCGCCGCTGGTTGAGTTGAAGACTGGTGCAACAGTAATCGTGACCAGGAACATCACGGATCCTGATGGTGAGATCCTGGCTGCTAACGGTTCTGTTGGTCGTGTTGAGTTACTGTCACCGTATAACGCTACTGTCAGACTCAATGACGGCTCTTTGGTGACGATTGAGTACCAGTCCGCCACTGAGACAAAAAAGGTGACTGAGAAGGCTGAGGACGGCTCTGCTGTCACCATTGAGAAGCAGGTGGCTCAGGTTCTTTACCTTCCACTGAAACTGGGGTACGCAATCACTGTCCACAAGTCACAAGGACAGACTCTTGACGGGATTGAGGTTGACCTGTCACGATGCTTCACACCAGGACTTGGGTATGTTGCTCTGTCTCGTGTGCGAAGTGCTGACAACATGGTCATTTCCAAAATCTCTGACGACGCCTTTGATGTAGATCCTCTGTCCAGAAAGATCAGCACCTACGTCAAGAAGAAGTCACTGGTGTCTCGCAAGGATTTCACTGACAGAGTTGACGAGTACTCGCCTCTGCTTAACGACACCCTTGCCTTGAGCGAGCGTTGGGACGTCAGCACATCTGGTGTGATTCGTCAGCAGATGGATGAGGCGTAAACATAACTTTTTGGTAAAGCATCGTCCATTGTGATGACATGAGACTCATCTGTTGGTATGATTAAACTTGGAAAACGCTGAACGAGCCAATCTACTGACAAAAAGAGGAGAGTTGATTCATGAACGATACGAACAAGGACGCTGTTTCCCTGCCTAACCTGGATCCCGAACTGACTGTGGATTCACAAGTGAGTGAGAACCAAGTCGGAGACGCAACACCAGCATCAAGGCGAGCAATTGTTGGTTCTGCTCCCACTGCTGGTACTCCTGATGACGGTGGTGCTGTTAACGTTGAAGAGAGTGATGACAGCCTGAATGGAGACCAGAGCGTTACTGACCTGGAGTCTGCATCTTCTGCTGATGACAGTCTTGCTCTTCCAGCGTTTGAGGACATCGCAGATGAGGATGGGTCTCTGCCAGCACTACCTCCACCTCCTTCTGTGTCAGACCTGGAGGATGCTGGGTCTGACACCCTGAGTTACGAGACTGAGAGCGCTGCTGATTCAAAGGTAGTGCATGACGATCCTGACAGTACTGTGGTTCTGGATGCTCTCAACGAGGACGGGTCTGTCTCTAGTGATTCCTCCAAGAAGGGTTCTCGTCTCAAGGAGACCATGAAGGCTTCTCGTAAAGAGGCTCGTAAGGCTGAGAAGCGCGCCAAGAAGATGAAGGCTGCTGGTTACACAGGAGTTGTTGTTCTGTCTGTTGGTGCTCTTGCTGGATTGTTTGCATTTGGTTGGCACCAGTACAAGAGCACTGTGTCAACTGTTCCTGCTGCTGTGTCCAAGATCTCAGCATCCAGCAAGGACAACTCTATGGATCCGTGCCAGAAGTTCAAGCAGGCTGGGCTGGAGTGTAAGACCTCATGGAGGATTAAGGACGGAACCAAGCGCGGTGACCTTATCAGTCAGTCCGTCAAGGCTGGTCAGCAGGTCAAGCGTGGCTCTGGTGTTAACCTGATCTACTCTGACGGTCCATCTGAGACAACCTTCCCTGAGGTTGTAGGCATGAGCCTTGATGACGCGAAGCAGGCTCTCTTTGAGGCTGGTGTGGACATTGAGGCAATCAACGTGGTCGAGTCCCCTGGAACAGCAGAGAACACTGTCACCAAGTCATCTATCACAGCAGGTGCCAAGGTTGCTAACGGCAATCCTGTAACTCTTGAGGTTGCTAATGGCAAGGTGTCTGTTCCTGACTGGAGCGGTAAGACGAAGGACTTTGTTGAGGCTGACGCCAAGAAGAAGGGCGTGAAGGTCAAGTTCATTGAGGAGGACAGCAAGAAGACTCCTGGAACTGTTCTCTCTCAGACTCCTAAGGCTGGTGAGAGCGCGTCATCGACCGAGGTTGTGGTCACTGTTGCCAAGACTGCTGATACCAAGGAACTGACTGTTCCTGATGTTGTTGGCAAGTCAGTGGAGAACGCTCAGAGTGAGTTGGCCGCTACTGGTTTCCAGAAGATCTCAACCGTGAAGGTGGCTAACTGTGCAGTCTCCTCGTCTCAGGTTACTCAGGTGGTTCCAGCAGCAGGCTCTAAGACTGCGAACACGACTGACATCACCATTATCGTGTCGGATCCTGACGCCAAGTGTGGTAACTAGATTCTTTCATCCGCAACATTCTTGAAGAGATTAACTGAGGATGTTGCGGGTGATTTGTGTGCTGAGTGTTTTGTAAATCATTGTTCACCAAAAACTTACGTTAATACCGATTGTTTTATTACAATCTGTTATATGACTTAAGGGTTTAATATGACTCAGTGATATTGACTCAGCATATTTTCAGCAAGGGGACACTAAGGGAAGAGAACAAGAAAATCTTCCACAGTTACTCAAAGCAGAATGGGTGGCACAACAAGATCCCAAACTACTATGGAGGACAGGAACGCCCGACCACAAGTTGGACAATCCTCTGTGAAAGGTAAATTTTTAAGGACTCATGACAAAAACCAAGCAGAAGCACAACAACAAGAAGTTTAGCAAGATTCTCATTGGTAGTGCAGCAGTCAGTGCTGTAGCAACCATGTCAATGGCTAGTGGTGTTGCTGTAGCAGCATCGTTTGATGAGAACACTGCCCCAAATACAGACGACACTGCCTCACAGAAGCAGTCTGAGGCCGGTAAGCACAAGGACACCAACTCCTACACAGCAACCATTTACGCAACAGGAACAGACGGCGCCAGGCCGGTTCAGGTGGACACATCCTCAACAACAGTTTCTGAGGCTCTGGACAAGGCCGGTCTTGATGTCAACGACTTCAAGAGCGCAGACGGTAAGGCTGTTGATGCTGACCACACTCTCAGCAACGGTGAGAAGATGCTGCTGTTCAAGAACGAGGTGTCAGAGGCCAAGACTGAGACTGTCTCTATTCCAGCACCAGAGACCAAGAAGGAGTCTGCTGACCTGTATGTTGGTGAGACCAAGGTTGAGTCTGAGGGCAAGGCTGGTCAGGCGATTAAGACCTCTGTCTCTGTCAAGGACACTGCTGCTGACGCCAAGGTGAACAAGAACTCCTCCAAGGTTGCTGACTCCTCTGGAACCAAGGAGAACATCACAGTCGTTACTCCTCCTGAGGCCAAGGTTGTTCTTGTCGGTACCAAGGAGAAGCCTGCTGAGCCGGTTCAGAGCACACCATCTGGTTCCAGTGCAGAGGCGGATGCTGCTGAGGCCGCTGGAATCGCCTCTGTGACATCCACTAGCAAGAGCGGTGCAAATACGTCCAGCAACTCTCTGAACAGCGTCTTGTCGTCCACAAGTTCTGATGGCGCTAAGGCTGTTGAGATTGCTAAGGCTCAGGTCGGTAAGAACTATGTCTGGGGCTCTGCTGGTCCTGACTCCTTCGACTGCTCAGGTCTGGTCTACTACGCCTACACCAGTCAGGGCTACGACATCCCGAGGACGGCCTACGAGATTGGATCATCAGCCAAGCAGATCAGCCGTTCAGAACTTCAGCCAGGCGACATCTTGTACACCTCAACCCACATTGGTATCTACATGGGTGATGGCAAGGTTGTTCATGCTGCAACTGAGAGCCGTGGTGTAGTCATCGACAGCATGGACTACTTCTCTGGATACCAGGCAGCCAGGATTGCTCGATAACTCCTGCTACTGAACTAGCACACCAACTAGTACACTGAGCACCCTTGAATCATCTGTTCAAAGCATGATTCAAGGGTGCTCTTCTTTTTTCTTTGTGAGATAGATCACTACTTACTGACTCGACAAACTCATCACTTGTGGAGTATGATTGACCTTATGAGCAAGAACGACACCAACCAGAGCAACGACCCTGTTATCTCAGAGATTACCTACAAGGGCAACCAGAAGCCCTACAACGTGCATGACTACCTGCGTAATCTCAGTGTTGAGGAGATCAATAGCTTCCTCGACAAGGATCGTTCACCTATGGTGTCAGTCTGTCTGAACCTGACGAACGACTTCAACAAGGCATCGATCATTCGTGCTGCTAACGCTTTTCTTGGTAGTGAGGTCTACATGATCGGCAAGCGTCGTTACGACAAGCGCGGTGCTGTAGGAACTTACCACTACGAGCACATCAAGCACTGCTCCGAGTTCGGTCCTGTTGCTGAGCACCTTCGTCAGAACGGTTACACTCTGGTTGCTGTTGACAACATTCCTGAGTTCAACCCTCAGAATGTGTATGACTCTAAGATTCCTGAGAAGGCGGCGTTTGTCTATGGCGAGGAGGGATCTGGTATTCCTGCTGACATCATCAAGGAGTGTGACATGATGCTCTATATTCCTCAGTACGGTAGCGTCAGGTCGCTCAATGTCTCACAGGCCGCCGCTGTCATGATGAGCGAGTATAACAGGCGCCATCGTCCTCGCTGACAAGTACATTCACAGGTCGAGAAAGTCGAAATTCATAGGCGGAACCAACCTTGGTTAAGATGATTAGAGTTGCACATCTCTATCACTTTGTCAAGGTTGGTTCTGTTTTATGGTCAAGATTGCTCATCTCAGCGACATCCATGCTGGATACACTGCTACAAGACACCTGAACAGCCAGGGTATCAACATCCGTGAGGCTGACGGATACGTTGCTCTGTCAAGGATCGTCTCTGACTGCATCAAGCACGAGGTTGATCTGGTTGTCATTGCTGGTGACACGTTCCACACATCAACACCAAGCATCAGGACTATCATCTTCGTGCAGAATCAGTTCAGACGGCTGGCTGCTGCTGGTATTCCTGTGTACGCTCTTGCTGGCAACCATGACACTGATGACATCCGTGCCAACATTGCTGCATCCAGAGTTCTTGACGATCCTCTCAGAGAGATACACTCACATGCTGAGCCGTATGTTGTTCATGAGGTCGCTGACGGAGTGAACCTGCACATGGTGTCACATCACATGTACATGGACCAGGCTATAACGATGCCTGACATCAAGAGTATTCCTGGAACCATCAACATCTTTACGACACATGGTTCAGTGATTGATCCTCTCCTTGAGATGAAGTTGCACACCGAACAGTCCCCAAGAGAGATCGTCATTCCTGACTGGTTGCTGAAGGAGAATGACTGGGACTACATCATGCTTGGACACATTCATGAAAGAGGGTGGGTTGGATCAGCAGATGGTAGCACTGACACATCTGGTACCAGGATTTTTTACAATGGTTCTGCCATTAGGCGTGGTTTTGCTGACAAGCCGTGCAAACTGGGTCGAGGATGGACACTCTGGACTATTGGTGACAACGGCTCGTTTACTTCTGAGATCATGACTGTTCCACAGCGACCACAGTATGACTTCACTCCAATTGACGCCAGCAGTCTTTCTGCATCAGAGGTCACAGACAAGGTGATTGAGAACCTTGTGTCCACCCAACCAGAGCAGGGCGCTGAGTTCATTGCTGCTACTGCACCTATTGTCAGACAGAAGATTGAGAACATCACACCAGGTAAGAAAGCAGCACTTGACCTGAAAGCCATCAGCGCTAATGCCACACACACACTGCACTGGGACATGCCATCATCATTCATGTCACGATCAGAAAACTCGTCTGAGAACAGCAAGAAGGTGTCTGAGGACAGAACAGGTAAGAGCAATGCTGACCTTCTGAAAATCTATGACGAGTGGATTGAGGACTCCAACACTCTTGATGGCATCTCTGAGGACATGAGAGAGAATGTCTCCAGAAAGGCACGTGATTTCGTCAGAATGGGTCAGGAGGAAGTTCTTTCAGCAGAATGAGTTAACAAGAATTACTCTTGATTCTTCTGTTAAATACCTGCTTTAGGATATTTTAGCCCGTCTATTTGTAATTTGAGAGCATTTTTATACAAAACCTTTGAAGGAATACACAAAACATATGACTAGACAAAAGTACAAGCCTCGCCACAAGAAAGAGACCAAGAGTTTTGTAAGCAGTAGCACAAGAAATGTTGTTGTATCAACTGCTGTAGTGTCAGCATCTCTGTTCTCACTTCCTGTTAACGCCTCTGAAAACACTCAGGCTTCTTCTGCATCTGCTGTGTCTGGTCTACCAAGTTCTCTGTCTGAGTCCACAAAAGACCTATCTCAGACATCCTCAGAGGAGATTCCATACAGCACACGAGTGGTTGAGGATCCAGATCTTCCGGCTGGAGTGGAGACAGTTGTCCAAGAAGGCAAGAACGGAATAAAGGCGACTTGGACTGGTACAGACAAGTCCAGAGCAAAAGGTGGTCAACTATCCTCAGTTAGAGTCAGGAATGACGGCATCCTGTCTCTTCCTGTTGAACGTGTTGTTCGTCGAGGAACCAAGACTGAGGTCATCAACGGGGTTGCTGACAAGGTTGCTCAGTCAGAGGCGGGGATTCTTGCTCAGAAGGAGAGAGACAAGGCTGCTGAGGCTGAGAGACAAAAGAATGAGCAGAAGTTAACAGATGTAGACACTGCTACAAACAAGCCAGAAAGCAGCAACAACAACCAGAACAGCGACAAGTCATCACCAGTTGCCAGCGTCACAGGAGAGAAGACAGACTGGATGAAGGCTGCTGGTATTCCTGAGTCAGACTGGCAGTATGTTGACTACATCATTGAGCACGAGTCTGGTTGGAACTATCGTGCTGTTAATCCGTCATCTTTGGCATATGGTTTGCCCCAATCTTTACCGGCCAGCAAATTATCTAGCGCAGGAAGTGACTGGAAAGACAACCCTGTCACACAGTTGAAGTGGGCTACTCAGTACGCTAATGAACGTTATGGTGGCTGGCAACAGGCTTATAACGCATGGCGATCTCAGAACTGGTGGTAAGGTTGTTTCCAGGCTATTCTACTGTAGTCTGACGTTGTTATTATTTCTTTACCTGTATTGGTAACCTCCACTGATCCTGTGTTATAATACACACATACTACTTCTTTGAGAGGAGGCACCAGATGTCATCCAAGACCATTGTGTCGCGAACATATCCTCGTGTACCATATGCTGCGTTCGACAAGAACGGTGGATCTCTAGATCTCAGTGAAGTTTTGGACGGCATCAGAAAAGACGCCGAGTTGGTCGCCCACTATGCTCTGCAGGAGATGACTGAGCAGAACCTGGCTCTGTCAACTTACTTTGATGGGCTTAAACCATCAGGTGCGGGGTATATGATGGGTCTGAAACTCCCGACCGAGGTGAAGAAGCAGTTCAAAAGTGGTAGTTCTAGAATGGAACGTATGTTCAGAGAACAAGTGGTTAGCAACCTGCGTTCCTGGGCTACTAGAGTCGAGGTTATGACTCAGACATACCCTAAATACGTCTCTTCTGGATGGAAGAGAACCGCCAGTGACTCAAAGCCCAGTTCCATGAAGCCTCGACTTGCTCTTTCTTCTGCTGATAAGCAGTACAGAGAGATGACTGTTACTCCGGATCATATTGAGTTGATGATGGTTGTTCAAGGTCAGTGGACTACTCTACACTTCCCGACACCACCACAGTTGCTAGAGGTGGGTTGTGATTCAGGTGTGCCTGACATCTGGGTTGACAAGAATGACAGAGTGGTCTTTGGTTTTCACGGCCAAACCGATCCAGGAAGACCAGAATTCTCTGAGCGCTATGTCATTGGCGTAGATGTCGGGATCACAAACCCTGCTGCTTACGTGGTATGGGACACTGAGAAGAAAGAGGTCGTTGAGAAGTCACTGCTTGGTCAACGCGCCAGGTCGCTGAGTAACAAGATTAAGCGAACACAGACTCAGATCACCTCACTGCAGAAGAAGAATCGCTCAGAGGAAGCCGTTTCTCATCGCCAGCACCTCTCTAACCGTCGTCAGGAACTGAGCGTCCTCATTGCCCAGAATCTCGCTGATGTGTCCTGGAGATATGGCAACGCCATCGTGTCCTTTGAGGATCTATCACATATCAAGAACACCATGAAGCACGGGCGCTGGTTCAGGGGCGATGTGCACAGGCGTACCAGAGACATGGTTGAAGCCGACGGCGGGCGAGTCATGAAGGTGAACGCCGCCTACACGTCTCAGCGGTGCCATGTGTGTCAGTCTGATCTGGACATGAGCAACTACAGTAGTCCAGTGTGTCACTCATGTGGTATTACCCATCACCGAGACCTGAACGCTGCCGCGAATATTGCTCAGCGAGCGAACGTCAAAAAGGCTTGCCAGACCAGGAAGCGTCACGCCACAAATAAACGTGTTCGTAGATCAAAGTGCCAGATAAAACCGCTGAAGCATCCTGGAACAAAGAACAAGCCAACACCTAAGGCTCCACAGAACCAGAAGAAGACAAAGACTCACACTCGTAATTACCCACCTCTTTCATCTAAGGAGGTGAGAGTGAGGATGTGCCCCGCAGACAATAGGGTTTCTGCGGTGAACCATAGAGAAGACTCTGGGTTTCAGACAACAAGCGGCACGACGAATCCAAAGGAGAACCTGTCCATTAATACTGTGGATTGGGTTTATCCTCAGGAATAGTCATACTCTCTTGTGTTACTTTTACTACACAACTGGAAACAAACCACACAAGATAGAGGAATAGTTTAAAGTATGAGTTTTACAATAAATCAGTTTGATGAGTCACTAGGAGAATTCAGGGCTGTCGAGATGGGTCTGAGTCTTGGTGAGGTTCGGCAGTCCATTCTTGACAGGATTCGTGAGGATCTTCACTGGGAGGAGGAGAACGGTCTTGACTGGCGTACTCGTGTGCTGCATCACGCCACTGACGATCATGCTGCTGATGGGGCTTACAGGGCTGCTGACGATATGCTCTACAGTATGAGTGAGACAGACATTGCTGGTCCATGGTCGTTCAGGACTCAAGGACGGGTAGAGATAGTTTTTGAGGATGATGAGTAACAATGAATGAAGAGCAGAGTAAGGCTGAGCAGACACTGGTCGTTATTGCCAGTGTAGCGGCTCTTGTTGCTGTGCTGCTTGCTGTTGGCGCATCAATGTTGGTTCTTTCACACAAGAATGCTGGTCAGGTGATGGCGCCTGCAAGTCCTGGATCTGCTCCCTCTGTGATTACTGAGCACAACGGGATATAAGAAGCACCACAAAACCTGTACACAACGATCATTTGCAACAAACTTGGTTCTGTTGTGTTGTAACAGGTGCGAGGATTGAGTTGTCCTAAAATTAAAGGAAGGTTGTTCTCTGGATGCAGTTCGTAATAGATGAGTGGCCCTGGGGTCAACCTTTCCCCAAAGGTTCTGGCAGGTCAAAGGGATGGTGGGACAAGAGTATTGGGTTCCACATCTACAGTGCTCCCGCTCTACCTCGTGAACTCAGGCCATATCACTGCAAGGACTTCTCTTTGGGTAGGTGGTATGAGGATGAGATTAACAATGCTGTCATGCCTGTTACTCCGTCTCAGACTCAGTACACTCCTAAAGACCACCAGAACGAGGGTGCTGACGCCATTATCCGAGCCTACAGGAACAATGAACGAGGATTTCTTGAGGCTGATGGTACAGGTCTTGGAAAGACGCTGACAATCCTGTCTGCTGTGTCCAGGATTGCTAAGAGTGAGAGTTATGGCAGACGGCCTGAGGAGAAGGCCAGGGTGCTGATTGTGTGCCCTAAGTCTGTCATTGCTCACTGGAGGCAGACTATCAGATCGTACTCCAAGGCTCTTGCATTCACTCACCCAATGATTGTGAACTACCAGAAACTAGGTAAGTTACTCAAAGAGGAGTCTGCTACTGAGAAGAGTTATCGTGCAACTGGCGGTACCAAGTCCTCCAGATCCAAGGCCAGGAAGACAGTCAAGAGAAAGAAGAGCGCTAAGCGTGCCAACAGGGATCTGGCGAGAAAGGGTGTGCCGAGAACTGACTGGGACTTCATCATCTTTGATGAGGCGCATCTGCTGAAGAACTACCCGACATCCAACACGTCTCTGGCTGCTGTCTCTCTGGCGAGGTTGGAGCAGAAGTACACACCCAAACAGGACGGCTACCATGCCAGAACACCGTTTGTCATCTACTCCACAGCAACACCAGGAGCCTCCCCGCTAAACCTGTCTGTCATGTCTGGAATCATTGCTCCACACATGAACTCAGGTAGCAAAGGTGAAACCAGTTCTGCATCATCTTCAGGTGCATCAGCAAACCGTTTAGCATCAAGCACATCAAGATCTAGAACCTCTGCATCAAGAGGGCAGTCTTTCATTACACCGTCAAAATGGGGACAGTTCCTTGCTGACCACGGTTTTGCTGTGTCCAGGAGCGACAAAGGTGAGTGGTCCTGGGCGACTGTTCCGTGGTGGGGTAAGACGAGCAAGGATCCTGCTGAGAGAGCAAGGTACTTGAAGGCTGAGAATCAGGTCAAGGTCAGACAGAGAAAAGACAGCATGGCGATTGGAAGGGCTCTTAAGTCTCCTGGTGCTCCATTCATCAGAAGGAGTCCGAAAGACATTGCTGGCTGGCCTGAGCAGCAGGTGATACCGTTTCCTATCAGTATGACTCCTGAGCAGGGAAAGATCTATGAGACTGTCTGGTCCAGGTTCAGGAAGTTCCTCAACCTGGCTCCGTCAAGTCGTGACCCTAAGACTGCTCTGGTTGAACGTCTCAGGTACAAGCAGAAGTCTACTCTGCTCAAAGTGGATGAGATGGTCTCGTTTGTTGCTGAGCAGGCGACTTACGGTAGTCAGGTGTTTATTGCTTGTGAGTTCATGGAGACAATAGATCGCTATAAGGAGATGCTTGAAGCACAGAGGATCAGTGTCACTGAGATCAGCGGTCGTGTCACTGGAGCAGATCGTGAGGAGTCAAGACTGAGGTTCCAGAAGGGTGAGGCCAAGGTGGTTCTGTGTACTGTTCCTGAAGGTATCTCTCTGCACGCTGGGGAGACTCTTCCTGACGGGACTAAAGCGACAAGTGCTCCAAGAATCACTATCCTGCACGACATCAGAGACAACAACGTCACCAACGATCAGATTCTTGGGCGTGCACACAGGGACGGGCAGAACTCCATCACATATGTCCCTTACCTTGAGGACACAGTTGACATGAAGGTGATTGACTCATACGTCAACAAGAAGGCCAACATGAACCAGATGACTGGCGATGATGACGCTGAGGCGTATGAGAGAATCTTCAGGCGGGCTGCTCTGTCGTCAGGGAAGTAGGAGCAGGACAAGAACAGTTCAGTCCGCAAGAGAAATACAAGTAAGATCCAGGTGCAGAGATGTGAAAAATAATCTCTACACCTGGGTTCTTTTCTGTGTATTTCTTGTTATTGCAAGCACTTTAAGTGCCTGCAAGCACCATATAAAACACCTTTACGAAGATGTGACCCAGATCACTGAGATTCTGACTTGACACTGGTTTCAGGATGGTGCTAGAGTTGAGTCATCACGAGGTCAGAGAAACGACCGATGTGGTTGAAGGTCAAGGAACTAGACCCTGATGACTTGAAGGTCTCCTGCTGGTGAAACAGCGGAGAAGCCAGAGTCATAATAGAGGATAAGGAACTGAGACCGAGACCACAAAGGATGGACTTGACAAGGTCCAGACATCTCTGATATTGTGGAACCACAAGCCGACAAACAAGCAACCAAGTGAGGAGGTCGGGAAGATGAATACGAACATTAAGAACATGTTCAAACAACTGAATATTCACGGTACCGATCTCTGGTGCTTTGAGCGACAGCGACCATATATAGAGTCGCAAGTGCTCATCGGGTACAGGCCCGGTCGGCGATCTAAGTCCTCGTTCTGAGGCAAAGGATCCAAACCAGGTCAGACTCCCGGAAAGCACCGGTCGAGAACAAGTGAAAATGATTGTGACACAGTTCACATCAAGAACCACTTGACAGAAACGACCTGAGAGATTTAGGATTGAGACATCAAGACGCGACCAAAACAGTCAAGTCCAGGATACTCAAGAAGTCAAAGTGTTCACTAAGGACCCACCGCGCTGGTGGCGAGGTTGAGCAAAGACTGGTAGAGTAGACGACGGGCGAGTCTGGTAAGGTCAAGAATCTTGAAACACAATCCTTCTGTGTGACTAGAAGTTCAGGATCCTTATCCCAAAGGTAAGTGAACCAGCGGTCATAACAGAACCAAACTGAATAAGAGGACCACCCCGATCACAGGGTGGAGGAAGACTCAACAGGCGCACCCCGTATTGACAAAGGTGCGGGAACGAAACGCCTGGGATTGCCCCAATCAGGAGGGCTCGTAGATAGGAAAATCCTGTGTCTGGAACGTCGCCAGTCCGTGTGAGAGTCACGCCAAAGGCTTTCACGCAATGTGCAAGGGCTGGCAGGAACTCTGAGGCATTGTCGTGATGACAAGGTTGAGGAACCAGTTTTCGGGCGCCCCTCATGGGGAATACAAGATCTTATTCTGGAAGGATAGGGTACTACTGACTGTAAGCACGTCATCGCAGGACCAGCGGCAGCAAGACCCCATGACCCATCCAGAATCACACAGGGACACTGGTTGCGAATGAGGCACCCTGTGAAAGCACACATTGCCGAGTAGTTTATACAAGGTTAAAACACCAGAATGACAAAGTTATTCTGGTAAACGGGTTCAAGTCCCGTATCGGCAACGATGATGAGCACTGAGACGGAGCGTAGTTCAACGAGAACATCTTGCAGACCACAAGAAGACTCAGGTACAGTAATCCTGACGCCCTACCTCAGGTCAGGTAGTCGAAACTGGCTCAGTGGCTCACCATTCTTCACAAAAAGAACCACAACACAACAAAAAAGAGAGTGGTTGTGGTATTCGGGATATGGCGCAGTTTGGTAGCGCGCATGTTTCGGGAACATGAGGTCGCAGGTTCAAATCCTGTTATCCCGACGACAAGAGTACTAAAAGCGTAATACTGACAATTCGCACAATAGATTGTCAATAATGCGTTTTTAAAACTCTTAGCATTGTCACGGTAAAGCGTAATTGGTAGCGCGCTGGTCTGTAAAACCAGTCTGAAAGGTCTGTGGGTTCAAGTCCCACCCGTGGCACCATTCTCCTGTAGTTCAATGGCAGAACAGTTGGCTGTTAACCAATTAATTCAGGTTCGAGTCCTGACGGGAGAGCCAAACACAAAACACAAGTTGTATACAAAAAGTCTCATCAATAAATGAGATAAAAATATGTACAACTATTCATGCTCCTGTGGTGGAATGGTATACACACCAGGTTGTGGCCCTGGGTCCTTTGAGGACAATGCGAGTTCGAGCCTCGTCATACACCCTGATACTGGATGACAAGCCTCCCCCAAAGGGGGCGAAATCATCTAGCAGTCAAAAAGTCTTGAGTTGAAGAGACGCGAGTGAAAATCTCGTCAATCCCACATACGGGGTTGTAGTTTGCGAATGCGGAAAGTGCATGTGCAATAGGGATGTGGACCGCAAGTCCAGGAGAGCAAGAAATTGCAGCACTACTCTCCTCAGTTCCCCGCAAGGGAGCCATCTTTATGTAGTATCCGACGTCACTAAAATACTTCAACACAAGTAACTCAATTGGCGTGTGGCGCAGTTGGTTAGCGCGGCACTCTGATAAAGTGCAGGTCGTGAGTTCAAATCTCACCACGCCAACTACAAGATGGAGAAAATGGCAAAATTGGTTATCCAGCCGCCTCGAAAGTGGTGTCCGTAACAGGGCTGGGGGTTCGATTCCCTCTTTCTCCGCTGTGTCATATACACAACTATTAATACCCATGTAGTTCAACGGATTTAGAACATCTGATTACGGCTCAGAAGGCTAGGGGTTCGATTCCCCTCATGGGTTCTATATTTTTGATCCATTCCTTTAAGTCCTTGCTTTTGTGTGGTATCTCATATTTTTTACACCACTTCCTAACAGCATTATCAGATACAGAATAGTGTTTTCCAATACGTAAAAACACGGCTTTTTCTCGTATTATAACTTGAATTAAATCATGTCGTGATGGCATCACAATCAGTGTTCCATCTTCTCTGTATTGTGGTGAGGGCAGACGTTTTTGTCGCTTATTTTTTGATGATTCATTTTTAGTAAATTTGAGATTGTAGATTCTACAACACTGTTCCTTTTCACAAACTTCCCTTTTTCCTGAAAGTTCTCCGCAAATAACACATCTTCTTATAACTACATTTCTTTTATTTCTTCCAGTAAAAGTCTCTGTTTGAGAATGACAATTAGGACAAAGAAATCGCAAGTTCTCAATTCTGTTATCATCTCTAACACCATTAATGTGATCTAAAGTTAGATTGATTTTCTTTCCGTTCCAGATGTCTTCTAAACCACACTCACTACATTGGTATTGTATACCCATCCAAACCATCCTGCGCTTTATCTCAGTTCTGTCTGAATATTTACTATCTTTAACAAATACTTCTGAGTCAGGGATCCTAGACTTTCTTCCTCTTGGCACATATCTTTTAGCATCTCTTCTTTTGTACATCTCAGTAAGATCTATGTCATGCACTTGACACCACTTTTTAAAAGAATCTGACGCTCTTCCAGGGTTGTATCCTAGTTTTCTAAGGCATTCAACAATGCTACTTGAAGAGTCCACAACCTCCTGCAGGAGTTCCTTGTTGTCCATTGGACTTCGGTTCCTGTTACATTTTCTTGACATGATAATCTTTCTCTGAAATCTGTGTTGCTTCTATTATACCAATATGCCGCCATAGTGTAACGAATAACACGTGCTCGTCCGAAGGGCATATTCCGGGTTTGACTCCCGGTGGTGGCACGACTGAGAACATCTTGACACATGTTGTGTGAGTGTTTTCTCATTTGGTGGGTTGGCCGAGCGGTTAGGCGAGCGCCTGCAGAGCGCTTTTACACCAGTTCAAATCTGGTACCCACTTCTGCGGAGTAGAGGAGTTCGGAGTCCTCGCTGGGCTCATATCCCAGAGAATCTACAGCAAGTGTTGTAGTGTCGCGGGTTCAAATCCCGCCTCCGCCACTAGTCAATTCCTTGTGAGAGGTGTTGACTTGGCAACCTTAATCCTACTATAAGGGTTGCCAAACAATCAGTGAAACAGACAAGTGGACCGCAGTGCTTCTAGGGCGTCTTGAGACATGTTCTCTAGATACAGGTGAATTGTAGTTACTTGTCGTCATTCCTAATTGTGTAAGACCCTAGCGCTCTTTTAAAATCCTTTACTTATTGATTTTAAAGTATGTATGAGCAGCCACTTGTACGGCTTTTGTATGAGCACAAAAGCCTATACTGACGTAGGATACATGTGACAGGTGGACAATGGTCATGTAACTCAGTTGGTAGAGTACCTGAATGACTCTCAGGTGGCCGCAGGTTCGAGTCCTGCCATGACCACGGAAGGTAAGCGAATGGTTAGCGGCCGCTTTGGAACAGCGGTGCTCTGATAAAGGGTTGCGGGTTCGAGCCCCGTGCCTTCCGCCATTGGCACACATAAAAACAGCATGAGTAAGAGTAGTGCTTTCAGTACGCTTTGCTCTTGTCTGTCCTACATGTGACCACAAGCACACTGAACATGAGTTGACATGCTCTTGCGCGGGGTGCTAGGATTGAGTCATCAAGCAAGGGAGTTGACAACCCAGTCATCTTCTGGTAGACTTTCTTGCACATGTTGTTTGAGAACTAGATAGTGGTTTGCCAAGAATGCTGACTTAGCTCAGTTGGAAGAGCATCCGGTTGAAGCCCGGAGCGCAGAGGTTCGATCCCTCTAGTCAGCACTAACAGGCATGGCTGATAAGTTCGGGCGACCGGATGAAAGACTGCTCAGAGGTTAGGGGCAGTCGCCTTGGATCCCCATGAGGGAATGAGGTACCCCATGCAATGCGAACGGTCCAACGCATGTGTCATCAGCGTGGCGCATGGACCCCTAAGCGCAGTCGCAGGTCCAATGGTAAATACCGAGGACACGGTACGGCTCAGTACCTCAATGCGACGAAGGCGACAAGGTTGACTGTTTGCAAGGCGATGCTGGTACTCCTTGTGGGTATCAACGAAGTCCGAGACCCTGCTAGGTCAAGGGCGACAGCCATCGAACACACGAACGGGTAGGACGGCCCAGGAGTGTGCAGGAATGACACGGGTAGCACCAAGTCTAGGGAGTGTGAGGATTTTTGTGGGCCAAAAGCCTATGAACCTCTAGGGAAGCACATTCTCATAACCTTTACATGTTTTTGCAAAAGACTTCCCTGATTACTGGATGAAAATGTCCTAAACCTGACGGCCGTATGGTCAAGTCAGGCCGGGTTGAGATCGCAAGTCTCATCCTGGTTGGGTAGTTGGAGGTGCAGCCCAGCAGGTAGCTCCTGTTGAGTGAAACATCCCACCCGAGTAGTCCACAGTAATCTACAGAGTGATTCACTTAAAGAATCGGGCATGACGTTCTATCATGGTACGCCTGGAAACAGGGTGCTGTGTGGACAAGCAGGCAACGCGGTAAACGCGGTAATCCTGACGAAAGGAACGTTGGATAAAGATGTAGTCTCAGTCTTTTCAAAACAACTATTGGCCCTATGGTCCAGCCAGGTTAGGACGCCTCCCTGTCACGGAGGAGAGCGCCGGTTCGAATCCGGTTAGGGTCGCCTTACTAAAACAATTGGCCTATAACTCAATTGGCAGAGTGACTTGCTGTTAACAAGTTGGTTGAAAGTTCGAGTCTTTCTAGGCCAGCGCAAATGATCACCCGGTTTGAGAGACCGTACTAGCCAAGCACAGTCGAATAGGTTGGTGATCGCCTGACTCGTGTGCTGCGTGTCCTGAGTGTGCTCTCAACATGCTCGCAGTTACTTACAGTCTGGTCCTGAGGATACGACCAGGTTTCTTGGAGGGTTCGCATAGCCAGGTTTATTGCGCTCCCCTGCTAAGGGAGTAGGGCCTAAAAACCCTCATGGGTTCAAATCCCATACCCTCCGCCATCACACATGCAGCAAACATGTGTGAAATGCCCTGTTGGTCTAGTCTGGTTAGGACGCCTCCCTCTCAAGGAGGAGAACACCGGTTCAAATCCGGTACAGGGTACGAGACGCAGATGAGGACTCCATCAACGGTGCTTAACTAGCCGGGGGTCTGCGCGGGTGCCCTCTGTCATCAAAATCGCCTTTCTGTGAGGTCAGGGAGTAGTTACCCTGGGGCAGAAGGAAGGAATGGTGACATGGTTTCATATCCTGTCCTCCACGTTCGCAGCAGATTCTTTCAAGGGTACCTAATTTGGGAGAATTGAGTCCTCCGGGATGTGTGACTGGGACGTGAGACCTCATGAATGTTCTAGACAGGAGGTCGTCTGGTGCTAAAGAAGATAGATGCAAAATAGGTGCACTATGTTGGTGCAAGTCCAGCCACCAGATCTATTTCAAAACCTACCCGATAGAAACCCTGGCGGCTTTGTGTACAGTGCCGCGCTACCCAGGGCGTGCTTTTTCAGAGAAGAGTTCTGTACCACCTTTGTTCATAAAAGAATAAAGGGTCGGCAAGACATTTTCTGAAAATGCTAGGGCAGGCTTGGAAACTGTACACATTAATGCCCCTATAGCTCAGTTGGTAGAGCAGTGGACTTTTAATCCAACGGTCGTTTGTTCAATTCAAACTGGGGGCACCAATTCAAATCTTTCGTTATAATGTTAATTATGAACGAAGATTTGAAAGTATGCGGCATTTACGGTATTTTTGACACACTTACAGAAGAATGCCTCTATGTAGGTCAGTCAAAGAATATTTATGAGCGTCGCAGATCTCATTTTAAGCGTCTTCGTGGAGAAAGACATCTCAAATCATTTACAGAATGGTTTATCAGCATTAAGAAAGATGAGTCTCGATTAGATCTCAGAGTTCTTTGTAGATGTCTTGATAATGATGACATCAAGAACAAACTTGAGATCTTCTGGTTCAATGAACTTCACCCAAGATTCTATGGTGCTGTCCCATCTGAAAACAATAAGTGGTCACACTCTGAAGAAACCAGAAAGAAGATTGGTCGGGGAGTTGTTTGGAATTTTGATAAATCTGGTAAAAGCAGAAAACCCAAAAGACCAAAACCCAAAAAGCTGAAGCCGAAGCGACTCAAAAGACTATCTTCAGAAAGAAAGACTCGTAAGTGCGTCAAGGGGTCTCGATTTCCAGGAAGAGCAAGTTGCAACGTCTATTTTTACACTTGTGAAATGTGTAATATAGAATTTGCTTCGAGTAAGAAGAAAGCGTGTGAGCATATCTTCTGTTCAAAGTCATGCTCTCACGCTTACAGCAAGTCCCTCAAAATGGATACTCTTGACTACAAAAAGGTCAAAGACCTGTATGAGTCTGGTGCCACTCAGGTGAAGATCGCGAAGACGTTTGGTGTGTCGAACGCCACTGTATCGAAGTTCATGAGAGACAATGGTATCTCCACTGGATACAAGCGCCATGATCCTGGGTTGAAGAGGAAGTCCAGGAGGGCAAGCAATGCGGATGTAGTGTAGTGGTAGCACACGACCCTTCCAAGGTCTTAGGGCGAGTTCGAGCCTCGTCATCCGCTCCAGTCACTTTTTGGCAGTCAGGAATACATGTGACCTAACTCATGTTTCCTGAGGTTGACTCATTCTTTCCTGGTGTGTTATGATTGAGCCATCAAGCCAGGCATGGGCGTTCCTCATAAGTCCTGGCGGCCATTGAGTCCAGTAATGGAAACAGTGGTTCGGGAAGATTGTCAACTACATAGTGACTACTAAATCCGCCTAGAGCATGTCCAGGTTATGCACTCGGCTCTTACCCGAGGGAACAAAGTTCGATTCTTTGTGGGCGGACTATTACCAACTTAGACAAGGATGTGAACACGTTATGGATGTAGTGTTTGTATCTGCCTGCCAGGGTTCGACTCCCTGGGCGCTTAATCATCCTGCGAATCGGTTGAGGGCTGTTCAAAGTTTGGTAAGGTTGCAGAATGATAGCGCTGGTACCAAGTGCTTCCATTACGAGTTTACTTTTACCTGTTCTTGATGTCTAGATAGAGACAGGTAAAAGCCTCAGGGTGTTGGCTCCACCCCGACGCTAGGGGTTTGAGGTTGTCATGATTCTGCAACATTTTCGGAATGTAGCTCAGGTGGTAGAGCGCTCGCTTTGGGAGCGAGAGGTTTCGCGGGTTCGAGCCCCGCCATTCCGACTGGGTTAACCGGAAGAAACTCGTCCGCGGCATGGGTTTTCTTCCACATAGGAGTTGCTGTCAGCACTTGTGGACGCACAGTGTGCGGGTGACCGAATGAATATGGTGAGTGGCTGTGGTTTAATGGTAGAACACTTGGAGATCAAGAGGACAAGGTTCGATTCCTTGAAAAGCCAGCCCATTTTTCTTGGTAGTGTGTGCTAAGCGGCGAAGGCAGCAGGCTGTAAACCTGTTACATTGGAAACATCGGGGGTTCGAGTCCCTCCACTACCACCACTATGCAAGAAACTCGCGCAAAATTGGCTACCCGCGCGTGAACAGTGAGGGTTCGACTCCCTCATCGAGTGCTGCCGACTCGGGGTGGTCCCTAGTGCTTGCATGGTTTCCTCTTTGGGGGGTTGGTGTAATTGGTAACATACTCGGCCTGCAACCGGGAGCCACGAGATCATCCCTCGTACCCTCCACGATATTCTTCGTATTATTACAACAACAGAAAATGGTGTTTTGTAGTGATCGAAGACTTGCCATATGGATACATTTACGAAATAGTAAATACTGTAAATGGAAAAACCTATATTGGTCAACGAAAACTTTCATGTGATCGCAGATGGCGTGAGTATATGGGTAGCGGTGTTTTGATTAAAACCGCAATTCGTAAATATGGCAAGGATAAATTCGTTAAAAGATTTATATGCTATGGCTGGTCTCATGAAGATTTAAACATCTTAGAACAATCTCATATAATACAGGCAATGGATGATGGTAGAGCCCAGTACAACCTCTTTACTGGACTTGGTGCTGGAGGAGACACCTTTTCTCTCTTATCTCCACAGGAGAAGAAAGAGGCTATCCGCAATATGACCATTGCTCTAAACAGGCCAGATGTTAATGCAAAAATGAGGGCATCTCGTTCTGAATCACTTGTGAGAAAATACCAGCGTCTTTTTGAGGATAATGGAGATAAAATTCTTGACATGTATTCGAGATTTACTCCAATAAAGGTGATTGCTGAAACTTTTGGTATACCCCGTAAAAGAGTGAGAGATTATATTGAATCATGCGGGATCAAAATTGTTCACATGAACAAAAAAGGTGAAGCACCAAAAGAAATATTAGACAGAAGAAAAAAGACTTGGGCTAAAAAAGGTTGTCGCATCTCTCGGGTAACTCATGATGGTAAAAAGATCTCTATTACAGTAGAGAAGTCATGTGAGGTGTGTGGTAGTACTTTTGAAGGTTCTTACCATAAAAGATTCTGCTCTACTAAGTGTCGAGAAATTGGTGCACCAAGACATAGATTTGATATAGATAAAGATACATTAAAATCCTATTTAGTCAAAGGTATGGACTCAAAAGATATATGTCAAAAAATTGGATGTAAATGGAGAACATTAGCAAACATACTAAAAAGACATAATTTATCTCCTAGTGATCTGAGACCAAAAGATTCTAAACCGTTCTGGAATACAAATAACTAAAATTTTTGCTCGTTTAGCTCAGTCTGGCCAGAGCTGCCGGCCTACACCCGGTGTAATATAGCGGGGGTTCAAATCCCTCAACGAGCACTTTTGCCGATGTAGCCAAGTGGTAAGGCACCTCTCTCATAATGAGGTCATCGCTGGTTCAATTCCAGCCATCGGTACTCGTTCCCCCTTGGTGTAGTGGCAGCACAACTGACTTTGGATCAGTTAGCCCAGGTTCGAGCCCTGGCGGGGGATCTGAGATGAATCCAGTGAGACACAAGTAGTGTGAGAGGTGTTCTTATGTCTGAGAAAGACTTTAAACCTTGAATGAGATACTGGAAAACATGTCTCCACAGAAACGTAAAGAATTTGACGCAAATGTTCTCATACGTCGTCAGGTTCTTGAAGAGAAAATTCGTCAGTACAATGCACATCATCATGGTCAAGAGATTGATGAATCTGATAGTGTGTGAGTAAAACTTTTGCCCTTTGGTGTAATTGGCAACACGACTGATTCTGGTTCAGTTATTCTAGGTTCGAGTCCTGGAGGGGCAGCGATATGAGGTGGCTTTCAATTAGTGCTGGTGGGCCTAGTGCTCTCAGGTTCTTTTGGTTTGTGTTCCAGCCTGAGGGCGCGACATTTTGTTTGCACTATGTTGTCCATGTCACCTCATATTCTTCCAGTCGCCTGACACTGGAGTCTAGAAAGTCAGGCACCTGGCACAGAGATCGTCCCATTGGTAGGGCGACGAGCCGAATGTCATGAAGTCGGCACCTTTGCTCACAGGTTGTGTCAGTATACCGGGTCTTTGAGTAGTGGGTTGTGACCTGGTGCTGTGAGAAGTGGCAGAACATTTAGACATTCTGCTGCCAGTTTATTTTCTGGTGCTGCTCGCTCTTGAGTCTCCTTTCCTCGGGCGAGCGGCACTGGAATATGCAGGTGTAGTGTTCAATGGTTAGCACGCAACCTTGCCATGGTTGTAGAGCGAGTTCGAGTCTCGTCATCTGCTCAGAGTTCATGCAGAGATGTGTAGTGGTGTCAGATACTTCACATTTTAGGATATGTTTTACAACACTGGTCCACGTTTTTTCTCTTTGTGTGTCCTCTATCTTTTGTCGCACGCATTTTGCTGCTGTTTTTTGATGGATTAACTTGTTGCTGAGTTAACCCTTAATAAAAGCAGCACAATGCCGGATGATGCTAAAGGCTTAGCGGGTGATCTCCAAAGTCACTGTCACGGGGTTCGATTCCTCCATCCGGTGCTGGTGTTCAAAGGCCGATACTGTTGGGTGTATGTAGTTTGCCTGGTGTCGGAACCATGAATGCCTGTTAGCCTGAGTCCTTGGTTTAACTTATCGTTTATCATTCCTTTCTCTTGGACTCAGGTCTTTTGGGGATGTGGCGCAATTGGTAGCGTACCCGCTTGGCTTGCGGGAGGTTACGGGTTCAAGTCCCGTCGTCTCCACGATGGGTTCTGGCCTCACCCTTAGCGCCTTTCGTACAGGTGCTTGAAACAGGTGACGCTTTCTTAAAAGTGTTGCTTGTAGAGGCTGTGTGTTGGCGCTGGGATAGGTGGCTGAGTAGCGGGGGCTGAAACCCTTGCGAAGCGGGTAGCGCTCGCCGAGTGTGGCAGGCGTCCGATGAAGGCAGTACGACACTCTATTCTGGCGCTGACACGCTTTCTTAACACATGTGCTTTTTCACTATCTGGCTGAGTAGCACCACAGATTCCTTGGTTTTTCTCCAAGAGTTGTTCTGTGGCGTGAAGCGGGACGCCTCTCCTCGTAAGGGAGAGGGTGTGCAGGTAGTCCGACTGAAAGTGTTGCAAAGATGACTGTTTTTGTCTTCTTTGACTTATGGTGTGAGTGCATTGATCTTGGTGATGGTTGGAACACACTGACCTTGAACATGTTGGGTTGGTGGCGCAGATTCGACGTCTGCCATCAGGACTGATTTCAAACAGGTACAGATAGGAGATTTAAGATGACTGAGGCGGAGAAGAATGCAATCAGAGATGCGATTGGACTTGCTCTTAGTAAGATGTCAATGAGTGACATTCATCGAATGCTGCATGAGCAGAACATGGACGTTAAGAAGATTGTTCAGTCATACTCCGCAAGTTGAGCCAAATTATCCACAATGCTTTCTGATTGAGTCATATGTTAGATAGTATTTTAGATTTATGTGTTTAATGCTATCTTTGGTGGTGACTGGTTGTGTCCAAGGTTCATATTCGTCCTGACACACATGAGATTGAGCGCTGTCGTGCTGTGACTGGTCCGTGTAGTTTCGGGACCAGTTATGACTCCATGGACGAGGCCAAGCAGGCACGTCAGGAAATCCTCTTGAAGGAAGCGAAAGACATGTATGGTGAGAACTGTGTCACTCCATATAGTATGAGTCTTCCTGATGGTGTTGACGGTGTTCTGAAAGACCTCAGTAGTGTTGGTAATCCTCTGATTGTTGGTGGTGCTGTTCGTGACTCTTTTGACGGCTATCCGAGCAAGGATGTTGACATAGAAGTTCATGGTGCCAGTATGGATGACATTGTGTCTCATTTGCAAAGCAATGGCTACCAGGTGGATGAGGTTGGTCGTCAGTTCGGTGTTCTCAAAGTGTCTAAAGGTCAGTTGAGAGACCTTGACGTGTCTGTTCCCAGGAGAGAGAACAGGACTGGTGCTGGTCATCGTTCATTCAGTGTTGAGATGGATGAGGCAATGACTGTTGATGAGGCTGCCGCTCGAAGAGACTTCACGTTCAATACTGTCATGTATGACCATTCTTACGGTGTTCTGGTTGACCCGACAGGTGGGTACAGTGACTATCGGAACAAGACCATGAGAGCGGTCTCTGAGAAGTTCGCTGAGGATCCGTTACGAGTTCTTCGTGGGTTCCAGTTCGCTGCTCGTTTCGGAATGTCCTACGACAAGAGTACTGCTGACATGTGCCGCTCCATCAGAGGTGAGTACAACGATCTGTCTGTTGAGCGTGTTCGTGAGGAGTTCAATAAGTTCTACACCAAGGGTTCTGACTACTCTGCTGGTGTCAAGGCGTTACAGGACTCTGGCTGGGATGACATTGAGCCTGGCCTGAGAGAGTCGTTACAGAAGCAGACCACTGTTGACTCACTGAACAGGATGAAGGATGCAGGTGTCTCTGCTCAGAAGCGTTCAGTCATTGGGTCTGCTGTCATTCTTAAAGGAATGGACAACAGCAAGGACAGACAGAACTTTGCTGGTGTGTCAACAGTCAGTCAGGATGACGCCAGACGTGCTGTCACTCTTGCTGAACTGAGTAGTGATGATATGGACTCTGACTACTTCATCAGGAAGACCGCCATTGTTCTTGCTAAGAGGAAGACATCATTCAGAGATGTAAGGCTGCTGGCTAGGACCTGTGACGACAAAGACATGTTGAAGGCTGCTAACAGGGCTATCAGACTGGGCGTTGGAGACAAACCTACTGAGGACCTGGTTCGAGGTGACGACATCCTGAACATGACTGACAGGAAGCCTGGTAGGTGGTTCGGTCGGGTGCTTTCAGAGGTTCGTGAGGCGCAGTACAAGGATCAGGTGACGACAAGACAGCAAGCACTTGACCTTACTCGTGAACTTGTCAGCAAGCAGGAGCATGAGTAGATGATTCAAACAGAACAGGATCCACTCAGTTCAAGTATATGAGCATATTGCTGTATTTGCTGACAAGTTGATCTGTTTTCTTGGGTGTGACATATGCTACATCAACATCTGTTGACATCCTTCCATCTACCTTGTATAGTTGAGTTCGTCAAGAAGGTTCTTGTCGTTGCCTTCTTGTTCCTTTGTGTATTGTGTACTGACTCTGGTCTTTGCGAGCAATTCTAGAAGACCAGAGTCATGCGAGAGTGGTGTAGTTGGTAGCACACCTAATTCCCATTCAGG